GTAGCACAATAACTGCTCCTATCTTTGCTGGAAATCTATCTGGTATAGCTAATTCTGCTGTTGTTGCTTCTAATGCTTTGGGGCTTTCTGGAACACCCGACATCACCGTTGGCACCGTGACAGGAACCTTAGCAGGTATAGCGAATGCCGCTCTCTTTGCTTCCAATTCTGCTTATGCTTCCAATGCTACTTATTCCTCCAATTTGCTTGGAACACCAAACATCACCGTAGGTAACGTCACAGGAACCTTGCGCGGAATAGCAAACGCTGCTCTCTTTGCTTCCAATGCTGCTTACGCTTCCAATGCTACTTATTCCTCCAATTTGCTTGGAACACCAAACATCACCGTAGGTACAGTCACAGGAACCTTAGCAGGTATAGCAAACGCTGCTATCTTTGCTTCCAATGCTGCTTATGCCTCCAATGCTACTTATTCCTCCAATTTGCTTGGAACACCAAACATCATAGTAGGGACTGTAACAGGAACCTTAGCAGGTATAGCAAACGCTGCTCTCTTTGCTTCCAATGCTGCTTATGCTTCCAATGCTACTTATTCCTCCAATTTGCTTGGAACACCCAACATCATAGTAGGTACCGTCACAGGAACCTTAGCAGGTATAGCAAACGCTGCTCTCTTTGCTTCCAATGCTACTTATTCCTCCAATTTGCTTGGAACACCAAACATTAGTGTTGGAACAATTACAACAAACAATAACACCATCAATGCTGGATCGTCCACAATGACAGCAGCTACATTCATTGGAAACTTAGCAGGTGTAGCTAATTCAGCTACCATTGCTTCCAATGCTTTAGGACTTTCTGGAACACCAAATATTAGTGTTGGAAATATATCTGCTTCCGCGGCTACAATATCTGGTACGCTCCTTACGAGTAATCTAATAGTTTTGGGATCCAATACAATTGTAAATACATATACTATTTCCACGAGTAATGTATCGATATCAAACATCACTGGTACAGGACCGGCATTAAGTGTCAGTCAAAAGGGCGCGGGTCCAGGATATCCTGTTGCTGACTTCTACGATATAGAAGTGAGTACAACGATTCCAGTATTGCGTATAGCAGATGGTGGTAATATTGGTATTGGAACAACCACACCAAGTAAAAAATTAGATGTGACTGGTGATATTAACTTCACTGGAAGTCTATTTCAGAATGGAATATCCTATATATCAGATTCACAATGGATAACGAGTGGAACTAATATTTACTATAATTCTGGAAATATTGGTATTGGAACTTCTTTACCAAGGCAAAAACTTGATGTTCGAAATGGAAATGCTATTATAAGTGGCAATGTTGGTATTGGGATAACTAACCCTTCATATAAACTTCAAGTCCAAGGCGATAGTTTATTTAATGGATACCTGAGATCAGGAGATGTATATATTCTACAACGCAATGTATATACCGCTGGACCAACTACACTAACACTCCCAACTTGCGGATTTGCATATTGTCGCATGCAAATATGGGGAGGAGGCGGAGGAGGAGGCGGCGGTTGTATGCAAGGAACAATCACCCCTACAGCTGGAAACTCATTAAGTGGTGGAGCCGGAGGAGGAAGCGGTGCTTATGGCGAGCTATATATGCCTTATTATTGTTTCCTTGGTGCTACTGTTACTTTTGTTGTAGGAGCAGGTGGTGCTGCTGGTGCAAATATAAATAATATTAACACACAGATTACGGGTACTTCAAATTTTATAACCAATACAGCTGGTTCTGCTGGCGGGGCAAGTACAGTTACATTTACAAATGCTGCTAGTGGATCTTATACTTATACTGTAAATGGTGGAGGTGGAGGAACAAAAGGAGCTGTGGGTGCTGCTGCTGCCGCCGGAACAGCAGGTACAGTGAATACAGCTGCTGTTACGGATGTGTATACTACATATATCGGTTTTGCGGGAGGAGGAGGTGTAAATGGAGCAGCAGGAGGATCTGGAGTAGCAGGAGCAAAACCTTCTATGTCCCCAACTGGTGGAGGTGGCGGAGGAGGTGCTGTTGCTACTACAGGGGGAAGTTCTACTACTGGAGGAAATAGCGGAACATCTACAGCGCCATTAGGATTAGCAAGCATATCTGCTGTATTATCCGCATCAGGAGGTATAGCAAGTGGTGGAGCCGCAGGATATGATTATACATCTACCATGACAGGCGGTACAGGTGGAGGCGGCGGTTCAGGTGGTGTATATAACTATGTTAATCCCACGGGTAATGGTGGTGCTTATGATGGGGGATCTGGAGGTTTTCCAGGTGGTGGTGGAGGAGGTGGAGGCAGTGTTAAAGTAATTCAGGATACGGTTGCGAATGGTGGAACTATTGTCGCTGCTTCTTCTGCAAATGGTGGAGCTGGAGGAGATGGTGCTATTATCGTATCCTTCTATTAAAACTTTAACTTAATTTTATAATTATTTATTTTTAAATTTTTATTAATGGTATAAGAAAACACTTTCTTTAAATTATAAAGATACATGGAATTGGCCACGGACTATCAGGAAAGATGGGATCGTTTTAATAGTCATTTTACGGAAATACTTGAAAAATATCTGCCAATACAGAATAAGCTTCTTCATGGCATGAATGGTAATCTTGAAATTATGCCAAATATACTCATGTATGGTGTATTTGGATTCCCTTTGGATCTATTATGGAAAGAGGCACTTTTAAGACGATTTGGTATAAATAAATTTATGCCAGCATCTTGTATTTGGGGAAAAGATATTCAATATATGGAAACACCTTACTATATCCATATTGATCTTGAAAATCCATCTATGCCAAGAGATATTGAAGTTTTACAGGGTTTTCTCAAATCTGTCATTACCTCAAAAAATATTATTTCCGAAAGACATATTATTATACTTGAAAATATTGATTGTTTTGTAAATAAAAATACAAATATGAATGCTTTTCGGGTTCTTCTTGAACGATTCTCTAAAAATGTTTGGTTTATATGTACGACCTATCGTATTGGAAAAATGGAATCTCCATTAAAGTCGCGTTTTTATTGTATTCGGGTTCCATTATCTACCGAAGCAGAAATTCATTCAATTCTTAATTATATAGACGGGGACGATAAGAAAAATAAAGGAGAAGAGGAAAATAATAAAAAAAAGAAAATTAAAAAGAGGAAAAAGAAGGGGGTAAAAGAAGGTGGTGAAGATGGTGAAGGCGGAGAAGGCGGAGAAGATAGAGAAGAGAATAGGGTGATTCCGGAAGATAAAAGGGATACGGGATCAATACAAATCATGACACGAAATATTTTTTTAGCCTTTACAATGCCAAAATATACAGATGAAAAAATGTATTGGTTATCCTCCTTATCTTTTCCACCATTGTATGACTTTATCATGAATCGTGAATTGCCGAGTATTGAAAGTATCCGCACGATTATTTATAGAGCTTTCCAGTGTGGAATAACTATATCGGAACTTACAAAAGATATCATAGAAATATGTATGTATCGTGGAGATAAAGAAAATGATATACACCACATAACAGCTGAATTTTCTAAATATGAACATATGGCATCACAATCTAAAGGTACAAGAATATTATTGTATATGGAATATATGCTTCATTATATTATGATCATATTGCCGAGTAAAAAAGAAAAGTCCAAATTGAATAAGTGAGGACTATATATACAGATGGATTTTATTTCAAAAGGAGGTTATGCGGAAGTATTTTATGATAATGAGAATCGGGACATTTATAGGCGTCTTCCAAGAATAAATAATACTACGAAACAACTTGATATTTCAAGTTTTAATGATCTAATATTTACAAAATCTTTTGAATATACGAATTATACACCGATCATTTATAAAGAAAAAATATCCAAAAAACATATATCTTTTCATATGCCGTATTATGGCGAAACACTACACCACTGGGTGCGAAATAATAGTTTAGAAACACGGAATAAATACGCTGCCTATATATTATTACAGATAGTGACTGGTTGTATCTATCTTCATAAAAACGCCTTTTTTCATTCGGATATTAAACCTTCCAATATTATGATTGAAACTATTTATGAAGAATGTCCAGAAAAATTAGATACAAATGATACAACCGTTAACAACGAACATAAAGGTACTTATGTAGATCTCGCGGACGACGAGAACGATAATGATGAGGAAGACGACGAGGACGATCGTGAACATGAGAAAAAGATGAAGAATGTACAAAGACAAAGACAAATAAAAGATATTGTTGTAAGAATTATTGATTTCAATATTTCAAGCATAAAAGTATTATGGTCCGATGATATTAAAATGGGATGGTCTTACACGATTGGTACATGGAATTATTCGTCCCCTGAAATTATTTTATATGAAACACCTCATAATAATTCTATATCATGGAACATAGGTACAATCGCCGCTTTTATAATTGACGAATATCCGTTTATAGACCACATTAGTGAAGATATGGATCGTGTCCTTGTTAAACAAGATGTATGGATTAAAACGATGAATGATTTGTATTTGGAATTTCCTGATCATCCTCCTCTTTCACGAAAAGAGTTATATGGTACGAAATGGACGAAACTTATAGATTCGTGTACGGAATGGAATAATTTAGATAGGTGGTCTATAAGAGAAATACACGCTTACATTTACAGTGATCTTTTATGTGAGGAATATAAACTCTTTCCTACGATCGTATCGCCTTCTTGTATAAATACGATTTCGCCAATTGAATATAAAATAGAAATTGTAAAGATTAACTTGGAAAAACGAAAAGAGCTTATTAATATGTTGTACTATTTCTGTAAAAAAATGGAAAATATGAACATTTTTCCGACAGCAGTCGCTATATTTGATAGGTGTCTTTTACCTATGAATGAAAAATTTTTAGAAAACATAGATTATATTATAGCAGGATCCGTTATACTTAGTTGTTTTATAAATAATTATGAAATTTTGTTATCAGACCGAGATATGTCTTGTCTATTTTCAAGTTTTGATTGCTCGAATCATATGGATGTAATGCTATATATGTATTACATTGGGGAACTTCTAAATTGGAAATTATGGGAAAAACCGGCACACATTATCATCATTGAACAAGAAGAATATCTTAGATGTAATATTGAACTATTTGAATATATTCGCGATGCATTCATTTTACAACAAGGAAAATATACGCAAAATGATATAGCAATTCAAGTAATAGATCAAATAAAAGAGAATGAAACAAGAATAAATCAATTTGAACAATATATTGAATCTCTATGAAACATTCTAATCTATATGTCTGTTATATATCTACATTGTCAAACCATTTGTGTTTGTATACATAGGATATATTAGATCGTTTCAAAGGGTCTTTGTCAAGTAATTCTTCAATAAATTGTTTTCCAGTGTCAGACCATTCTTTCCAGATAGGATGTTCAAAGGTGAGAGGTGTTCCTATTACGAAAGATTTAATCCCTGCTATATCACGGTTTTCGTAGGTAGATGTTAGGAACGGATGCGATCCGCATGCCATATAATAAGCGACGATACCAAGTCCCCATACATCATATGCTGGTAAGAAAACTTTGTCAAACATCTCGGGTGAAAAGTAGGTAGGTGTTCCCATATAGCAATTTGATACACTATTAATAGGACGGGTACAACCAAAATCAATTATTTTTATATTGCCGATACGATCTATCATAATATTTTCAAGTTTTATATCACCATAAATAAGGCTCATCCTATTACAGTTATTTAGAACGCGCGCTATCTTGTATATGCTATTTTTCACTTCCTTTTCAGTAATAGGTCTCATTCGAGCATGAATATAGTCTTTTAAATTAAGACCATTAAACCATTCCATGACTATATAAATATCTTCTTCTTCATAAATTGTATCAATATGCTGAATAATATGGTCGCAACCCTGAAGCATATCTAATGTCATTGCCTCAATGCTCACGCCATTTTTATTCATAATACAAAATCGTCTTGGTATATGTTTAATAGCAACCGTTCTATTATTCCATATTCCACGATAAATAGAACTTTTTGTACAACAAAATACACGTTCGCTATTACTAAGTATTTTATTCATAATAGTATATATTCTATATTCTATATTCTATATTCTATATTCTATATACTATATACTATAAAATGGAAATATGGTTTTATATTCAATCTTTTTATAAAATTTGATTATTAATTATTATAATTATTAATAGTCAAATAACTAACAATGATCGTTCTATACTATGGTAGCAGATTTCCCTTTAAAAATCTGGCTTCTTGTGTTTGTAATTATCATTTTATAGACACGAATTGTACATATCCAATGAAATTTGAAAAATTAGACCATTTAAAGGAGATTATTGGAAATTTGGATCCGGATACAGATATATATAATATGTTGGCTACAAATATTCGTGTATCTGAGATGGACGCGGATACACGAATACAAAACCGTTTTGCCTACACTTCTGTGTTTATTGGATGGGAAGAGGCAAAAACATTAACAGATGTAACAGAAATGTTTAATCATAATGATAAAATAATAAAATGGTTATATAAAAAAGCGGGGGAAGACAAAATAACCACGGAAGCGGAAAAAATACTGACCTATTTACAGCAACAAATATGGTTATCTATTGAACCTGAATTGAAAACAAAACTCGTATCTACTGCTTCCTCCTTCCTAGAGAAATGGAGTATTCAAGCATCCATACAATATATGTCTCCTGATTACATATGGAAATCGGGTAATAATTCTGGTAAAACAACAATGGAAATATTAACAGAAAGATGGAAAATTCGTGTATCCACAGAATCACTTATGGTTTAAAGCAAAAAAACGACTAAAATACAATACAATAAAATGGATTCGATACTTATCGAATTTTATAAAATCAAGAATTGTGTATGGCAATTTATTGATAAATACCATATAGCAGATGATCGTAAAAATTATACCAAAGCGACGCATTTATTTCAAAAAATTTTACTTGAAACATCAACACAACTGGAAAATGTATATTATGAACATATTCTACGTCCTCAAATAAATGTTGTTCATACAGATATTCGTAATAAAACAGTTGATATGGCGTCGCTTATTATAATTATGTATATTACAAAAATATATCCTACCGAATCGTTTATGGCGTAATTTTTAGAATTTATTTTTAATCGTTGTTCTTTAAATAATTATTATTACGAAAAAGGTATAAGAAAATTATGTTATTGATTTATAATATGAGTTCAGACGATGAAAATAAAGAAAGAGATGAAAGGCATGAATATGAATACGAAAGTGATTATGAAGTAGAAGACGAAGACGAAGACGAAGACGAAGAGGAGCGTAATAGCGAGAATGATAATGAAGCGGAAGCAGAGAATGAAGAAGAAGAATTATTATTTATTGCCTTAAACAGAATTCGTGAACAGGAAGAGGAACAAGAAAATAATACACACGAGTATAATGATCCTGAAGAGGAATATGATCAAGAAAATACAAATGAAGAATTCGATCCCTATCAAACGGGAAGAAATAATACCATTCGTGTTAACTATACCGATTATAACAATATGTATGATTTATACAATATACATTCATCAAATGAACAATTATATAGAGATCGCGATATTTCTACAAACTCAAATATGTTATTGTGTCCTATTTGCGATGAAAGATATAACATAGAAAATATGACCAGTCATATTATATATAATCATTACGATTTATATATCTCTCTTAATATGATTGTCAATCCGTCTCTTACCATAAATGATATACATAATAATGTAAATAATATAAATAATATAACTCTCTCACGGTTTGCTGCAAATCTTATTATAAGAAATGAAACATTAACTACTGCTCAGCGTCTAATGTTTAGTAATGACGATGAATATACGCCGTCCTATGAAGATTTACTTAGTCTTTGTGAACAAATTGGATATCATAAATCTGGTATAAAAAATATGGATATGGATGTTCCTCATTTAGAAGAAGAAGATCGTAAAATTCTTGTAAAAGATGACGATACTTGTCGTATATGCCTTGAATGTTTAAACATTTCCGAAAAATTAAGAAAAACGAAAAAATGTAATCATATATTCTGTTCGCCTTGTATTGAAAAATGGCTTGAAGAAAATAAATCATGTCCACTTTGCAATACAGAACTTTCATCTGTAGATGAAGAAATTAGTAATGCTGTAATTACGAATACGAATACGAATACCTCAAATAGTTTAGATAGTCTGGATTAAATTAAAACAATTTAAATATTATCAATATCTAATTCTTCTTCTTTTTGTTCTTTTTTCTCATCACCAGAATCATCGCTGTTGTCATCTTCTTCATCGTCCTCGTCCTCGTCCTCGTCCTCGTGTTGGTATTCACTATTGGCACGCTTATCTGTTTCTTGGTCATTTTTATCACAGAAAATGATAATGTTGTCATCTGCTCCATCATTGCTATCAAAGTCGCTTTCGGTTAGGTTTTTGTATATCTTTTCTGGAATTTCATAATTTTTTGTAATATCAGCGACCTCTTCTCTCGTATATTTATACATGATATCATAATTATCATCAAAATCACGACCAGAAACCATAACAAGATCATTTTTGTCGATAATAGTTTTTCCTCGCGATTTGCGCATCTTTCCTCGAATTCGTGCCATCTTTAACGAACCATCTTCGCATAATATGCGAACACGGCCATTCCCAAGCATATCCTTCACAATGGCAAAATGAGTTCCAATCTCTGGATCGGGAAGTTCAAGATCCCTGTTCTTCTGAAGACGATTATATCGTTTCTTCTTGTTTTGAATACGGCTCTGATACATTTTTATATTTTACGATTTACCATTTACATTACATACTGTAATGATGTTAGCTTTATACCGAAATTATTTTATAGTTGTCTTAATTTTATATAATATAGTATATAGTATATAGTATATAGTATATAGATAAGATGGCTAAAAATAAAACAAAAACATTTTTATATAATCCAAATGATCCTAAAAAATCGTTTGATGTATATATTGATAAAAATCCAGAGGATACAATTCATATTAAATATAAAACGCTTGATGATGTAAAAAATACAATTAAGAATCTTGAAACTCTTTATAAAAATAAAAAATATACTCATAAACGTATTTGGCAAGTTGGAATGATAATGAAAGTAAGACTGGAAGTATTAAAGGATAAAAAACCACAAGAATATAAATTATCGGAAAGATATTTTAAATTTTTAGGAGATAGAACACAATTAAACAACGACGATAGATATAAATTTAATTTTAAAATATAAAATTATACATAAACCTTCTTTTTATCTACACCGACGCGTATATATTTTCCCCCACGCTTCCCTGTACATATTTCAATATATTATATAGCAACTGCTCTCACTGTTCTGATATGAATTTCCCGTTGTTGTTCCAATTCATCAGAGCATCGTTTTTTATAATTATCAGCTGGAGTATTTCTATTAAGATCAAGTTTTGATAATTCCTCATATTCGTATGCCATATTAACATGTTCTAAATTTAAATAGAACATCAGACGCCGATCAGCTTCTTCTATATCATATATAATTACCAATACGGGATTATTTAATTCAAAATAATTTTGTGTATCATAAATCATACTAGCATTTACAGGTAAGCTATTTGGCATACGAATGCTATTTAATACATGCCGAATAAGTTTATCATAAATCATATCTATTATGTTTTGAACTCTTTCTGATATTGCTCCTCCTCTAATTCCACTTTCTATTTTTGTATTTGCTATATTTTTAAAATATCCAATAATAGGTAATATTTCAGGTTCATCCTTATATTTATTAATATATAAATGATTTGTTTCTTTCCCTTGCTTGCTCAAGCATTTCGTATCCTTATTTAATGATTCATGTAAATCAATAATACATTTAATAGGATGCTCAATAATAAAATTACTAAGTTTTTTTGGATCTTCTGTATATGTTGTAGTGTGAGTATCTAACATATGTCTATTATTGAATTCAGTTAATCCAATTGTAAGATGATCACCTATTGAATTTTGTTTATACACATTTGACCATTTTCCAGATGGCGAAGTATTTACAAACCATTCTTTATTATCTATTTTTGTAATTTGGACATCTTCTACGATATATGGATCTGTTATAGTTTTATTATTTCGTGAATTTGTAAAATATACTATAAGTATATTTGTTGTAGGTAGCGTATCTATATATTTTTTTATATTTAAACTATATTGCTCAATAGACATTTATTTATCTCTTAAATATTTTGACTTAAATCATAATAATAGAATTTTTATACATAAACTTTCTTTTTATCATCAAATATTATACTCTATCTGTAATATAGAATTAGAATTCATAATTAGAATGTTATCCCCTTATGTATTTGTATCTATTTACATTGCCGTTGATATTCTCTATATCACACTGTCCCGCCCTGCTTATAATCGTGCTGTAAAAGCGATTAGTGGAAGTTCTATCCCTTCTGGAAAAAAAGGTGCCTTGCTTGCTGTCCTGCTGGCATATGTATCCATGATCCTTGGGTGGTTGTTCCTTGTGGTACCTACCATCAAATACATGATTTCTACAGGTGTTGCTAAATGGCAAGCCGGTCTTGTTGCCGGGTTTGTATATGCTCTCGTTGTTTATGGCGTCTTTAATGGAACATTGTATGCTATGTTCAATAATTGGGATGTAAAAATATTCACACGAGATATGGTTTGGGGTCTAAGTTGGACTACTTTAATTACAGTATTATTCGCAATTTCTCGTTAAATTTATATAGTTTTTGCGACTATTTACAAAAAATTGATTATAACAATAGAAACAGGATTACCTTAGTATATAAAGCAATTCGTATATCAGCATACAACAAGAAACAAGCAACAGGCAAAATGAATGTCAATCGTGAAGAAACTATTAAGAACTCGGTTCACCATATGGTGATGGCGTGTCTTTCTGGAGATACGGAATATCTTGAGGATGAGATCAATGCGTTGATGACGAAGTTCAATCCAATGGATACAACTGCTACGGCAGAGGAGACGGAGATGCTTAAAAGCGTTTCACTTGAAGCATCGTTGAACAATCGCGTGAATTGTCTGGATGTTCTCTATCGCATGAGCATCCCGATGGATGAGCTATGCCCTATCATCGCGGCGTGCCACGGCAAGAAGGATGTCGTCGTCTTCTGTGAGAAGATTTCTCTTGGAGACTGTTCTACCGCATGGAATAGGTACTTTGATTGGATGATGTGTCATTCTTCTCAATCAAAGGAGGATGACGAATGTGAGAATCTCGTGTTCGCATCTGACTGGATCACGAGCTATAAGTGCTATACAGCTAGCAACCAAGAACAGATGGGTGATGAGATTATGTGTTCCGCGAACTAAAATAAAAATAAAAAGAAAAAGAAAACAAAAAGAAAACAAAAATTATAAACTCATATAATTTTTGAGTTTTTACATATAACATTAAAAAACATAAAAATTGAACAATAACAACAGCAGAATAGTAATAAGCAATACACCTAAATAACGAACAAAATGATGTTATCATATAATGATCCTCTTACGAATATTAAGATGAGCCTTACTGGCGATCTGCAAGGATTTAAACAATACGAAAAGAACTGCTCTCATAAAGTAATAGAAATCACCTTTATGTCCGCGATTCATAATGGCAATCTTGATTGTATTAAATATATAATTGATAATCATCTTATCAACATTACAAATAAACCTTATTGCGATCTCGCTGTTAAAAAAGGAAATTACGAATGTCTAAGGTATTTACACGAAAATGGTTGTAAGTTCAATAAATATACAGGTCTTATAGCAATGATTCGTGAAGATAATAAATGTTTAAAGTATATTCTTCAAAACGGAGGTGATATTACTATGCCACCAGAATAGAATAATAACAAAAATAAAAAATTATAAATATAAAATTATAAAAAATATAAAAATTATAAAAAATAAAATAAATATTCAAAAAGTTGTATGATTAATATAGTTTTAAAGTTGTTATCAAAATTACAATTTTATTTTTTTATTTTTTTAATTTAAGTCGCAATACGAGCTGCTACACCCATGGTGAGCAATTCTTGAAGAAGCAACTTCATAGAATAGGGAATACGAATTTCCGTAATATCTGCGGAATTCTTACAGCTTGGACAATTATATAAATTTTTTGTTCTATTTACATTTGCCAGCAGACCACATTGCTTACATACGAAACACGAATAGTTGTCGCTGCAATCAAGAAGTCGCTCTTTGAGGAAACACGACGAGCCGTGTGAAACCATAGCATCTCTCTCCATCTCTCCAAACCTTAATCCACCATTTCGCGCTCTGCCTTCTGCTGGCTGACGCGTGAGCAATACCACAGGGCCGTTGGATCCTCTTGAGAACATCTTATCTGTCACCATGTGCTTGAGCCTCTGGTAGAAAGTAGGACCAATGAATATTTCTGTCTTGATCTGGTTTCCTGTGCGCCCATGATACATGATCTCGTTTCCATACCTTTCCATACCGAATTTTTCCAGCGTGGAAGCAATGTCTTCCACCGTACAATCCGTGAATGGTGTAGCGTCTCCAAATGTCCCGAGCAAGGAGCAAGATTTACCCATAATACATTCCATTAACTGGGCAATCGTCATACGACTTGGAATAGCATGAGGATTTAGAATAACATCTGGTACGATGCCATCTTTTGTGAATGGCATATCCTCTTGAGGATAAATCATACCAATTGTTCCTTTTTGTGCATGCCTGGATGCCAATTTGTCTCCAGTCATAGGCTTTCTGTATTTACGCAATCTCACCTTACAGAACTTGTATCCTTCTCCATTGGATCCAGTATAATTCATATCCACATAGCCCTCATCATTTGCTTTCACACCCATACTGGTATCGCGTGGATAGATTACGCCATGAACTTTATGAGGCATAATCTTTCCTACCAAGATGTCATTGATGTCAATGGCTGTATTTTTTGGTACAAATCCATCTTCCCCAAGCTTCTCGTAATTACACGGCTTCATATGCGAGGTGGTCATTGGATCGGGGGAAGTAAATATTTCTTCCTCGCCCGTACTATGGTTCTTATTGCACTGATCACGATACGACTTGTAATAGGTGCTTGTAAAGAGTCCTCGGTCAAGAGCTGACTGATTCACCATTACACTGTCCTCCATATTGAAACCGGTGTAAGTCATAATAGCAACAACAGCATTTACACCCGCGGGAATCGTATCACTGTTTGTATATTTGCTAAGACGCGTATGAACCAACGGACGCTGTGGATAATTGAGTACATGGGCCATGGTGTCAATACGGTGATTGAAATTGCTCATATATACACCCACCGCCTGTTTTCCCATAGCACTGTTGCTGACAGTAATACAATCACCTCCAATAAAGCTGTGATTATCACTTTCCACGGTGATATCCGAAATCATACGATTGCTTGAGCTTTTACAGGATAGCACTGGTACAAAGATTACATTTCCAACACCCTTTACAATGTCCATCCATCGTTCCAACGATATTACCTTATCATTGATTTTCATAAGTGTGATATATTTTTTGTAATTTACATATTCATCACGAATGGCGTAAGCTAACAATCGCACCGTATTGTATCGGCATCCAAACATGTGGAGAAGACTGTATTCCATATTTTCATTATGTAAGGATTCGGCAAATGCTATTACCGAGGGGATTGCTTCCATTACCCATTCGTCAAATGTATATACATCCGGATCTTGATCACGAGCACCGATATATCCCGCGAATAGTTCTTTTCGGGAGATGACGCTTGTATTACTAATCCATTCGTTGATCGTGTTTCCCATACAGACAAGTAAAGCATTCAATGCCGTATCATTGCCACCGTATTGAATGAATCCTAAGTATCGTGCATCATCATGATAAGAATCACTATCCATTGTATGTTGGAACTTCCCTTTTTGAATATACCACCCTAACATACGGCATAGAATAGGCATTTTTGGATTGTTTGTAGATAAAGGGAATAATCCCATCTCGGTTAGACGCTGTTGTGTTCCATTGTCCAGAGAATTCATTGGAATTACTACATCACGGGTGATAAGGTCATTCGTAATATGTGCTCCCCAAGAAGTTATATCGGGAATTCCTGCCTGTACGCCAACATACGCCGTATCTGCATTGACCATGAATTCACCCATTTCAAGCCATCCCCGGTTCGTCATGATCTTATGATCACGCGTAGCAAAGAGAGACCTCCCTGAACAGGTTACAAGAAGTCCCATTGTCTTCAAATTTGGACGACAGTACTGATGAACAACGCGTGTAATACTCGGCGCCATTGTTTGTGGATGGAAACAAACAACATGATCCCCGGGTGCCACATCTTTGATACGCTTCCAACCACCTTCTGCCATTAGAACCGGCGACTCTTCCCACAGACACTGATAACAATTACGAGGAGATTGGTTATGATCGGAGAAGGGGATATTGACCGCCAATACACCGTTCATAAGGCTGGGATGAATCTCGCAATGTGTATAGCACGGCGGCAATGTTGTGACTTCAATCCCGCGTTCCAGATCACGAGGCGTCATTGCTATCATTGCTTTATCTATCTCATCGGTATCCATAAACTCAATGAACCCTTCTATATCCTTACCAGCGTGAAGAGGAGCAACATACTCAATAAAGGATTTGAAACCATATTTTGTCTTCCATTCGTTTCCGCGTTCCGGGGGCAGACGCAATACACGCTTCGTATCCATTGAGATTGGTTCAGGAACAACCGCAGGAGTAGTCTCAACTGCCGTCGCTTTTTTACCGCGACCTTTCTTGACGGGAGCAGGGATAGGAGCTACTGGAGCCACGACCGACGGGTTAGATGCTTCTACTTCATCCACGATGTACAAGGGGCGACACAGTCTTCCTGCCTCGGTACTGATGACGATACAGCCGAGACGAATATCCCATACAATACCCGTAGTAGGAGCAATCACACCCTGACGCTTAAGAGACTTGATCTTGGCATAGAATACGTGCGGTTCAGGATGATATCCTACCAAATCCCCATTGACAGAAACATGAACCACGCTGTCCGATCCCATGTTCTTAATAAACTGACGAGCAGCACAATGATCAATTGCGTCAGTCATGATTTGGACACCGAGATCCATGATACATGCCCGGATATAGGTACTGCTCATACTGATGGTAATCTGGGTACTCATAGCCATATTCTTTACCAGACCTACCGCCGAACCTTCCGGGGTGTTGTGCACCGTTGACATATCGCCAAGAAGAAATCTCCCATTGCCCTCGAGTTGCCAACCTACAAATTCTTGAATGTCTTTTTGAACCAATTCAAAACGGCTTTGTAAATAACCAGGGCATTTTTTCTCAGAAACTGGGTTGTCAAATTTATTTAATTTTTTCCTTGGAAGAACGGTAGGAATTTCATACAAATATTGTCCGGTAATTGTTAATTCTTTATAGGGTCTTTTTCTTTTTTCATCATTCACCGTGTAAGTACATATGCCGTCATTCAAATGGCATGAGAACCCCAAACTTCTGGCCAGAAACTCTGTATCATAAATGATTTGATAATTTGCTTCTCCTTGGCATATACGGATTTCGTGTCCGTTTGCTCTTACATTTCCATCCGTATCAATGATTCCAGCGAGTAAAGCCAATCTTGTTTTACGATCATTTACCAAATAATCCAATGGAATATGTTTATTTTTAACCAAATTATATTTGGCCAATAATTTTTTTAAGGGTGCCGATTCCGTCTTATTACAAGCAATACCTGTTTGTGTATTGTTGATGGTAGAACTGATATAATATCCATACCTATGACTATGCTTTATAGTAGCATCATTATTCTTACCCCACTCCACCCACTGCTCTAATAATTCCTTGTCCGCTGTAACAAATCCATATCCACAGGATAATCCATCACCCAACCACATACCTAACATATATGGATCCAGAGCAACATCTTTGTGTTCCCAGTTAATTCCAGAAGATTTGAATGTATATAGGTTGTCTTGAACATATTTAGATAGAGATAGATATTTCTCAATCGTAATATCAATTACATTGTCATTGTCCATTTCCGATTCAAATATACGCAATTCATTCTCATTATCGAAATATTTATATTTATATTTTAATTCTTTTTTATCAAACCAAGTGAATCGCTTCTTTTCTCTGTGATTACTAACACCTTTATATCGCTTAACTTTCAAAGTTAGAATATGATTATCGGTGACGGTATAACACATGAAATTCTTTTTGGTTGGAATGATTTCGTACATCATTTTATTTCCCGAACAAGTGCTTTTCACCCGAACAGCATTACCTTTGTCATCAATTAAATAATCACCTACCATAATTTCGTTTGCTTTTTTAATCATACCATTCCACAATAATATAGGCGTCTCTGGATCAAAACACTCCGCCGGGCAAATCATGCCAAATTGACTGTTCTCCAGCTTACGAGGTTGTACCAGCTTGCCACTCTTCTCCATCGGCGTATTGATACGCCTCAGGTGAGAAAGGGTTGATAGGTACGACATACGGTTTAGTACCTGAGCTACACCCTGCCGTATGTTTTGGAAAGTACCAATGGTCTTCACACCCCAATTACCCGTAGAAAGAGCATACCTCAACCCAGTCTCCAGCAGAGTTGGTTTGAAGAACTTGTGTACATTGTTCGGCGTGATAAGATTCGTATGGGTGTCGCTGTTGGCACGCCATAGGTTCAGCTCACGAGTAACAAGATTACGCATTTCCTTCACCATCTTGCTGTAGCATTGACGGAACAGATTGCTCATCAATACACCCGTCGTGTCAATACGCTTGTGAAGATAGCTATCACGGTTGTCATAATCCTGATAACCAAGGAAGATGCGGAACAGCTTCCGCATCATATAACCGAGATAGAGAGCCTTGCGACGGAAAGAAGTACCTACATGAGGCAGGAAGTCATTGGAGATCATATTGTGAAGAATCTGCCGTGCTACTTCTGGTTTCTCCAAGTACTCACGAGGGGTTCCAGAAGTGCCAATCATCTTCAATAGGATCTGTTGAGCATCCTCTTGTGTATGAACATCACTGCCGTCTTCACAACAAGCCATGAGTTCCGTCATCATACGCTGATTTTTCGGGCTTTCAATATCAAATACGATGTAAGAGATAATATCACGATCTTTTTCAATTCCCAAAGCACGGAACATCGTGAAGACCGGAATCTCCGAGCGCAAGAAGGTAGTATTCATACGAACCAAATGTCCCAAATGATTCGGCTTGGCACTTAGATGGATGCTCGTTGTCTTCGGGGGTAAGAAGACACCATCCGGCATAGAACGGATCTCTGCCGATAGTCCATCTGAGTTGGTCGTGGGAGCAAATACAAGTGTCTTGTTCTCACTGATACGATCTTGACAGATGACTACCTTTTCGTTTCCGTTAATAACGAAATAACCACCCGGATCATATCGGCACTCGTGCTTACCATCTCCATCGGCCAGATTCGGCATCTGGGTGAGCACACATCCCTTTGAGCGCACCATCATAGGAATGCGACCAATACAAACCGAAGGCACCGTATTCTCGTTTCTCTCCGTAACTCCATCCTTATTAATCACATCTGTGACCGTGTGAATATCCACATATAGATTGGTTGCATATGTAAGATTATTCATACGAGCAAGATGAGGCGTCATAAGCATCTGTGACCCATCCTGTGTCTGGTACATCGGTTTTGTAATCGATGGTTGTAATATATTAATATTGATTTTATACATAAAGTCTCCAATTTCTTCATTGTAATTATGAAATATCTGGATGGAATTAAATCCCTGAATGATTTGAACTAATTTTTTATCAAGAAACTCGTTATAACTTTCAATTTGGTGTTTTACAAGAACATTAGCACTATCGCTCCCCCCACTATTGTTAAAGTAGTTATCAAGGATATCCCAAGTAGGGATATCATGGCTGGTGTGTTTTACGTCGGCAGATGACATGATTATTTATGTTCTACTTACACATTCACACTTTCAATTTTTAATGTGTTATTGTTTATATCATTTGCGTTTTCATTTCTATCATGAAAATGATAGTAATTTTTCACAAACAAATACAATAGTATAAAATATATAAGGGATTATATCCCATAGAGTATAATAAGAAACAGAGATTGAAAAGGAGAAAAGGTGAAAAGGTGAAAAGGTGAAAAAATAAATAAAATGTCGCAGTATTTCTCAGATGATACAGATGATGCAGATGATGTAAAATATAATAAAGATATTGCTGATGATATTGACAGTTGCTGTATTAATCAAATGAGAACCAATAAGAAAAGAAAGAATGATCATAAGGGGTCGCCAATTATTTGGCAATCTGAAAAAACAAAAATACCGGCACCTCCTCCAAGACCATTCAAAGATATGCCAGATGAAACATTTATTCTATCAAATGGTACGGAACTAATACGAAGATCAAAACTTTGTACCATTACAAACGATCATTATGAATACAAGGCGACAAAATTAGATGATTTTCTTGCCCTGGCTGATTATTATGATGATGAATTTGATCAAAAAAAGACGTCTAATATTAACCTTCCTATAATTTCTCGTATGGCACCTCATTTATACGAGTTGAATAATCTTATTGGAATGGAACAAGTAAAAGAACAAGTCATGTCATTTGTACTTTTCTTTATACAGTCGCTGGATGATGTAAATCATGAAATGCTTCATTCCGTAATCTATGGTAGTCCTGGCGTGGGAAAAACACGACTAATATATATATTGGCAAATATCTTTTCAACTTTGGGTATAACGGAAGAATCAAAAGTTATCTTTGTCAAAAGAGCGGATCTAATTGGTCAGTATCTTGGTCAAACTGCTGTAAAAACAAAAAAGGTTCTTGAAGAAGCCCGTGGGGGCGTACTGGTCATTGATGAAGCATATTCACTCGGTGACACGGAACAACGCGACAGTTTTTCACGAGAATGTATTGATACTTTGAATCAATATCTGTCGGAATGTCGCAGAGATCTTATATGTATCATAGCAGGATATAAAGACGATATGGAAGGGAGATTCTTTAAGACCAATGCCGGGCTCAAAAGGCGATTTGCTTTCAAATATATTATTCCAGATTACAATTCGCAACAATTGTGTGAAATATTTATACAAAATGTAAAACGATTTGGATGGAAAATAAAAGACGCGACTACGTTAAACACGTTTTTTGAAGAAAATCACGAATATTTCCAGAACAATGGAGGGGATATGGAAACCTTGTTTGGTAAAATTAAATTTGAACATGCTCGTCGTGTATTTAGTGGCAGTTATAATGAACGCAAAATCATTACGATGGAAGACATAGAAGCAGGAATGTTAAAATTTCTTGAAAACACAGGAGGAAATGATGATAAAAAAGATCCTATTCCTATGTTTATGTACACTTAAACATTAAACAGCCCTTTTCTTCTTAATAATTTTATTTTTATTTTAATTATTTACTCCACGGATGACAAAGATTATGAAAAAAGTAGAATATAATTCAGGGGGTCACGTACATCGGGATGCTGTAAAAAGAATTATGGGAGGTAATTGTTCACATGTGTGATTAAGTAATTATTACTTAATTAATTAAATTTTGATCTTGAATTCGGCTTTGTTTTTGATTTAGGCCTGGACAACGGGCTTTACCGAACTGGCGAAGTGCCCCTTGATGGCTCGCTGAAGAGTAAAGAAGGACAGGATCTCTCCGGGCTTGAGGACCAGGATCTTCTTCAGGTTGGCATCAGGGTTGATGATGCGACGGTTCGTGGGATCATACAGATTGTGCTCCTTGACATACAGGTTGATTGATCGTGTAACCTCGGTACGGCTCATCATGGATCCCTTGGAGACTCCAAGGAAAGCACACAGCTCATCGGAAATCTTAGTGGGCTTAGCGAAGCCGCTGGGAGTGGTACGAGCAGAGATCTTCTTGCGCTCCTGCTTGTCAACCACCTTCTTCATCTTGTCATAGGTCTTCTGGAGAACCTTCAGGTTGGACTGGATCTCCTTGAAGAGGGCAACGGCCGCGGCAAGTTTAGTAAATACGGCGTCGAGAGGGTTCTCGGCCTCGACGGGAGAATCAGCAACAGGGAGAACAGCCGAAACAGCAGCGGGTGCCGCCTCGACAGTCTTAGCAGAAGACTTAGTCTCAACAGTTTTGGCAGCGGGCTTGGTCTCGGCGGCTGGCTTGGGTGCCTTCTCTTTCACTTCCTTTGCGGGAGCAGAAGGAGTGGCGGGGGTAGACGCTGTAACGACAGGGGCTTGGTTCTTTTTAGCAACCATATTTGTATCTGGATACTCAAAAATATGGGATATCCTTTAAATCATTTTGTTTCTTTTTTAAAATTTTAGCTCGATGTACAGTGCGGTGCGTTTGGATTTTCTATTTTTTTACAGATATTAAGGAATTCAATTAATATAGTTGGATCTTGTTTTTCGATAGATTTCCATGAATCTTTTGTTGGCAAACAAACTTCTAACATCACATACAAACTGCCCTTATTTCTCAAGCCAATCTTATCAAATACAATCGGTTTTTTCAAATTCGCAAAGGCTGGAATATCAAGACAAATTTGACGATCTACCATTTTTCCAAGTTTTGGAAGAGTTTTAGAACAACCTGTAAGATATTCAGTAAGTGTAATTGGCATGGTCGTATAAAGGTCCCATCCGCCAAGAGACGTGTCCCAATAATAAACAGGGTGTTTCTTTGCTTCCATTTTTAGAATAACTATATGTTTTTGTTTATTGAATTGGTGTTCGTAAATCATTTCTGGAAAGCTATTAAAATCAATATCCACAAAGAATGAATCTTTTGGATAATCTTTTAAGAACAACCGAACACGACGCGTTGATCGCGTATGAACTTCTTCCAATGTAACCGATACATGAAAGATGTGAGGATCCGTCGGTATTTCTGTTTCGCTTTGTGATCTTTGCTCTCTTTGAGCGCTTTGATAGCTCTTTGCGCTGTCATAACTACTTGTATCTACATCGCTACTTATATCACTATCATTATCACTATCACTGTCACCGACACCTTCATTCGAATAAGTTGTTTTGGTTTGAGCTTGAGCTTGGCTCATACGCTCCATCGCGACTTTAGCTATATCCTTGAAAGTTTCTTTCATCACATTACCGAGAATCGTCATTAAGCTCTGGTCTCGTATCATGGATTCCACGCGTTCCCACATACCTTTCCATTTTTCATAGTCTTCATAGGCGTTAAACTCGCATCCGTTTTCTCGTGCCTTTGCTATGTCCATGGCGACCTGATAAGCGACCGTAACTTCCTTAAAACGGTCTTCGCGCTCTTTGCGTTGTTCCGGAGTAAGATCCGCGGTATGCTTATCAGGATGAAGTGTCATTGCCAATTTTCGGTATTGTAATTTTATGTCTTCGGCAGTGGCTGTCCGCGCGATCCCAAGGATCGTCCATGGATCTTTTCTATCTGTCATTCTGTAATTTCATACTATGAATATACTACTATGATATTGCTATAAATGATAATAATGATAATAATGATTTAAAAATTAGTTTAAAATAGCTTGTAATGTTACTTCAACGATTAAGCACTTATGTTACGGAACCAATGTATCGAAATGATTGCTATGTAAATGACGAATATACGGTTTTAAATTATGGTCTTTCTGAAAGTCAAAAAAGAATTCTGGATGTATTGTCCTTAGGAAGTTCGCGAACGATTCAGGTATATACGGAATACTTTCCTTGGCAGGAATTTGAAGAACTTCTTGGAGAACATCTTAATTATGCTATAAGAGCATCTGTCAAAAAAACAAATCTTGCTGCTGCACGTGGAGAAATATGTCCTATAACCATCTTTGAAATGTATGTACAAAAATATAGAGCGTTTTCGTTTGCCTAATATATAAACTTTATGTTATTAAGGGAGACAAATCATTTAATTCATCAATAAATAATTTTGCTTTACTAATAATATTTTCCTCTGTATCATACCAATATTCTATAGTTTTACTGTGTATACTACTACGTGATTGTCCATATATATTGGCGAACATTCCCTTGTCCACAAGCTCATCTAATTTCGCCATAATCACAGAAGATGTTATATCTACACTACGGGCAAAAGCATCTGTCTCATGTGGCGGTATATCTCCACGATCCGCCTCATTTACGTATATATTCATGGGAATAAATCCTCCGGTTTCATAATAATATGTTTTGCTTATTGTTCCAATGCTTCGTATATATTTAATTTGATAAAAGGGTCTTCTAGAATAATTTTTATCATTTTCATACGAAACAGTGTAATTTGGAGTATTACCCGTCCCCTTCTTATAAACATAAACTTGTTTTATATCTAATTTGATATTTGGTATTTTATTTGATTTCTGTTTTGTAATTGGATTTATTACATTTATATCGATATATTTCATTTTAGGCATTATCATTTCTTCAATCTCAGTTTCCGTGATTTTACTCTTCGTCGCAGGATCTCTTGGAGGCTTATTATTAGAAATATCTACTTTAATAGATTTAAATATACTCTCTACATAATAACATGATTGTTTTCCTTCTTCATTTTTCGCTCCTACATGCACAACAAGCTCAAGCTTCTTCCGTTTCATCGTTTCAAATTCTTGCAAGGTTAGTATATCCATTGTATCACGACATACTTTTCCAAGTTCTGTAAGTATTTCTGCTCGTGTCCTTTTTGGAAGGACAGGTAAACCTACTGGAATTTCCAAACTTTTGCTACGCCAAGCAGCTTTTGACTTCTCTTCTATATCGCTACTTTCGGAACTTTCAATTTCTTTATGCATAACAATGCCTTCTTTTAGAGCTTCGATTTCAAATAAACAAGATTGTAAATTCTTACGAGTCCCCTCGTCTAAATATATCTTCCTTCTATTTTTTGTTTCGGTATCTAAGATGGACACTGATTTATCTATCAAATCTGTTACGATTATTTGAAGATTTTCTAATATTTTAATTTTTCCTTGTTCATTATAATTAATATCTTGAAATCCAGTAATAAATTCAACAATATTATTTATGATCGATATAATTGAACTATTATCATAACTTACATAAAAATTCTTTGTATTTTTTACATCATATGTGTGAACTTCATACATAATTTTTTGAAAATATTCTTTATATTTTTCGGTTGTATCTTCCAAATTTGAATTGGCAGATGTATCTTTAATCACAATTGCAATCACCATCACTTGCATAAGAAAATCATTCTCGCATTTTTTCAATAACAAAGGAATTAAAGGGTGTTCAAAATTGATATTTTGATAATTAAATGGATTTCCTACATTGTTAGTTTTTATTTTATTTATCGTTCCATCTGCGTTATATATAGCTTTGGATGAAGAATTATTTATTATATGTTTACACAATCTAGCACCATTTATATTGTTTGGAATCGTAGTATCAATAAATTGTTTTTCAAGATCTTCAAACAGCTCTTTGGGTAAGATCTTTTGACATTTATTATATAATTTGATATGTTTTGTACTTGGAATATCAATCTTTGAATCATTTTCGGGATCGTTTGTTTGATTCTGTATAAACGTTTTACACGTTGTTTCGTCCTTCGTTTTATGTTCTTGTTCTTTTTTTATTTTTTCTTCTATGAAACGGGTGTTATCATATTTTTCTGTCATTTCGTCCAGGAACTCTTTTTTGAATGGTTGTGGGTTTTTTTCCAGACCATCCAAGAAATCTTTCCCCATGACAATCATACAATTATCCACAATTGTATAGAAGGTATCTGTATATCTTGTTATTTTATTGTTTGTTTTTGGATTTATCTTTGGATTTTTTAAAAAATTTTCACACATTTTCAGTGTATATCCATTCGAAATAGATGGTCCCGTATGGGAAGGAGATGTTTGGCGTGATCGAGGAGGAGACGATGGGCCCGCTTTGTCTGAGGGGGAGGGAGGGGGTGGCATATCTGTAAATAAAGTACGACGAGCACCCATTGCCATACGAGGTTGATCTGTAAGTTCGCGAGTAGGATTTCTTATGGGAGCGTTTGGTGTTTGTATTTGATTGTTAGCAGGAGGAGTTGTCTCGCCTGTCTCTGGTGTACCTGGTGTATCTGGTGTATCTGGTGTATTTTCATCACTCTCTACACCTCCTCGTTTTATGCTTCGACCTAATTCGCTGAGAATAATTGCGGTTCGTTGTTTTCGCGCCTTCTTCTCCGTGAGAGGATGTTTACTAAAGCATCGTTCGGGTTCATCGCGCTTACATACTTTGTAACCCACTTTCCCCTTTTCTTTTGTTTTTTTTAGAATATAAGGCATTTGTCGTATCTATATTTATTTTATAAAATTATAAACATAGTCATAGTCAAAATAAAAATAAATTTTGTAAATTAGTAATTTGAATTTTTCATAAATTATCACTCTCAAGTCTCATAAAGGAGTACTGTTGAAATACGAGCCCCATATCTTTTTCAAGAGCATCTTGATTTTTGTATGGTTCATTGGCGGGATCTGGAAACATCTCTGAATTCCAAGCATACCATTCATACTGATAAGGATTTTGACGAGTCATAATAATATCTGTTTGTAAATGAACAATCATCATATCAATCACACCAAAATTTTCTTCGTGTGGATATTGTGTAATCATCTCATAGATTTTTCGAACACCATCCAGTGTAATAACATAGGCATTCAAGCAATATACAGGTACTTGAGATATATGCGTACTTGGATATAGATTTCCGCAATGATGTCCCATAAAGATCATATCTGTCGTTTTTGGGGTATAATCATAATATCGCGGGGCAAGACTTTCCCAATAGGTATGAAATAACATATCATCTTCAAAAATAGTACAATAGGGAATTTGATTATCCAGCATGTGTTTCCATAAATTTAGATGCGCGAGCATGACGGCGGCAGGATGCTGTCCAAATATCTTGCGATGGGATGGAAATGGATGTAATGCCCAGTTTTCTTCAAGTTCTTCTTGGATTTCACGATCTACGCCATGAAACATGGAAATGTTTGTAAAACCGGCGCGTCTTGCTCGTCGGGCACAAATATCATACCGATCTCGGTCCATGCTGATAATAAAAGTGGGCGCGGTTATCACATCTCCCCAATGTTCTGGTAGCATTTTCTTGTTTATCTTATTAATCTATGTTGTGAAATGCCTTATATTCTGTTTCTTTATTTCTTTATTTCTTTATTTCTTTTTCCATAGTTTTCTTTATTTTGGCAGAAAGTTTCTGTATTCCAATGTCCAGCTTTTCAAACTCTTTTGAAAGTTCTTGTTCTGTCTTGTTGCTCTCGGCAAGTTTGATGTATTTCTTGTAGAGTGATGCTAATTTCTTTTCGTATTCGTCAAGGGCGGTGGCATTTTTGTTTGGATTACCTCCAACTCCTGCCGTTATTCCTGTTTGGACTGAATATGGGAACACGAGAGGGTTTCGTACAGGTATGGATGATTCCGTGCGAAGACTCGTGAGATATGTGGGGCGATTGGATTTTGAAGCAGGACGAGGGGACGAGGCAGGTCGTTCAGAAAGAGCACGATAAGATGAGACAGACCTTTCTGAAACAGAACGACGAGATGAGGCAGGTCGTTCCGAAGCAGGGCGTTTTGGTATTATTAACGGGGATGAATCCGCTTGTTTTTCTTGTTTTTTCAAATATTTCTCTGCGTTTTTGCGAATCCATGTGGCGTATCGTTCCATCGTGAATGGTGATCCTTCGAAGGACACGTTGCTTAATTCAAGGAAACGCAGAACAGTATATTGGAGTGGTGTGCTGTATCCGTATTTCGTAATGTGTTTATTTTTAAGGTAATCGTTCATATGTTCTACGAGTTTTTGGTCTATCTTAAATTCCGTAGTTTTAGGTTGGTCCTTTTCAGTTTGTAGATTATTTATATAATCTATCAATTCACGCAGATAATCGCGTGGTCCTTCCAGAGATCTCTCGTAAATATATTCAATTGCAATATTCATAAACTTTTCATTTGAAATCTTTCCTCCTTTCATTTTCCTTTCACCACCACCTCCTTGTCCTTGTCCTTGTCCGTGTTTTTGTTTTTTAGATTGTGCTAATGTTGTAACCATATCAAGAACTGTAGAAATATCATATGTTGTAAATAATTCTCCATATTCACCATATACTCTATAGAATTTATTTCCTTCTTTATCTTTTGATTCTTCTACATGCGGCACTCCTTTTAGTGATTGTGTGGGCGATGCTGCTTTTCTTTTTGTTCCTTGTGCGGCGGGGGGTTCTCCCATTTCGTCATATTTAGGGGGCGGAGCTACGAGGGCGGCGGCTGGAGCGGGAGATGTCGTTACTGGTGCTGGTGGTTGTGGTTGTGGTGTTGGATTAAAGATATAATAATGAATTATATAGTTATCAGTTGCTATTGGTTTTTTTTGGAATACTGTTTTACAACCAATATGTATAGCATATAATGCAGCATTTGCATCGGTTGTTAAAAAGACACAATTCAATGCTTTGGCAGCTTGCGCTGTAATTCTATCACCTCCACATTTCAAGTCTGTTATTAATTTTATTTTATCCATATCGTCTAAGTCTTGTTGATTCATCCCACAGAATATATCATTTACAAATGAATTTGTAAAACAATTTATAATTTCTTTTAATTTTTGCTCTAGTTGCTGGTTTTCTTGGTGGTTTGATGTACAAGTATCTAATATAGATACAAATTTTGTAGTTCCTGTATCAGGTACTATTTTTTCTAAAAATTCTTTAATTATAAAATTTATATTACTAATAAATATATAGTTACTGTTATTGATATTCATATATAAAGATTTATTACTTACATCTAAGTTATCTATAAAACTTAGATCATTATTCACTTTACTTATGTTATACTTAGTTTCTGGTTGTTCTTCTATATTACTTAATTTATTATCGCCGATTTCAGCATTATCATCAAATATCTTTCCAATACATGATATAGTTCTTCCTCTTTGTTTTAGTATTTCTTCTTCTAATCCTTTTACTCCGACATTGCGAATTGATTTATAATTATTATTATTATTACTATCTCCAAAAATTTTTACAAGTATAGGGTCAACTGCTCCTTTAGCAGTAACCAAATTATTGCCAAAAAGATAACTATATATTGGACCACCCATCCACCCTTTTCCACTTTTATAATGTCCTGCAATTATTGTATAGTGTTTCAAAGAAGTGTTTATACTATTTATTTTATAATTATTTATAGTGCCTTCCACCGTAAAGTCTATCACAGCATGAGAATGAGCGTTATTTCCAGTTGTATTTTCATCCCAATAATAATTTTTAAAATTGTTAAACATACTTTCAGTGGTGTTTTTATAGGATGCTAATAATTTGATTGTACTTGATGAATATTCTCGAGGTATAAGTGGATTCATATCTGATTGAGTATCTATTATATATTCCCAATCAAGATGCTTAAAATCTTTCTTTTTATCCATAAATTTATGAAATTTTCTATAGTCTTTCATTTCTTGTGTAAGATTTTCATCTGGAAGAACAATCGCTCTAGATTCAAGTGGTATCTTTTTACATATTAATTTTTTTATTAGATTATTATATTTATTGATATCGCCTGCTTTGGCTGCGTTATGTATATCTTTTAAATTTCGTAATATATTTTGTCTTATTTCATCTTCTTCATGATTTAAATCATACTCATACATAAAATATGGAATTTTTTTTTCTGCTTTACAATTTGGATAATTTATACCAGGTATAGTATAAAATGATAATTTCTTTCTTGTTTTATCTGTGGCGGGTGTTTCTAGATCGTTAGGCTGTTGAATTTTATCACTTAAACCGACTACAAATAATGGTTTGCTAAATCGCATACCATTAATATCAATAGGAAAACAATTTGAAATGCCATTTTTGAAATGATCGTATGGGATGTAATATATATCATTTGGTCTTGCTTCTGTTGCTTTTGTTAAAGCAGTTTCTTCTTCTTCAGTTAATATTCCTGGACTGACGGAGGCGGCGGGGGCAGCCGTGAAGGAACTTGCGCCATCTCCGCGATCGGTGGCGGCTGCGGGCGGGGCGGCAGGTATTGCTATATTTTTATGATTATAATATTCATTAATAAGGTTTTTTCTGCCGGGCGTATTTTCTTCTGGTATTCCCAATGCTTCATTTTGAGTTCTTAATGTTGTATTTGTCTGTAAGGTGTGATATGTATAATAATCGTCCAATTTCAATTTATTATTACTTGCTGCTATAAAATTTGTTATAGCGGTAAAAATTGGATTTGGTTGCTCTCGCGGTTGTCGGGACATTCGTCCGTTTGATCTTCCCGACATTTTTATCTACTATAAACCGAATAAAAAGAAATCGCTGGAAACAATTCCAATCTTGGAATAATCAACAAAGGAAGAAAAGCCTAAATAAAAATGAAAGAATTTTTGAATTTTGTTTCTATCGTTTGTCTTATCCCAAAAATTGAAGCAGACTTAAAAAGAAAAGTATATCGTAATATACAAGTTTATAAGCAAGTTAAAGTACAAGTAAAAGCACAAGTCAACATGTCCATGAATGCCGTCATCGTTCCCACCCAGGTGGATACTTCCAAGCTGAAGTATTCCGAGCCCAAGCTTCTGGACAACCAGAGCAAGACCGTCTATGTCAATTATGACGGAGACAAGCTCACGATCCAGACGCCTCTGGTCAACATTCCCTACAACATCAATGATTTCAATCAAGAGAACGACAAGTACAAGAAGTTTGACATGAACCTCTCCTTTGGGGGCATGGACGGCAACCCGAAGCTCAAGCAGTTCTTTGACAAAATGGTGGAGATCGAAGAAAAAGTCAAGTCGGATGCTTTCAAGAACCGTCAGCTGTGGCTGCGCGATGATTATGATGGCATCAAGAAGGTCGTGGACAAGCTCTTCTTCCCCATCATCAAGTATGACAAGGACAAGGACACAGGCAAGGTGATGAACCGTTATCCTCCTACGATGAAGGTCAAGCTGCCGTATGACACTGCCTCCAAGGTATTCACCTTTGATGCCTCGGATATGGACAACAACGAGATTGTCTTTGCGGACTATATGAATCGTCTCAAGGGATCCAAGGCGCGTCTCATTATCCAGCTCACGGGTATTTGGATTGCCGGTGGTAAGTATGGCTGTACTTGGAAGATTGTCAAGGCCAAGTTCCAAGTACAATCTCGCAATACCTATACATTTGTGGCAGACAGCGACGACGAGGACAATGTGGAGGACAGCAAGAGTGAGCAAGACGAGGATCTAATCGCCGAGGCATTGTCAAATGCCAATGTGGTTGATAAGAAGAAGCCGGTTATTCTGCCCGACAGTGATGAAGAGAATGACTCCGAGATGGAGGAAGAAGAAGACGATACTCCTCCCCCTCCGCCTCCTCCTAAGAAAACGGTTAAGAAGGTACCTGCTAAAAAATAAAAAATAAAAATATAAAATTCAAAAATACTATCAAAAAATAATACAAAATTGGAGGATGTAAAATCTTCCAATTTTTCCCTTTAGCTTTTAGCTTTTAGCTTTTAGCTTTTAGCTTTTAGCTTTTATTCATCCTCATCTTCTTTCTCTTCTTTCTTTTCTTTTTTCTCATTTGCTTTGTCTTTCCTTACCAAGGATAAAACCGTCACAACAATGCTCAATACAACTACTAACAGATATAGAACGGTGCGTATCCAGCTCCATAGATTGCAGTTGCCTACAACGAGACAATTGATATCATAAGCAAAGAGTAGAGCAAGAGGAATACCAAGAAGTACCACGATAAGCAGAACTATACTACCCATCGTTCGGCCATACATGAAATATCCACCGATCACATCCAGGACAAGGAGTATCATTGCAAAAGCGAATACGAGTTTTGATTGAATTGTCTCAAACATTCTTAATCTATATGTATGATACAAAAAAATGAATGATACATAATGTATAAATAAATATATTATGAATAATAAGGAGAATAATAAATGGGATGTTGTCATTCATCCGGACATAAAAAAAATAAAATAAAGCCTAAACCTGAAAATGCGGATACATTTTCAGACGATATAAGTCATCATAGTATACACGGTCGATCTCCTATTGTTTCTTCTCGTCCTTATGAAGTTATTAGTCATGATATACTGGAAATATATCGACTAAGTAATAGAATATCATCTGGTAATACATTATCATCCAATTCTGTCAATAGCCATCACTATGTACATAGACCGAATTCTTATACAAAAAAGAGCGATAATATACATAAAGAACCCTCTCCTCCTCTGTATATAGCCCGAATTCTTATACAACAAAACAATAATGTGTAATTTTTATGCTTTTCTCGAAAGTAAAATATACATGACGGCTGCTACGGCGGCAGCATGAACAATCATTGCTTTTAGTCCTATTCCACATGGTTTTTCTACCATCTGTTGTACTTGATAGCCATTTGGATGTTGTACCATGGTTGGTACAATAGTTGATTTTCCAAAAAGAGGAACGGATGAAAAGATAGACCATACTTGATTTGATATTCTATAGGTGATAGGTAATGAAAATAGTAAGAATAATATTCCAGCAAGAACAGCATATCGTATCCTCATTCCTACCGTTCTTTCATATACAGTTTGAGGTGGCTTTGCAGGAGGTTGCTGTATTAAAGCTGGTGGCGTTTGTTGGGGCGGAACAGCGATCGTTCTACTATCCATAGGGAGATTTGGATTGTAATAAGTAGAAGCGCCTTGCAAAGACGTTGTATAGTTAGTATTAGTATTGGTATTATAATTATTCATTGTGTGTTATGTGTTATATTGTGTAGTTTATAAGTATATCCTAATTATTATAATTATTATATTATACGAGATGATTCATGATTCCTATTTATGGATTGCTCTTTTATTTACTGTAGTAAAAATAACATAAACAAAAGAAGATAGAATAGAGAAGAGAGAAGATGGACAAACACAAGAGTGTTCTTATTACAGGCGGTTGTGGTGCTATTGGTTCCGTTGTAATCAATTGGCTTAAAAAGAAATATCCCCAAACTATATTTTCAAATATAGATGCTCTTACCTATTGTGCGAATACAGAGTTTATTGAAAAACCTCATGAAAACTACCATTTCTATTATGGCAGCATCGTGGATGCCGATTTTATAAATTATGTCCTTCGCACAGAAAAGCCGACCCTTATCATCCATCTTGCTGCAGAAACGCATGTAGATAAGAGTTTCGGTAATTCACTGCGATTTACAGAAACCAATGTAATGGGAACACATACACTTCTTGAATGTGTTAAAAATTATGGAGGTGTAGAACTTTTTATGCATATGAGTACAGATGAAGTCTATGGTTCTGTATGCGATAGTGAGAAATGCAGCGAAAATGCCCTATTTTCTCCAAGCAATCCTTATTCCGCTTCAAAAGCAGCAGCAGAAATGATATGTCATGCCTATATAAAATCTTTTAATTTGCCTATCATTATCATGCGTTGCAATAATGCGATTAGTCCATATCAACACAATGAAAAGTTAATACCTAAATGTGTAGAAACGGTTTTAGCTTATATGGATTGTGAAAATGTAAGCATCCCAATTCATGGTCGCGGTGAAAGCAAACGGACTTTTATACATTCTGAGGATATTGCTAGAGCAATCAACATTATTGCGGATAAAGGAACGATTGGAAGCATCTACAATATTGGTACAGGAGAAGACATGGAGAGTTCGGTCATGGATATTGTTATAAAAATAATAAAAAAGATGATGGGTGAATCGTCGGATATTAGTAAGTATATTGAATATGTAGAAGACAGAGCTTTCCAAGATTATAGATATAGCATTGATTCTACGGAATTACGAAAACTCGGCTGGTGTGAAACAATCAGTTTAGATCAGGCAATTGATGATGTTATTTCATATAAAACAGAACATAAAGAACTTTATATAAAAAATTAAAAATTAAAAATTAAAAATAAAAACTTATTGTATTATTTTTTCTGGATTTTCTGGATTTTCTGCATTTTTGGTTTTTCTAATTTATTCGTGAATTTTTCGAAATAGCCTTTTGATCGCAGAATGGTATAGACAATGTATGTCATACATATGACAAGTATCAAAATAGATACGACATATATATTCATAATAGCAGCCATCTTAGAACTCTTACTTATATAATGAAAATAAATTAAACACTTGAATCATAAGTTATATCATATAGGAATCATGGAGCCAATTCATATTATTCAGCATCTTGACAATCAATACAGAGAGTTGCTATGTCAAAATCAAGAATTTCATAATAAATTACACAATCATCGGGTTGCTGTCATTGTGGAGCCAAGGAGACACCATATGCTAGCAAAAGTCATAAGAAACTTTATGTATCATCTTGGAGAAAATTGGAATCTACATATATTTACATCAATACCAAATGTTGAATGGATTAAAAAGCAATTAAAAGGGTCGTCCTATCGTATAACGCCAATAGATAAAGATAATTTAACAACAGCCGAATACAGCACCTTGCTCATGGATGTATCCTTTTGGGAAATGATACCTGAGGAAAATATTCTCATATTTCAAACAGATTGTATACTTTTTCGTCAGGGTATTGATACATGGATAGACGAAAAAGAATATAATTTTGATTATGTTGGAGCAAATTATTATAATACAGATCATATACTACCTGATATTGGTGGAGTACAAGGAGGACTTTCTCTACGAAAAAAATCAGCCATGATAGAATGTATAAAATGTGTTACGGTACCTGATGTAAACATTTACAGAGAACATTTGAAGCTTAAACCAATTGGCGATGTTGTCATGGCAGAAGATGTTTTCTTTACACATGCTTGTGCAATACTTAAAAAAAGAATTCCAACGATTGAAAAAAGACGGGAATTTTCAATTGAGGCAGATTATCATCCGGATACACTCGGGCACCATGGACTAAAATGTTCATATTTGACTGCGGAACAACAAAAGGAATTACTGACCAACGCGTAGATCTTGTAGCTTTGTTTTTGCTACGACAGCAACCTGGTCATTCACACCAAGAAATATTTCAATTTCATTTTTATCTTTATAGTATTCAATACCGCTGACAAATTCAACACCCCATTGTGCTACGATAAATGGAGATGATATAAATGTTGCCATTCCTCTCTCAATATCAAACTCCATCCAATAACTGATGTATGCCAATGAGATTTGTTTTTCACGCGCCCTACGAATATGCTCATGTACTACACAACCCCACAGGTTTCCATGTAAATGAATTGGACAGGTAGATCCTCGCATACTGTTCATTTCTAAACCGGCACATGGTGTTAGTTTTTTAAAGACAATTGGTTTATATGTATCCTTACCATTTTCATCTGTATCACAAACAATTTCATACAATGTAAGCATAAAAGTATCTATGACATATATTTTATCATTGTATATAAAAGGGCAGATATTTTTCATCGGCTTTGATCCAAAATCTAAAAACTGGACAAATTCAATTTCAGAAACAGTCGTATCAAAACGACCAATCATCATTTGGCTGTGCAACGATTCGGTAATATGGGTGGAAGTAGCAATAAACCATAAACGATCTTTGTAGTTAAAAATACGAGCATCTTCAATTCCCCTATAAAATCCAATAGTAGGCAACAGCATATGGTCTGGATTTTTAATACATTTCAATGTCCCATTATTTCTATTAAAAATAGACATATGATTCATTTCATAAAGATTGCCAACTTTTTCAATCGTTCTTATATAAATATATGGGTGAGCACTACTTGGATTAAAATAGGTATATTTGGGTATTTTTGGATCATCTCCCAAAAGTTTTGAAACCTCGCACGGCAGCGTTCTTATGCGTGGAAATGGCATATTTAATCTTTAATCTTTAATCTTTATTCTTTATTATCATGTTATCTTTATATTCAGTTTATTTTTGTTATATTTCTAAAGTAAATCAACGAGATTTGTTATATTTGGTATTACTGATAATTTCTCCATATCCAATATCGGCATATCTTGACTTAATAAGACAGGTCTCCATTTTTTCATATTTATACATGGACGTAAATTACACATAGTATCATCAATAAATATTATTTCAGAATTTTTTCCATGACGATAACTGATCAGTCGTTCAACTTCTTTATACAGCCCTGGTATTGGTTTTAACTGTTCATTTTCATTAAATAACGGATGTTCTGGTCCAAGAATATTATTTTTTTCAATTACCAAATTGGATGCATCAAGAATAGCGTTGCTCCAACAAATTGGGGCATTGCTAAATATATAGACTGGTATATCTTTCTTATAACAGTGGTCTAATATTTCCCGAACATTGTTGGTATATTCTATTACTTTTGGATCGTTTTTAAAGTACTTCATATAATTTAAAGTTATATCATCATAAATAGCATTATTAAACTCGGTCATATTTATATTTGTATTAAAAATATGATTGAGACCAATTATCGTATGACCGTAGGATGAATAAAGCATCGTATTTATATTATCTGCTTGATGATAATTAATATTCTTAATCATCGGTTTTAATTTTTTTTGAACAAAAGAAACCACGCGCATAGAGACAAATTTATACACATTCTGTTGGCGGAAAACAACTCCGTCCATATCAAGCAAAAGAATTTTAGGAACTATCATGGACATTATTATAATTTTGTAAGAAAGCTATTTAGCTATTTACCTATTTACTATTTACTTTTCATTTTTTTGTTTTATAAAGTCTTGTAAATATCCCACGCGGATGTATCAAGAACCTCATTTGTATTACGATCTGCTTCATAAAATTGCTCTATTGTACGAACATCACCATTGTCCGCGCGGCCGCGTTCTATTTTCCATTGATATTCTTCAAAAGATTTAGCATTATAATGGTGTATAACTGCTACATCTATAGGTCCATCTGGATTATATGGACCTTCTACCAGTTTTCCATTTGTATCGCGAGGAACACCACAACCATGTTTCATTTCATAACATTCGTGTATTCCCATGGTTTCAACAGATCCTAAATGAACAATGGTTTTAATGTGCCGATCAATATCTCGTGCTCGCAGCTGAAAGCGTTTTGTAACTGGTTCCGGTTCATATAAAATCTTTCCTGAGCTCCCAAACATATACCAGTTTAATGTAAGTGCTCCATCGCGACAATGATCTCCAAGCATAGCTATGACATTTGGATGCTTTTTAAGAACAATAAACTCATCCGCATCTATAAAAGAGCACCATGTATGAGCGGGGGCGAATGTTTTAAGAAAATGATTGTACGCCGTCAACTGCATTACGTATCCAGGTATATGAAGAACATGTAAAAATCCTGGATAACGGCTAGGCCAATCACGTAAATCAAAATTAGGGCTATTGTCGTAAAGATATATCTTGCTAAATCCAATATGTCGATGATAAGTAATCCACTCATTTAATACTTTGTCTTCATGAAGTACAATAGCACATATTACTGCTTCTCGGGATACAGATGCCATTCATATATTTCAAATTTACTACTTTCATTCTTTATAACTCTATGATTTATGTACATTTCAAATTATATTCTATTTTGAAATCTAAAAAATAAATTAATAAAATTAATAATTATTAATTTTGTTTCATTTCTTTGTTATTTTGTTATTTCGATGTTGTCATTGTTTATATCTTGTAAAATATTCGCACCTTTTACAAGTATAATAATAACGCGAATTGTGATATTCATTATCTCGTTCTTCAAGAAAATCGTGCCCATTTTTTCCACAGGCTTCTTGAAAGACGACCATTTTTTCATTATAACTTGTCTCCAGATGAGCGATTTCACGACGGAGCATCTGAAGACGCTGTCGCATTTGCTGAATTTCTTTTTCTTCCTTTTCCATCTTATTAGATATAACAATAACAAAAATAATTAGGATTCATTTTTTATAGTCATTCCTTACTTGTCAAATAGTTCAAGATCATTTACACTAGGATCAAATACAATAGCACCAGTACCAGAATAATAATGTTCTTTTCTTGATGACCATCGTGAGGATCTACATCTAAAACAATAAGAGGTGCTTTTATTAATTCTTCCATATATTCCATACAATTCTCGAGTTACAAATTTATATTGAAAGGAGGACCAAAATTGGCTTTTATTTTGTACAATCCGGGAATTTTATAGAATTCGATGATCCTGCGGGTATTTGTTCCATAAATGTTCTTATTGTGATCAACGATATCATAATTTTCATTCATGATAATGCATTTTCCGCCTCCTCCTCTTTGTGCATATTTGAAAAGGACATCTTCTAGTGTTTCAATATCGTTCTTTATGCTCTGGCGCTTATTGATATCATAATTGAGCATTGTTTTCATGTGTTCCTTTATAGGATCGCTGTACAACCATTCCCTTTTATAAAATCCCATGCTCATAGAATGGTTTCCATATAGCCTCAAGCATGTTGTTTCTTTGGCCAAATGTTCATTTGTTATATCTGTTGAATTTTTCCAAAACTCAGGGGCAACTAGGGATGTATCATGTAAATACACAACCCATTCCTTGATAAAAGATGGTTTTTCTTGGGTTAGCCACAATATTCCATTGTTGTCTATGTTGCAATAACGCCTAAAAATATACACAACCCCCTCTATAACCATCTCCTCGTCCTTATCACAATCTCCAACAACTACAAAAATGCTATCCTTTGGAACATTTGCCTTCTCTAGCGATTCCATAAGAGGCTGTACTGTTTTTTTGTAATAGTCCTTGCAACTATTGATCACAACAGAACACATTTCTATATAAACTATAATATTCTTTAAATCGTACCGTTTACTGTTTATTCGTATTTATTATTTCTTTTTAGGAGCAGGGGCAGCGGTAGCACGTCGTTTTATAGTAGGTGCGGATGCTACACCTCCATCATCTTGGTCATAATAATTATCCATATTTGTCTTGAATGATTCCCATTCTTTGCTAAATTCTTGCAGCTCTTCATTCCAAATGGAATAGACGGCTTTTGCTTTCAAGTCGCGGATTAGCATCTTGAGCTTTTCGGCTTCTTTTTCTAAAGCCAACTTCTTTTCATAGGTGAGCTGATTAATTGGCATACGAGTTAGATAATTGTAATCCGCTTCTTTTTGCTTTGTAGGGAGAGCGACGATAGAAGGACCAGCTTCTGCCTCTGCTACAGGAGCAGGTAGTTGTTCCTCACCGCTTTCTTCTGTATCGGACATCTTGGGATAACCCAGCTTTGTCAATTGTTCATCTACATCTTTTTGTTTCTGGTTCATTACATTGACCTTCTTGTCAATGATATCTTGGATAAACCGAACTTTGGCACCAACGATCTTAAAGTCGGCCTCCATCTTACGCAACTGGTATCGCTTACGCTCGTAATATTTCAATAGACGAACTTTTGCCCATTCTTGTACGATGTCTTGCGTGTCCTTGAACTTACGGATGGCGCCGTCCGCACCATACAGATGGATGTTGTTCATACCAAGATTCTTACTTGAAATCATTTTAAACTCGGTTTCAAAGATGGGTTCCAGTTTGGCGCGCACATTTGGATAAAGATACAGTATAAACTTCACCTTGTTTGGTGTGTAATGACTGCTAAAGTCTTTTAGATACACGGATCCATTTGTGATCATATTGATGAGCATTTCCTTGTAATCATCCGTCCATACGCAAATAGGTAATTCGTTAATCTCCACGGTTTGATCATCTATCCATTTCCATACACCTCGGCTTTGATAGGAATTGTCTTTGTAGTCTTGGACAATTCCCTTGAAACCGAGATACCAAGGGCGTATGGTTGGGAGCTTTGTCTTTGCTACAACCTGATAAGCAATAGCAAGTTGTTCTTGTGTATCAATCGTACCTACCTTAGCAGCGTTCGTTTCAAGAGCACTTATCAGCATCTGGCACATACGAGTAATATCGGTTGGATTGTAATTAGGAATATTTGTAGAGAACCCTGTACCAATACCAATTCCACCATTTACAAGGATCATAGGAATGATAGGAATATAGTACTCCGGCTCCACTGGAATACCGTCATCATCCATATATTGTAGCACTGTATTGTCCTCTTCACGATAAATGATACGAGCCAACGACGAGAGCAGTGTATGAATATACCTGGGAGACGCAGAATCCCCGCCGCCGACCAATCGGCTGCCAAATTGTCCATTTGGTTGAAGCAAATTGATATTGTTTGCTCCTACGAACTGTTGAGCCATTCCAATAATCGCCTGTTGAAGCGAAGCCTCACCGTGATGGTAGGCCGAAACCTCCGATACATATCCTGACAATTGAGCCACCCGGATCTCATTGGTGTATAGCTTACGCTTGAAACAACCAAACATAATCTTACGAGTGCTCTCCTTTAGCCCATCACATAGGTTAGGAATGGAACGCTCTAAATCGCGGTTGCTGAAATGAATGAGTTCTTTATTTACAAAGTCTTCATAGGGGATATTGCGATTGCTGTAGTCCAGAATATTTTGACGATTATAATTCATGAGCCATCCCTTACGATCGTCGGCTCGTTTTTTATTAAAAGCGAGATCTATGCTTTCATCGGAAACCTTGCCATTGTATTTATAGAAGACCTCGTGCATCTCTTTGAAATATTCCTTTGCCTCCGTATCCGTAGATGTACCGAGTCCCTTGTAGTACTTGAAACGCCAATTACGCATACCGTTTGGTTCGCGACTTTTCTTTTGCTTCCAATTTTCATAATCCGTAAGATTGTAGAAAGAGATCGCTTCCTTAGTAGATGTATTGAGTGCTTTTACAATGGGTGTAAGCATGGAAACAAGGAACCCATCCATCTTGTATAGAGACGGCCATAGAGACTGGAATACATTGAATAGAAGTCCCTTGATATGCGATCCATCCACATCTGAATCACATAGTGCCATAATCTTACCATAACGCAGGGAGGACATATCGCTATATACCTTGCCTTGCTCCAGACCCAAGATCTTCTTGAGATTTGTAATTTCCTCATTTGCTGTAATCTTGGCAATAGCAGCGTCTTTTACATTCAGGATTTTCCCCTTCAAAGGGAATACACCATAATAGTCGCGACCTACGACACTGAGTCCTGAAATGGCCATGGTCTTGGCCGAAAGTCCCTCGGTGAGAATGAGAGTACATTTGGCACTGTCCTTTGTACCCGCGCGATTGGCGTCATCCAGATTTGGGATGAGAACACGGCTTGTCTTCTTGCCATCTGTTTTCTTTAGTTGTTTGTTCTCATGAAACTCCGTCAGTGAGAGCGCCTTATCGCCGAGTCCCGTTTTATATAGTTTTTCATAGAATTTATCCGTAAGATCGCATTTGGAACCAAACTTGGACGCCTGTGTGGTAAGTGTCTCCTTTGTTTGACTATCAAAGCTGGGATTCACAATTAAAGCTTTCACGAATACCATAAGATTATCGCGAATATATTGAGGCTTGATGTCTTTTTTCTTTTTTAAGGTCACCATTTCGGATAGTTTTTTCGTAATCTGCCCTACGATTTGATCCACATGCTTACCTCCCCGGATCGTATTGATACCATTCACAAAGGAAACTTGATCAAACTGTCCATTTTCACTGTAAGTGGCTACCACTTCCCACCGACCATCTCCGCATGTCTCATAGACACGAGGATGGTCTTCTTTTGTACCGAGATATAGATCCGCATACTTTTCAAAGTCTTTGATCTCCAGCTTTTGATCATTGAAATAAACGCTTACCGCCGGATCGGTTGTAGCGCATACATCAAATGCCCTTCGGCGGAACAGGTCATAGGTGTCATTTGTAATACCTTTGAGTCCAAATCGCTCATAGTCGGGAAGAAAGCGGATTTTTGTATAAGGCGTCTTGGTACTCGCCTTTATCTTTGCCTTATCACGAGACTTCATGTTGTCATAGAATCTCTGTTGGTACATTTTGCTACGACGATGATCCACTGTTTCTATGATAAACTCTTTTGAAAAGATGTTGGTAAGCTTGGATCCATAACCATTACGGCCTCCCCACAGACGCTCTTCTTCTGCGTTGTAGTTGGTTGAAGTTAGCAACTCACCAAAGATAAGTTCCGGGATAAGAACATTGTAGGTAGGATGCATTTCCACATCAATACCATCTCCGTCGTTCATCACCTCAATATATCCGGTGGATTGGTCAATTGTGATACGGATTGTTTTTAAAGGTTTGATATCAGGACGTCCATTTTCCATCTCCGTCTTCAGTCTCATAGACTGATCAATGGCGTTGACAATGATCTCGTCATAGATCTTGTAAAGACCCTGAATATAGAGAAGTTCTCTTTTTTCCATTTTCTTTTTGGTATCACTGTAGACATAGGTTTCGATACTGGATGGCTCAATGGAACCGATATAGGTGTCAGGAAGACTATAGATATGGCTACGAAGCTCGTGTTTCTTATATTTTTCGTCAAGATCCTTGTCGACCTTCCCGGGTTGTTTAGCGGTCGCCATTTTCTATACTGTTAAAATGTTCTTTTTTTGTCTATTTATATTTATTATATCTGTTTTATCTGTTTTATAGTTGTAGTTGTGTAAGTTATATTGGTGTATTATCAGGAGGATCATTTTTTTAAATCAATCATACTATCATAACGGTGTTTGTATAAATACGTCTGCTTCGCTTGTTGAATATAAATAGGATTTCATTCGTTTATATTTCCATAGATGAGCGATATATTTATCAAAATTATGATCGCTGTGATTGTTTCCATCGATCATTAATTTTTTGATAATCTTTCGCATGAGGAAGAACCTTTTATACCATGGAATATCATGATAAGTAATATTTACATGAAGTTCCCTATCAAAATGAAGCGTAGTATTCATAGGATGTTTCCAATTACAGTCGGTTGGTATAAATACGATGGGGTCATTCCCATATACAACTCTATAATTTTCCTTTACGATGTTCAAAAACCATTTAGCAAAAGATCTATTTCCCGGTTTTGGGCTTCCAAATGTATGACATTTTACATACATATTTGGGAAGATTCTGGCAAAAATAGCGGATGCTATCTGTGCCATGACGGCACTCGATGAATACCCAGATAAAACAAGCGTATAATTATCTTCTTTAAATTCTTCAAAATATAGAATGATATCCTTAATGACAGAAAGTAGTCTTCTATAAAAAAACCGATTTACACAAATATTATCAACTATATTATGTAAACTCATGTGTTTTTTAATTATTTTTGCCTCTACATTTTTATCTATACGAAAAGTCATATAAATTGTCTTTTCTCTGTACCATAATTGAATAGATATAGGTATATCTAAATGGTCTCCGGTTGTTTGAAAAGATACAGGTAAAGATACACCACGAAGCTCTTGTATATAGGCTTCATCTATAGACGGAAGTATTTCTTCTTGTAATTGAGGATTATTTGCCATCATCCATAGGTCGTATATATCCGTACAATTTCCATGAATAAGCTTACATCGTATGGCGGATCTCCATAATTCTTCATAGGGTATGGTTGTATTATATGCTGAATTTATATCTTTTATATTATTCGGGTTATTCGCGTCGCGTGCATCAGGTGTATCGTTTATATTTGTTATAATAAGAGATAAAGGTTTTTTAACACGTTTCTTTTTATATGGAAATATACAAGGTATATATTTTGATAATATCGTGTATACCATATCGTTACAAAACGAATGGAATAGTTTTTACCGTAATAAGTGATTTAGGCTATATAGAGCGGGAAATTGATCATTGTATAAAAATAAATAGAGTGTCCTGAATTTTCTAAATTAGATTTATTGGAAAACAGAGTGTTTTCGCATGGACATAATGTTCTCCAGACGCTTTATCGTAAGAGGTTCAATTGCCCGAATATTTTTCAAAAGACACCCGAGATGAGAGCGAACAATATCTAATATACCTTTCATGGCGCCTTTCCCGATGGTAAGATCATGAAATCGTAATACTTTATGTATGAACGAACGCATATCTATATCTACACAGGATACGGCAATTTCATCAAGTTCAAACCCTTCCACGATGGGCATCGGCATATTGTCCAGATCCCGTTGCTTTAATCCTTTTTTATTCATACCGCCTGTAATTTTTTTTATAGCGTGATCACCTACACATTGTTTGGCAATGTATGCTTGCGCAGATATTAAATGTTTTGGTTGAATCTTTTTCTGGTCTTGTATGATCGCTACGAGAGCGACCAGTGATACAATATTGAATATAAGAGCATCTATATGTTTTGCCAATCGTACTATTAATTCATCGGGATTCGTAGTATCCGATATAGAAATTTCGTTTTTTGATAGGAAATCTTTTGCTAATGGAATAACGTCTATCTCCATCTCTCTATCATTTTATAGATAAATAAAATATGACAAAATGTTTGCATAATAAAATATCATAAGAAAACAGAGATCATGAATACCACACAAAATTTTGCAAGTGTGTTTCCTGAAAAACAAATGTATCCAACGAATATCGCAAATGGTCGCATTGATTTGATGACACCCGTGAAACAGCCGGGATGGGCACAACAAGAACAACAACAAGGGGCAAATAGTTCATTTAATCGCGAGGCTCTCTATGGAAGAATACAAAGAACACCGGCGAGTGATATGTTCTTTTCGTCGCAGAATATTGATATCCTACAAGATGCTATTCGGTACAAGGTACACAAAGATGCAGACATCGTCGTTGGGAGACAAAGTGATCAAGAACTTAAAATTATTATGACCTCTATGTTCTTCCGTTATTCTCGTCATGTAGCAAATGATATTGTTGGACAAGTTCGTGAAATCAATGGACATGTGATCAAATACGCCGTAAAGGAGGTTATTACAAATCTCAAACAATATATGGCATATCGTCGTGATGCAAGTACGATGCCACTTCCTCTTGACAACCCGCAACTTATGGGAACAAAAGGAACAAAAACGCTTGAGATCAAGACATTCTTCTCATAAAGATTATTTAACTATCTCTATAGATTTTCTATAGATATTACAGATATAGAACGAACGGGATATGGCAACCACTCAGGAGAAAGCAAGTATGTTAAAACGAAATCTATTCAAAGGAACGATCGCTGTATCGGTATTGTATGCCACCATAGCCTTGTTGCTACTGTCTGTCATTTATTTCACGGAATCGGGCAAACAAATGGCGGAAGGCTCTAAATTCCCATTTATCATTAGTTTCACGATTGGTATGTTGGTCATTATCGCCTTTCTTATTTATAATATAGTAACTTTCAAAACGAAAACCATAGAAAGAGATACATATGACGATACGCTATGTCCCGATTATTGGACATTACAAAAAACTCCGGATACAGCGTTAAACAGTTTTACATCTCCAGAACAAAAAGTGGGGAAAGATCTACAATGCGTATCAAGTGGTAAATCAACAAATATAGGTCCTAAGGTATTGTCTAAAAATACGACAAATGCCGATGAAAAACTATTAGTAAAAAATGCATCTGTTTTATATGGCACAGATAGTGTTGTATATACAGCCGGTACGAATTCTCATGTGAAAGATGATACACAGGTAAAGATTGATTGTTCTAAACTTTATCCTAAATCAATGTCATCCTTGGATATAAGCGAACATCCAGAAGAACAGAATGCTTTGCGATGCGCATATACGAATCAGTGTCAATTGACATGGTCATCTATATGCCCTGCCAGTTTGTAATTGTATTGTATTTATAATTTATTTTTGACTTAATTATGATATATTCTTAGACCATAATTAGTGAATTAGTGTATTCTACTCGTGCAAGACAAAAATTGAAATCCATTTAAATGTTCAATTGCTATGTATTTTATTGTAACATAAATTTAAATCAAAACTATAAGTCATACCCTTGAAAGATGCGTGTTGTTAAGCGTAATGGAGATAAAGAGCCTGTATCCTTTGATAAAGTTTTGCGACGTATTCAGTCTATATGTCCGGATCTTCCGGGGGTAGATGCACACAACATCGCTCAAAAAGTTTGCAGCCGTATTTTTGATGGAGTTAAAACCACCGATCTGGATGAATTGGCTGCTCAGATGTGCAGTACGCTGATTACGGAGCATCCAGATTACGGAGTACTCGGTGCTCGTATTATTATCAGCAATCATCATAAGAATACATCGCCTTCCTTCAGTGAGACAATCACTGCTTTATGGAATGCTACCGATACACATGGAAAGCAGAATGCTTTGATCTCCGAAGAACTTTACAAGTTTGTAATTGCAAATAAAGAAAAACTAAACAATGTGATTGATTACCAGCGTGATTATTTGTTTGATTACTTTGGTTTTAAAACGCTGGAACGCTCGTATCTGCTCAAGGCATCCGGTCGTATCGTAGAACGCCCACAGCATATGTGGATGAGAGTATCCTTGGGAATCCACGGAGATGATCTAAAAGCGGCACTGGAAACATATGACCTGATGAGCAAGAAGATGTTTACGCATGCTACACCTACGCTGTTCAATGCCGGAACACCTCGGGCTCAACTTGCGTCATGCTATTTAATTTCTATGGATGACTCTATCACAGGTATTTACAAGACGCTTGGCGACTGTGCTCAGATTTCCAAGTATGCCGGGGGGATCGGTATGCATATCCATACGGTGCGATCGCGTAATAGTCATATTCGTGGCACAAATGGATCTTCTACGGGAATTATTCCTATGTTGAGGGTGTATAATGCTACGGCAAGATATGTAAATCAAGGAGGCAAGCGTAACGGCAGTATCGCTGTATATCTTGAGCCTTGGCATGCGGATATTGAAAGCTTTATTGAGATACGCAAGAATCACGGCAATGAAGAAGAGCGCTGCCGTGATCTCTTCACGGCGATGTGGATTCCGGACTTGTTCATGAAACGAGTTCAACAGGATGGCGATTGGACGCTCATGTGTCCGGACGAATGCCCCGGTCTAAGCGATGTATATGGAGAAGAGTTTGAAAAGCTCTATGAAAAGTATGAAGCCGAAGGAAAATACAGAAAAAAGATGAAAGCACAACAGATTTGGCTTGCTATTCTCAAATCGCAGATTGAGACAGGAACACCCTATCTGCTGTATAAAGATGCTGTAAATAAGAAAACAAATCAAAAGCATTCTGGTGTGGTTAAGTCCTCAAATTTATGTACCGAAATAACAGAAATTAGCAATTCAAAAGAGACAGCGGTTTGTAATCTTGCCAGTATTGTTCTGGTGTCCTATGTGAAAAAAGACGCAGACGGAAAGCCTTACTTTGACTTTGAAATGCTTCACAGTGTATCCAGAGTGATTACCAAGAATCTAAACAAGGTCATTGATCGTACATTCTACCCGATCCCTGAAACGGATTACAGCAACCGGCGACACCGTCCCATTGGTATTGGCGTTCAGGGTCTCGCAGACACATTCGCACTGATGAGGATGTCGTTTGATAGTCCGGAGGCAGCACAGCTAAATCGTGAAATCTTTGAGACCATCTATCACGGAGCAGTTACGGCATCTGTGAAAGTATCCCGCGAGCGCGAGGAACTGTTGATAGAGCTGGAGAATCCTGAACTCAGCGCCAAGCGTAAGACTGCCATTCGTAAGAAACTTCACCTTACGGAAGCCGAGAAAAAACTGGAACGATGGAGAGGTTCGTATGAGACATTCGTCGGGAGCCCAGCATCCTTTGGTAAGCTCCAGTTTAATCTATGGGAAGAGGCAGACGGTATTGAAGTACAACACTCAGGAAGATGGGATTGGGAAGAATTACGAAAAGATGTTATGACCTATGGTATGCGTAATTCGTTGCTTCTTGCTCCTATGCCAACAGCATCTACCTCGCAGATTATGGGATCCAATGAAGCATTTGAACCATTCACGAGCAACATCTACCAGCGCCGTACGCTTTCGGGAGAATTTACAATTATCAACAAGTATCTTATTAACGATCTAATCGGTTTGGGTCTATGGAGCAGTGACCTAAAGGACGAACTATTAGCAAACGGCGGCAGTGTCCAAAACATTGAGAATATCCCAGATGATATTAAAGTACTCTACAAAACGGTTTGGGAGATTAGTCAAAAAGTACTGATTAACCAATCGGCAGATCGCGGTGTATATGTATGTCAATCGCAGTCGCTCAACTTGTTTGTAGAAGAACCGGATATGACAAAACTGACCAATATCCATTTCTACGCATGGAAGCGCGGTCTCAAAACGGGAATCTATTATCTGCGTACTCGTCCCAGGGTCAAGACAGCAGCATTCACCTTAAAAATAGAAAAAAGAGCTGGCAGTGATGTAAAACTAACCAAACAAGATGTAACGGAAGAAATGATCTTGGCTTGTAGCCGCGAGAATCCAGAGGCTTGTGAATTCTGTAGTTCTTAAAAAATGACATTCGTATAAAAAGAATTAGATCGTATAACTATAGTAAATGAATGGGATGTTTCGTAAGTAAAAATGTAGATGTTTCTACTATTAAAAAATGTGATGTTTCTACTCAAACACCTATTAACTTAAGTTTTGAAATGGTACATAATATAAGTAAAAGCTATTCCAGAGACTCTTCATCATTAGAACACGATGGACATATATCATATAGGGCATATAGAAGCTCTATCGAAAATAGAAACCGACTATTGTAAAGATTGTTTTATATAAAATAATTAATTAATTGATATTTTTATTATTTTAGAAATTCAGCTTTGCTAAGTAATATCCTACAATTATTCCTAAACTATTCATAACAATATCTTGCCAGCGTCCATACCACCATCCAGCTACACCATCTGTTGACAAATTGTAATTACATTTAGACAAATAGAATGGATGATCATAGAAATAACTTTCTAAAATTTCCCAACCTACACCCATCATAAAGATTAATAGCAAATGTGTTGGATAAAAATATGCTAAAATCATATAGAATAAAAAGTGTAAAATACCCCAACCATCTAAGAATTTATCCCACGGTGGCGGTACGAAAGATTGCGTAAATGGATCCTTAAATTCTGTATTCTTACAACGATATGTTCCGTATAATATAATGCTTAGCATACATAACAAACCTATTACAATAATTTGTATTGAAGGATATATCATTGCTCTTATAATGGCACAGATATAATAGTTTCTTGAGCGTATATTTTATCGCCCACTTTCACATTTGGTTTGAAATATTTTGCAGAAAATTCTATATCAACTCTCGAAGATAACTTTATCATTCCCATATAGTCTCCTTGTTTTACGGTTTGTCCAATACGCGATTTATTTACAATCCTACGCGCGATTTGTCCTGCAATCTGTGTAATTGTAATATCCCCATATTTTGTATCAAGTATAGTCTCCATACGTTCATTGTATTTTGATTTTTCTAAAAGATATGCTGGATAAAATTCACCCTTATGATATTTTATATCTTTAACAGTCCCATTGATGGGATAAAACTGTAAATGTTGGTTAAATATGTGTAAGAAAACAACAATTCTATATGTATTTGTAGATTTATTGAATATAATTTCCTTTACAGTTCCGTCGCTTGCTGCTAGTAAATTATCGGGTTTTTGTACAAATGATCTGTTTGGAATACGATAAAAATATAACAAAAACATAATAATTACAACATAGATAATGATGCTCCATATATTTCTAAAATAAATAGTAATTAATATTGCAGCTATTGAAATAGCTGCAAACATAAAGAAGCTTTCTTTAAAAAAGAGAGTCTGCATCCTATTTCTAAGAAAGAGGAAAAATATTCTTAGATATTTCTATTTCATTTTTAGAATGAACATGTATTTTGATAAGCCTTTTTGAGTTTATTTTCTAATGTTTTATTTATTTTTTCAATATATTCATCTTTAAAGAGATGAACATGATTTTTATATGGTTTTAATACATTTAATAAGATATCGAAAAATTTATCTTTTAGAGCATCCCTATTTACTTCTACAACTGATTGATACAAGCTTGCCATATGAACATGATATGCCATTTTTTGTTCATCTATCGTATTCGATTCTACATTTGTTATAACGAAATAATTCAACTCTGCTTTGATGTAGGATTGAACAAGTTCATGTTGTATTGTTTTAGAATCTATATAGGATTGGATATCAATAATAGGTTTATAGGAATAATGAGGACATTTAATCCATTTTGTTTTAATATCCCATACCATATCATTGTCATCTATAAATAAAATTCTTTCTTTTATAACTAAATCTTGATTCTTTTTATCTTTCAGTGCCGGATATTTATTAACAAGAGATTTTATCATTGTGTCATAGTGAACCATGACGGTCTTCATATCCTTACCTCTTTCATTTTGAATACAGTCATTTCGTGTAAAGATAGGTCTAGCAAACTGCATATCTAACTCTTTTTCTAACATAGGTATCATTTTATCAACATAATCTTTTGTTCCGTGGCTATATATAAAAAATTCAGCAGTAGGAAAGTTTTCTTTTATTTTATGGAAAAAATTCTTAGCATCTGGACGGATAAATTCTTTGATAGTTAGATCTTGATATTTTACTGCTTTTGGACAAGGAAGATCTTGTATTTTATTTGTTTTACAACAATTTCGTACAAAATCAATTAACGAATGTGCCCCTAATATCATATCACTTTCTCCAATAATGGTTTTATCCATATCCATAATAAAAAGAACTGGCAATTTTGATTTCATTCAACGTTTTATAATATCTTAATATATAACCAGATTAATTTATAAGTATATATTTATTTAACATTTCTTATACTATTTTATTTTTTGAAAGTGTATTAAGATTTTTGACCTTTTATATAATAAAGAAAAACATAGATTAAAAGTTAAAGTGTTATTTGAATTAATGGCGCCAAAGAAAAAACTTTCTAAAAAAGTTTCGTTTACCAGCGAAAATAATACAACCGAATTACCTCTGGAAAACAACGAATATCCAAATGGTATAGATAAAAAAGAGAAACCTGTTGAAATTGAAAAAACAGAAGAAGAAATCAATGAAGAATATACACATGTAGTGATTCAACTTCCTATATCCGCAGAACATGTAGAGAACATATTGCTTCACGATGATATGTGTAATCCATTTGAATATAATCCTAAATTATCTATACCTACAGCATATTCGCCTGTAAATTATTTTACTTCAAATAATGATGCATTTATGGGTAATGGCATAGATAATGCTGAAAAAAAGGGGCGACAACCAATTCAAAAAATACAGACCGATGCTTGTGTAGATACAAAGACAGATATTAAAAATGAAGTAAAATCGGATAAACATAAATCTCATGTATGCTTCTGGTGCTGTCATACCGTGGAACATAATCAATTTGGAATGCCAATTCGTTATGATCCAATACATAACAGTTTTACATTTTTTGGTATTTTCTGTTCTCTGGAATGTTCGTCTGCATATAACTTTAGTGTTCATATGGGCAGCGATAGAGCATGGGATGTTCAAAGTTGGATACAAATTATGGCACGAAACTACGGGATACAAGGTATAATAAGACCCGCGCCATCCAGATATACTCTTCAAATGTTTGATGGTCCTCTTACCATCGAAGAATTTCGTAAGGCTCATAAGGGCGTATCCAAGTCAATAATGGTAAATATTCCTCCTCTCGTAAATATGAAACCGCAGATTGAAACGATAAACACATCTTTCTTTACCACCGATAATTCAAAAGAACAAAATGAGACTGTTAAAAAAGCAACACTGCGTAGGAAAGCTTCTGCTACAGATAATGGAAAAACATTGGAAAGCAAAATGAATCTTTCTTATACATCCTTGGATACTTTAGATACATTAGGTTTATTAGGTACAATAAATTCACCAAATTTAATAGATACGAATGCTATATAGATAGATTCATTTTGTACTTAAAGAAAAAATTGATTATCCTGTGTGTGAAAGTATTCATAGAATATCAAAATGACGACAGAAATTGAGAATCTCATCAATAATATCAATAATATCAATATTAATGTTGATACTACAGAAAACCTTGTTCCTACACCATATCGTGTATCTACAATCACATGCAATGGTTCGCTTGGATCAAGTATTGATCTAAATATATTATATAAAAATGTCAAACTTTCAGATGCTTGTGATGTGGGAAACTTTGTATGGGTAGAATTTGGGACGCACAATAGTCGTGGTATATATCCAAAGAAGAGACGCCCAAATCTCACCGATCGCAAAAGCTTTGATAATCAAGTTACTATGATCTATAAGATCCGCGAGGGATATGCTCCAAATATCAAAGTGTTCCGTAATGGCAATATCCAGATGACGGGCATTCGTAGTCCAGATGACGGAAAAAATATGGTTGAACTCATATCAAACGAGGTAAAACGAATTGCTGTAGATGTAGATCCATTGATTACACGAATGGACGAAATCAAACCTTGCGATTTTAAGATAAGAATGATCAACAGCGACTTTTCATTTGATTTCCGTATTCGTCGTAAGGATCTTCATATGCTTCTTATCTCTAACAAATACAATACCATTAGTAGTTTCCAACCAGGAACATATCCGGGGGTAAAAATTCAGTATTTCTGGAACGAAAAAAGTACAACAAAAAATGGTCATTGTGAGTGTAGAAATCAATGTCATGGCAGGGGCGAGAATGTTGCCATACCATTGATTGAACCTCTACAACCGTTGGATAAACAATGTAAAAAGGTCACCGTTTCTGTATTTGAAAGTGGAAAGATTCTTATTACTGGGGCAACATCCTATGAACAGATTGACGAGGCTTATGCATATATTGTTAAAGTAATTCAGGAAAATATAAACCACATAAAGAAGGTGAATATTCCTTGTTTCTAAAAAATAAAAATGATAAATGATAAATGGTTAACGATTAATATAATAATAAAATAAATAATTTTGTAATTTAATTTTTGTAAATATTTAATTCTTACGGCACATAATATTGTACCTGTTTTCGGGATCAAATAGTTGATGGTTAGGGAAGGTAGTAATATTATTACCAGGACGCGTATATCCAGGAATGGCATCTATACCTCCTTTTGGAGGGTTGGCGCTCTTTAAATTTTCTGAAACCAAAAAAGTAGCATCGGGTTTTACAGGGAAATTTCGCCATCCAGCATTTGATGGAAATTGTTTTCCTGTATAAAGACCACCATTCACTCGTGGTGGTGGAATGGGTACGGGAGATTGTGGATCTTCTATCTCGCTATAGTAAAGCGTTGAAAACATTGTATTATAATACCTACTCTACTATGATAAAACAAAATCAAACATACATAAGAGAATATTATATCTTGATTATAGATATATTACAATGGATAAGCAAAACCGCAAACGTGATGCCCCCGAGAATATGGGAGACGATACTGATATTGATGAAGTCAAAAGTATTGTAGAAGAAATCGTTCAAAGTCCTGGAACGATTAAAGATAAGGAACGAATGTTTGAAATGAGATATCCTCAATTTGCTGAAAGATTCCCTTTTTTATTCAAGGTAGCTTGTAAACCAGATTTTGATAGGGATCGGCTTGAACAAATTTTTCATATGATGGAACAAGTAAAATCAAACAAACTGTCCTATGAATCAGCGACCAAACGCTTTGGTCAAGATATGTACGACACATATGTCAAACCAAACTTAGATAAATTAGATAAAAATAGGAAAAACTAATACAATATTTGATTTTGATTATATGGTATCGTAAATCATTAAAAAATTGATCGTCTTTATGATGGTATTATTTAAACAATTGCCAATAATATCTATACAACAGTCAGCAGTCAGCAGTCAACCGTCATCAGTATAACGGCGTATTCATATTAAATTAAAGAAAATAAAGAAAATAAAGAAATTAAAGAACATATAAAAATGGTGTCCTCGCTTTCTCAGCTTATTGAAGAGGTATACACAATTGAAAAAAATCAAGAAAATCAAGAAAATCAAGAAAAAATCAAAGACAACACCCTTTCCTATAGTCCTATTCATGAAAGATATAGGATTCTCATCTCGCTTCTAAAGCAGGGTGGTTTGTGGCCTTCCATTCAAGTAAAGTGGTTCTATGATAGGTCTGGATTAGTAATGATGTACAATGCGTACAAGAATAGTGAGGAAGTAAAAGATACTCCTCTCTATAAAGAGACGCGCAGTGTTATCATCAATTTGGGTGCGGAATTACCAGAAGATAGCGTCATTTCTTCTATGTCGAACGATGTTCCTACACGAATATCAAATAGAGCTTACAAAGACAAACATCAAATGGAAGATATCTTGGAATCGGGATACGAAGGCACAATGATTCATGTATATCATCACAATAATAAATGGTACTTTAGCACCACAACTTGCCCCAGTATTGATCACTCGCGGTATTTCCACCCTACAAAGACACATGGTACGATGTTTGACGAGTTCTTACAAAAAATATTCTATTCAGAAAATGAAAATACAATGGGTGATATTATGAGCGATCTCACAGGAGATGCTATCAGTGGGACGATATATAACGAAGATGAGATGGAAGTGGAAGAAGAACAAGAACAACAACAACAAAATACAAAAAATAATACAATCTCAAATATGTTGAGGAGCCGGTTTATCGAATGCTTGGAAAAAACAGAGAGTTATCTGTTTGTTCTGGTTCATCACGAAAATAAACATCTTATTGACTACACTTCTCAATTTGGAGCAAACTATAAAGAGCTATTCCATATTTCGTCACAATATATGGGCGTTGAGACAACAATCAAAGATAAGCCTTATTCCTATCTTGGAGTTAGATACCCAATCCGGTTTGACAATCTAAACAGCTCTATGTCTTGGTTGGATGCGGATCCTACGAACTATGCTGTTATTGTTAAGAGGAATTATAAATCAATCCTAAAAGTGTGTAATGAAAATATCATCTTTCAAGAGGAAAACAATCTAGGAAACGCAAATCCTTGGCATAATATGCTGTGGATTTTCCTTAAAAATAGACCCGATTTTACCGTAACAAACTACATCAAAGATAAAAAATATACTCCCGTCATCACTGCTTCAGGTAAAGTACTTTCTCCTACATTCGTGATTCATAACACGATTTCTACCATCAATTCATATATCTATGAACTATATCATAAATCCACCTACTTCAATCTTAATACAAAAGAACTAATCTTCAATGGAAAACTTGATAAGACCCATGCCCCGATTATGCGATTCCATATGGTACAATTGCGTAATATCCAAAAGAAATATCATACGGATCGTCTAATTTCGGTTAAAATTGTGGGCGACTATATACGCTATCACCAAACGATGAAAAACATCCGGATGTTGATCACCCATTTTGCTAAAAATCCAATTGTCGGTCTTAACCCAGAGTGCCAATTCTGTATTGAAAATCTAAATACGATGCTTACGGATCGCGTATAAATTAAAGTTCATATTATTGATTTAAATTTTATAAAAATTATTAAATATTTAGTATTTTAGTATTTTACTGTTTTACTGTTTTATTTTTGTTATTATGCCTTACGACGGAAAACAACCCAACGATTCAAGAAACTGAATTGTTGTTGCACCAGATCTTTGTCAAATTCAGGGAAAGCATTTGGATTTTTATCTTTAAACGCTTGGTATGTATCTGAAAACATTCCATCGTGTACAAGTTCAAGACCATATTGGGTAGCATATTCGTATAGAAGATTGAAATCCACGAGATACTCTGGAATGAGCCGATTCGTATTCTCAAGATAAACATCAATTAATCTTCCAAAGCGGGATGTTTCTTCTTTCTGTACAGCTGGAGCAGATACAACAGAAGCAAATGATTTATTCGTCACGGGAGATACGAGTTGTTCAGTTTTATTAGTGTCTTCCGGATTAATTAATGCCTTGTAATGATCTTTGCCGTTGAACCATACCATTACCGGTTGCTTATTTTGATATAGCTCTTCCCCTAATACATGAGCTTGCCCCTTCTTTGTTTTTGCATCGGTTTGATAAATATAAACTGGTCGTTTGAGAACATCTACCGCCATACGGAGTTCAATCTGTGTTCCCCATGTACCTTTCTTTGACATCCACGACAAGTATCCTGAAACTTTTGTATTATAATCTTTTTCGTCTTTATCATCTTCGTCAGAAGAATATAAATTCTTTTCAATTAGTTTAATTGCTTCACTCTTCACATCTGGTGAGATATTATCCACATTCATTTTAAGATCTTCATAGAGCGATTTTGCTTCATCGTCATCTTTTGATAGAATCTCTCGCATACGATCTATAATTTTTGTACGCATCCACATACCATCATTGGTAATAGAACGCTCTTTCCCAAATGCTGCTATTTCAAGGGAGATAAACATACAATCCCCATTACCGGGAACATTAATAAGTTGTAATTCTTTTAAGTTATTATTTTTTGGATCATACGCTTTTAATTTTGTAATGCTCCTTCCTGCTCCACCGTCCATCTCGGTAGGTTCTCTCTCTATTTCAGCATTTTCAATAGCATCTTCTTCTTCTGCTTGGCGGAATGCCTCCTCTTGGGGTTCTTCGCCACCAGAAGTATCTTGTAGAATTCGCCGAATTGCCCATACAACGACCTTACCGTCCATCTTGCGACCTTCTATGAGGCCATTCTTACCTTTATCACGTATCAGTTTTTCTACACTATTGCCGTCCATGAAAGTAGATATGAATAGACCACCGGGTCGCAGATTATCACGCACATTCGCCATAAATCCTTTCAACTTCTCTTCCGTTTCAAAGAAGTAGTGTATAGCAAACTGACACGATACCATATCAAATTTATATTTTGCGAATGGTGGAATTTTTGTAAGAATACGACGAGTAGAAGCCTTACCGTAAAGCTCCATAAGTACATCTTCGCTATCCCTATCAATTCCCTTTGAAGCATTTCCGTTGTATAAAGGTTTTGCGCAATCACCGATTACAAATACATAATTCTGGTATTGTTTATTCATGGTAGGCATATAACGAGGTTTTAGAACACGAGCATATGCTCCATCCATTGCTTTTGTAATATTATCACGAACAAGATCAACCCCAAGAATATTACGGAAAGAGAAGCCTGTTATATGGTCTCGCCACCGATTCATATCGCCCGCCATACCGCATGCCAATTCAAGAAGGTTATTCTTTGGAATCTGTTGAGGCCATTTATATAGATTGTCTTTAATGACTGTATTATGGAAATTCAACATCTCCACGGAAAGAAGATGTTCGCGTGTAACATTACGACCGTAATAGACGGCATCCGTACCAAGAAGTCTTGCTTGTAGATTAACCGCGTCTTTGACAAGTTGAGGTGCTCGTTCAACTCCGGTAATCATATCCTTTGATACGGGTTCATGGATAGACTTCCAAATACTTGTCGCTGTCTTCCAGTCATTCGCCTTTATCTTTTTGATTTGATATTTGCCCTTTTTTGACTGGATTTCTGCAGTTGGAGTTACTGTATTTCTCATCTTGTCATTACGAACACGCAAAGCACGCCAGCGATATGATATAGAGCGGGTATCTGTCACGTCGTACCAGAACTCAACAATGGATCCATCTTGAATAACATCTCCGTTTTCAGCATGAATTGTACCATCTGTATCGTATTTTACATAAGCATATTCCATACCTTGTTCATATTTGTATTGAGGTGTAAATGATTTCAAAACATATTCATCTACCAGATCTCGTTCAGACATACGCGTCTGTAGTAGTTTTAATCCACGCGATACAGAAATTTCTTCATTTTTAAGAGCACTATATCCGCACGACAGAAGTAATTTCGCATATTTTCCTTTCATTCGCATATCCCTTACCGGATTCTTATCAATTGAAATACAGAAATCAACGGAGTTTTGCTCAGGAGGTTTCCATTTTAGAACACGATCCCAAGTAGCGCTGGCGCTTTTGATAGTAATTGGTTTATTTGGATAATAACCCAATACAGGTAGATCGGTTGGTGTAAAGATAAGACCATCAATGTCGTAAGGTGATCCATTCTTTGTAGCATCATTTAGTATCTTACGGCATGCTGCAAACATATCCATCCCTTTTGCTGCTATATGCTTTTTAGCAACTACTTCAAGACTTGTATCACGATCGTGTTCCCATAGATTATTCACCAGTACAGAATTCATAATATCCACACGACTTTTACCAGAAATTTTATAGGAAGAAGTGGTCGCCTTCGCATTCGCCTTCGCCTTCGCAGAAGTTACTTCTTTTTCTTGTATATCAAATTTACCCGTATTTACAAGAGGCAATCCCATGACACTTTCTCCGCCAACAAAGTATATATCGAATACAGCAAACATATCCCTTTCTATACCGTCCAGGCGCTTGCTCGCCGGAAGATATTCCCCATCCAGCAGTGTATTGTACATTACATCTCTCTTAGCACGAACACCTGTTCCTCTTACCTCAAAAGCACTATTGATGAGGTATGATTCTCCTATGTCATTTACATACATCAACATACGCTCACCGTCGGCTTTATCTGTCACAGCATATCCGTCAAGAATAGATAGTTGCCCATAGGTAAGACCGGCATCCGAAAGATGAACTTGTTCTAAAGTAAGTGGCTTTGGTGCCAGATAGTAACTATCCCGAAAATACTTCTTTTCTCGTACTTTATCTATCAAGCTATCATAGCTTTGTAATACCTGCTTCTGCTGATCAATGGTTATAGGAGAACGATTCTGCTCTATAACCTGAAGCATTCGTACAATTGATACCATTGTCTCTTTTGTATCAAGTTCTGGAGGGCATTCTATTTTGTATTCAATTAGAATTGGTTGAGACGATACACCGGATGCTATCATATTGGTAGCGGAAGTATTTGAACGGCGGGTAATACACATATTATAACATACGCCCGTTTTTGTATCAGTATAAACAATTCTCTTTGTTATTTTATATTTTTTCATAGATAGTTCCCATCCTTGTGGTGTGGCTTCTTCCGTTTCTTTTTTCTCTTCAATCTTAGAAACGGTTTTCAATGAAAATATATCGGGTAATTGCGTCATGTTCTCATCTTCAATGGTCATATATCGAAACCATTTTCCTTTCGCAGCCGTAGGATTCTCATATTGACAATAGTTAGATATATTACTAATACCTTCTACCGTCAATAGCGTAGAAGAAGCTTCATCGTACACCGAAAGCTCTTCATCATATATATCCTCTCTATAATCCATACTTTGGAATATAGCAATGGTATCCTTCATATCGGTTACAGTCCATTCCAAATTTTTGGGATAGAATGAAATTATCCATTTTCTGTATTTCTCCCGAGCAAGTTCGGAATGTGTTTCAAGTATAGGTATTATTAGATCTGCGGATAGATTCATTGTTGTTATTCACTCTCTATATTCATAAAAAGAATTCTTTATGTAAAATTTACGGTTTATAAATTTAACATCATTATAGGTAATCAATTTTTATTGTGCTTTTATATATACATTGTGTGGTTTCATAAAGAGATGACAGCCTGGAATTCGGGTATTTTCTTTATATCCGTGCCAAACAACGATCTTTGTTCCTGCTTGTACCGGAACATTCATTAGAAAGGAGACAAATTCGGCAAAACGCTCTACGTCTGCCATATCCGTATGTTGATTACGAATACATGCCGAGATAGCGCGTGAGGTAGATGGTCCGAAGAAGGCTCTGGCATTTTTAGCAACCCAATCAATTAATTGTCCTTTTGTATATTGCCGAATATCTCTCTTTGTCTCATAAGGATAAATCGCGAACATGTCATCTACCTTTCCAGCGATAAAGTCAATAAAGGAGAGATCGTTATTCTTTTTATAATCTCGTTTAACATTTGATCCTTTTGTCATTGATTCTGGTGTTAGTTTCGCGGTATTTATTTCTTGTTCCGGATCTTGTTCAGGATTTTGTTCCGGATCTTGTTCAGGATTTTGTTTTTTGTCATTTATTACATATACTGCTTGGTGTACAGGTTCTGTTATTCTTTTAATTACTTGAGGTTTGACATTGTTCCCCTGTGTTAATTCATTCATGTACCATTTTTCTGCTGTCTCAAAATTATATGGAATATCTTTCAATAGAAGATCTACTAATTGAGTATTCATTCTTAACAATAATAATAATAATAATAATAATATAATGATATAATCAAATTTTGCTAAAAACTAAAAATAAATTTTACAACTTATGACTTATGACTTATGTCTTATGTCTTACTATATATGGTATCGTTACATTACAAATTGTTCTGGCATTAAATCATTTTCATAGGTGGATATTAATAGAAGAGGTTTTGAAAAACGCTTTTTTAGAAGATAGAATCTCATACTGGATGAGATCTTCGCGGCTACTGCTTTACGATTGTCCTCATCTTCGTCCTGTCCCGGCTCTTTTTCTGTATTCATTTCCATTGTTTGTTCGGGATCTTTTTCTGTATTCTTTTCTTTTTCTTTCTCAATTATATTTCGCGACTTTAACCGAATCGTAAGTCCTTTTGGTACGCGTAAATTATCTGCGTCCTTCTTTATATTTTCATAAAGCTTATGATTTAAAACATCGCATAATGTTTCATATTTTACTAATTCCGTATTGCTTCGGTCGCAAAATTGTATGAACTGTTCAATCTTTACCATTGTTTCTTCTGAAACCCATGAAAGATTGAAGAAAATGCCGTTATTATTCTGTGTATATTCACAATGATCTTTGTACAATAGTTTAAAGAGTTCATCAATTTCTGTCTTACTCAAATCACGGATAGAATTCACTACCTTTTTACAACGCTCCGAATCAATCATTTGTCAAATGGAGATAGTTATATCTTTATATGTAAAAGTGGATTATTTCTTATATCAAAAATAAAAGGAGTAAAAAGAAATTTTTAATGTTATTGTTTCAGTGTATTATTTTAATAATTTAGAAATCATCATCATTTATCGCGCCTCCTTCGGCATCATCTCCTGTGGGATCTTCTTCATCTTCTTCTTCCCCTCCTTCAATGTCACTCATACCTCCATCGCTTTCGTCGTCATCTTCGTCCTCGTCCTCTCCGCCCACCTTATCATCATCCGAATGAACGCTTCCTCCATCTATTTCGTCATCCCCTCCATCTATACCTTCGAGCATATCGTCGTCTTCTTCCTTTATTAGAAGACCATTTATATCGTATTCGGTTAATAGTTTTTCCTTATCGGATGATCTCTTTTGTTTTATCTTTGTATCTTTCACTGCTCTGGCAATAACCGAAATCTTTTTATCATTAAGCTGGTATCTCTTTCCAAGAACTTCAGCGAATATTTCATCCCCAACATCAACTGTATCAAGATCAATCTCTGATGTAATACCGGCAGATCTCCTTGGAATAAGAACATCTAATACGGAAAGCTTTGTTCCGTCAATGATGATAGCGCCTTCTGCCAGAATTCCAAGTTCATTCTTATTCTTTACAATCGCCTTGAAAACCATACCCCTGACAGGATTACATACATCTGCTTTACAAACAATATCATACTTGATATGACCATTGAAATGAGCTTTCATAAGGCATCCCATGGAACGCTTTACAATTTCAATACTCCCTGGACGAATATAACCAAAACGGCTACATATTCCTTCCAGACTCTTCTTTATCTTTTCATGCACATGATCATCTATATTGCCTGTCGTAATTGAACTTGGGGATAATTGTACCTGAGTACGGAAACGAACTGGCATAAACACGTCCATCTTATTCTATATTATGAAAATGTTGTATATTAAAACACTTACTTATTACTATATCATTTTTTCAAGTTCGGCTTATATGAGGGTGGAAGGAACATTCTTGACTTGTCCAACATAACACTTGAAACACTACTACAAATTGCCGCCTTTTTAGTTGGTATAATATCTGTGGGAAGGGAAAGAGAAGACCATAGGTCACTAAGTTCTTCTAATTTTAAAGACGAACATACAATACCGGGATTTGTAGCGCGTATAGGTGTTCCCTTCTTTAAAATTTTGAATATCAATTTCATCTTCTTATCTTTTAAAGATTTATAGGGGACGTACATTCCCGTATATTCTTTTGGTTCTTCACCTTCTTTTGGCGCTTCAACCAGTTTTCTCTTTGACTTTATCGCGGTTATTTCAACCGAATTTGCCTTTCCAAGTTTTCCATTTGCTCCAAGTATATATATTTGTTCTGGTCCTTTGAAAAAGTCAAAGTACCCTATATATTTGCTTTTGGTTTTTAAAGATGGATATTCACTACTTTTAATGAGAGCTCCTTCGCGATACAAAAGATCCGATATGCGTTTTATCCATGTTGGCATAGTTTCCGTTTCGGAATATATAATTTTGTCGGCAAGAAGAGGCCATATATCGGCATATAAATTTTCATATATAAAGATGACTGCCTCGTTATCATCACTTATATTGTTTATATACTCAAATATGACGATCTGGTCCATTGTACTCGCTACTTCTTCTTCGCGTTCTATATGTGTGCTTACTTGAATTCCCTTCTTCGTAGCATCTCCGGGAACTACATACAAGCTATCTTTATGAATAAATACGCGATATCCAGATAAGAGCCCATCCTTTTCAAGAGACGCTTGCAGTGTAGAATAGATTACTTCCGGGAATTCTTTCATACGAAGGATATCCGGAATATTTTTAATAGGGATCATGACATGATCTGTATTTAATTTAGCAGGATTCGTTTTTATGGAATGAAGGATATACTTTCTTAGCCTTGCCTGTATGGTTGGAATTATATCCGCATATATGTCGGGTCTTATCTTTTCTTTCTTTTTTTCAATTGATTCTGTTGCTATATCTGGGATATGATTACATTGTGGCTCATCCGTAGGAGAATCACCATATTTATATCGTATTAGCGTACCTTGCGATGTTTTCATATTCACAGTAAAATCAAATGTACTACTGGGCATATAATTCAGGTTCTTCATCAAGGAACAATCCCAAGCATGATCTCGTATCATATGAACAACCTCATTTGTTTGAGCAAGCTTACGAGCACTGATACGATAAGAATTCAAATCGGATGTATCCATTGGTTCGCCTGTCTGCGGATTAAATGCTATTGCTGTATGAAGATAAACGGAGACGTTTCTTTCTTCTACGGGTTTGAGCATATGAGAACAAGTGCGGATTACACGGCCAATAACTTGTTCAAGATTATTAATATTATACCAAGGATTAAGAATATGCATTTCGCGAGCATTCTTTATTGTTAAACCTTCGCGAGCAATAGGTGTAATAAGTACGACCTTTATGGTTTTTCCATCACGATTTGTAGTAGAATTTACATCATCCAATAATTCGGTTAGTGTCTTACCGCCTTTCATAATATCTTGATTTCCAGACAATATAACATACTGCGGATTTGGTATATCCTTGTACATATATGGGGGTGTTCGTGGATATTTTTTAGATATCGGGACACGGTCAATAAGTTTTGCCCCTCCGTACCTACCAAAACCCACATGTTCTAATGCCAATGCTATAGGAATAATACCGGACCAATTATAATTTGAATAGATAACGACAATACCTGTAGATGTCTTTACAAATTCACATATTCGTAGCATCTTGGCGGCGATCGTACCAAGCATATCTGGAGTCGGTGAAAGCCATGGAGTGCTTGATCTATATTTGAAAGAAAGTGTAGGTGTTGAAGAAACATCAAACATATCATACAGCCATTCGCGTCCAGTCTTACCATTGTAAGCAATACAATTCATTTGTTCATAGGTTTTCATCTGGGCGCGAATATCACGTGCCTGATTCATCTTTTCCATAATAGAGGAAAGTTGAGATGATCCCAGTTCCGTTGGTACAAGACCATCTTTATAATAGGTTGGCCATGATGGATCTGTAACATTGTTGTCCGTAATAGCTGTTTTTATTACTGCCGTACCTAACATTTCCGGGGACAATCGCACTGGAAAGGTAAATGGATTATTACCGCGTACATAGGAAATGTATTCCGATGCCAGCTTTTTCAACTTCTTTTGTATGGACGGTATAATCTTATTGTTCTCAAACAAAGCCGGGAGATTGTCGGGATCCAGCATATTGTCGCGCTTGTCATTGATACATAACAAAGAAAGAAGCCAAAGAATTTCTTCTGGTTCATTGTACATAGGAGTCGCCGAGAGCAAAATAAGGCGATTGTTCTTACCAACTCGCAGTAGTTTTATCAGTGGTTGAGTAAGCGCCTTCTGTTGATGTTGCTGATCTATATTTACATCTCGTAAATTATGAGCTTCATCTATAATAATTACCTTATCACGAAGGGAATCTAATTTACCCTCTTTATCTAATTTTTCTATCTTCGTAGCAAATTTCTGATAAGTTATAAATTCATATCGCTGTCCAATCTTCGTATCTATTTCTCGTTGAAGACTTTCGCGTTCTTTTTCTGTAGTAGGAGTCTTTAATTTTCCTATCAATCGCATATAGTAGTCTCCAGTACATTGTTCGCGTAAGGCTTCTAAAGATGCTTTCTGTGATATAGAGAAAATCTGCCCTTCATACGACTTTTGAAGTGTCCCCGTTGAAACGACGATAATAGATGGTTCATCGCCTTGACGATAATCTTTCAAAAATGCCTCTGCTACCGTAATAGAACTACATGTCTTGCCCGTACCCAATTGATGGTAGAGTAATAAACTTCGATAGGGAGATCGTATAGACATATAATGTTGCATCAAATGCTGGTACATTGTTTTTTCAAAACCCGTACATTGTTCTTTGGATAACTGTTCAAATTCATCACGCGATAGTGTAGGTTGTTTTATACTTTTGAATAGTTGATAATCGGAACGCTTTATTAACTGGTCGCGAAAATCATCATCTCCCAATGAAGGGTATTCCGTTCTTATAACAACCATATCTTTATTTATGGTATGTATGTGAATCCTCTACACTGTAGATTTGATTATGTTTTATGAAAAAATAAGATCTTTTTTTATTTGTGATAAAACATTAGATTTAACATAGGATGTATTATAACCTAATAGGTATTGTATTTCTTATTTATGGATTTGTAAAAATAGCGATGGTGACATCACTTATCTTTATACCTCCTGAAATAAAAAAGAGACTTGCATTGATTGAAGGGTTTGATTTCTTTGTTAGTTTGGATGATACATTGGCTGGTCATATGTATGAATATATACTTTTGGTATTCGCGGTCTTTTCCATTATTCATGGGCTCGCTCTACTTGGTGTATTTAGAGAATCCTTCCATGATGTGATTGAAAGAAAATCATTCCAATATCCTTTCTATATTGCTCTTGGATTGTGGATGATGATATTCTATATATCAGTAATCTATACGAATATACCAATTGAGAAAGATATGCAATATGTACGAAATTACAAAATATATTGTTATCTTGGCGGTCTATCTTTCTTGTTGGTACCATTTATTTGGGAAGCCATAGAATACTTTAATCCAAAATTATATAGGATGCGCCAAGATACACAACTTATGTATATGACACTGCTGATGTTGGTAGCAATTTTCATCATTTTCCTCGTATATATAGTTACGATGCGACTCAAAAAGTTATACGATAAAAATAATTTATCATTTACAAATTTATATACATTAAATCAAAAGAAACAAGAGACAGATAAAAAAGAAGTATAAGAAATAGATTATAGGATATATAAGATAAAAGACAAAAACGAAAACATAAGTCATAAAGATGGTACAAAATATAAGAACAGAGCAGGAAATTAATCAAATTATTCAATCCTTTCAAGGACTTGTGGTAATTGATGTATTTGCTACATGGTGTGGTCCTTGTAAGCTACTTTCTCCTAAACTGGATATAATGGAACGAGAATTTCCAAATGTAAAGTTTATTAAAGTAGATGCAGATGAGGTTGTAAATTTTGCGGATAAAAATGAAATTTCAGCCATGCCGACGATTATCCTTATGAAGAAAGGTGTTGAAGTAAATCGTATTACAGGGCTAAACGAAGTACAAATAAATAATATGATTAAAAAATATTTATAAAATAGTATTAAGATAGAAATAATGACAGAAAAATGTGGTATAATAGACAAATTGCGTAATCCAAAATTATTTGATATGTCTATCTTTGATTGGGTAACCTCTTTGTTAGGAGCATGGATTATTGGACGATTCATTTTTAACCTTACTGGAGCAATCGCGTGGATTGCATATATCCTTTTCTGGATAGCGCTCGGTGTTTTTATTCATTGGCTTATAGATGTTCCAACCATGATTGGATACTATTTAGGTATATCTGAAAAACCGAAGCGTAAGCAATGTTAATTAATTAGAAATTTTTATTATTTAATTTTAAAGGTTTTAACTTACCACCCGGTGTAAGATATCTACGTCGTCCATCGACAAGAATATATGTGCCTTTTGTACTTGTATATTTTTTATATTGCTTTTTATTGTAGGTATATTTATTATTACCACCTCCTTCTATTTCACATCTATTTTCTTCACAATAGGTATCTGAAATAGGTACGGTTTGATATTTTTCATCATATTTATCAATATTTACATAACAAATATAGTAAATTTCAGGAGTTTGAATCAATTCATATTTTTTTCTCTGTCGTATAGAATCATTCAAAGAGCCTATATCTCTCCAATCTAGAGGAAATATATCCTTTGGATTATATGAATCTACAATCACAGGAATTTTTTCTGTATCCGTATTACACATCGTGCCCATGACTACATGACCTATTAAACGACCACTTTCATTCGTTGTTGTATATCGAATCGAAATATGATCTAATTGATATTTGTTCCCATTTATTTCTATTATGTTAAATAAGACAGATTGATCCGAAAGAAAAATGGTGTTTTTCATATCATCCAATTTAATTGTTTGTTTTTGATTTTTCATATTCTTATCAAAATAATGTAATATAAGAAGCTCTGGCATTTCAATTTTATGTTTACTTTTATCTTTACTTTTATAATTTTGTAATGGATCATCAAAATTATTCAATAATTTTATATTTTTTTTATAGTTTTGAAATGGATCCTCAAAAATATTCAATAATTTTACATTTTTTTTATACTTTTCATAACCATATATATATTTTAACATGGTTTTAAAAGCAGACAAGGAATTTCCACCTTCTTCTAAATGTAAAGGAAAATCCGTTTTTCCAGAAATAGTAGCAATCGTCGTTGGTTTATATTTATTATTTAACTCAGAATCAAATTTAATACGTTCTACTACTTCTTCTTCTTCGTGTATTTTAATAGTAAAGGATGCTAATAATTGTATATAATCTCGTATATTAGGACAAGTAAGATCAATTCTTTTTTGAATCGTATCTTTCCAAGTTTTATATAGATGTGTTTGTAATATATGATTACATTTATAAAAATATATTAATTTCATGATCATAAAGGTAGCAACTTCATCCATATTTTGCTTTGTGACAATAATAGGAATAGAAGGAGTAATTTTAGATTGTTTGTCGTATCCTAAATTTAATATATATTCATCATATACTTCTTCCTGTATATTTGTTTCATAGGGTTGTATGAGAACTTTTAAATGTATGTTGGTGTCATATAAATGACTGCAATGAATCGTTTGTTCTGCTGTTTTCTTTTTTAAATGTTCTATATACTCATGTAATTTTAAAAGAGCGAAATGGTATAGTTGTGGCGACAATAAAATTCCGTGTATGGCAGCATTATAATAACACGTGCCGGATGCTTGAATAAGTCCTTTTGTACATGAATGTTTCGTTTGGACGAATCTTTCTGCTACCAGTTTTTCATATACAGAAGGATAGTCTGCGCGAATCATCTCCCAATCAGTATGTTTCTCCAATTTTATAAATACACGTAATGTATCTATATTCTCCATTTGTGATGCTTTTTTTAATAAATTCGTATATACTTTGGTAATATCCGCACCCGCGTGTACTAACATTTCAATAATTATAGCAAATTTTTCTTCATATTGTGGTATTTTTTGAGCTTCTTCCAAAACAATTTGTATTATTTCATGCTTATTTTTTCTGGATGAAATGATACCCTTGTATTGTTTTAATAAAAATTTTATAATCTTGATTTGAACCCCTTTGATAGCATAAATCAAAGCATTGTATAGCATTAATTTATGATGTTCATTTGCTATAAAATTTTTATCTATTAGCATTTCATTTAGTATTTTTGTATCTCCATAAAAGGATGCTGTTTGTATACGATTAATTAAAGCTTGGTCCTTCTCATTCATTATAATTTTGGAAATATATGGAACGATTCCGTATAGTATCTGCACATAGATGTTAAAATAAAAATAAAAATAAAAATAAATTTAAAACATTATGATTCTATAAAGTATTCAAAAACCTTTCCGTCTGGATAAAGTTTAAAGAAGATCTCTGCTGTCACGCGAATATCTTCATCGGCGCGATGGAGTTCTGCTACAGGCTGGTGTCCATAAAGACGCTCATAAAGATTACATAATTTTGGCCATCTTTGTCCGGGAATTGTATTTGTTAGCATTGTACAATGCTTTTGTTTGCTGACCCACATAGAATGGATCCATACATATTTGGCACGTATTAATTCAGATACTACAATTTTGTCATCAAATGCCATATTATGACATACAATAAGTTCTGTATCTATCAAATCTTCTGCCAACACTTCCATTGCTTCTCGTAATGGTATTCCTTTTTTAAGAGCGATTTCCATTGTAAAACCGTGAATATTAGACGCCTCTTTCGGTATTTTAAAACCGTCTGGATAAATAACAAAATCTCGTTTTTTAATCACCGTTCCATTTTTAGCATATAGATTCCAAGCGATTTGAACGAGTCGCGCACATTCCCATGCTTTGCTATCCGTAACTGGTTTGTATTTCCACCGATCTTTATAGGCATTTGAGAGAGCAGGTGGAAGCCCTGACGTCTCTGTATCCAAAATCATTATATAACTCATAATTCAAATATTTACTGTTATATACAACAGATACAGAATGGCTTAATACAATTTGTAAATTTTGTAATATTTTTACCATTTTTTATTTCCTTTTATTCTTGATAAAAAGGGAATGAAAAATACGGAACATATCGCTATTTTTACAAGAGTATAGACAATTGATGATGATTTCTTTATAGGGTCTAAATCTTCTATATGGCGTGGAATAATTTGATGAACTTCTTCTATTACAGGGAAGATGGATTCTTCTATAGGTGAAATTGTTTCTGTTACAGAAGTGGCTTTCTCTGCTTTCTCTGCTTTCTCTGCTTTCTCTTCTTTCTCTTCTTTTGTTGTAACTTGCTCTGCGGTATGATCCAATAATTCATCTGTTTTTGGAATACAAACTTTAGTTGTTACATGTCTTACACAACTGGCAGAACTGGCAAATACTTTTTTACACAAATTACATGTGTTCTTTGGTGTACTTAAAATTAATCCATGTTTATGTTTTACATGCCTTGATAAACCCATTATACTTTTGGCTTCGAATGAACAATTCTCACATTGTTGCATTGTGTCTATTGTTGTAGTTGTTATAGTTGTCATATTCTTTATATTAACTTATATTTTATAATATTACTGTGCTTTGTAATTTTTGCCCAGATAAGTTCGACCAATCCAATTATGATCTATCTCTAGTTTCTTACTTAGAGCGAGTTGCGAATTGCGAGTCAACACATATAAATAATTCAAACGACGCATTACTTTTACTACTGCTTGATGTATTGTCTTGCTTTCCGTAGATGATATATCTTCAATTGCTTTTTTAAGAGCATTACGACGTTCGGGTGCTTTCAATTTTATTAGATTTTCGTATCCGTATATGGAAAGATCCAACTCATCGGATGACATTATTTTTTCACTGGATGGAGTTTTACCAGGGTTACCTACATCTTGAATACATGTGGGTTTTACACGGTATACTTTCTTATTATCAGACCGTACAGCCTTGTATCCTACACGCTCTATCATACCTTCAGGGCAAATCATTCTTACTCGTTATTCTATACAAAATGAATAAAAATAAATTATAATGAAATTGTTTAATATTTAATGTTTAATATTTAAGTTTCTTCTTTTGACACAAGGATATAATAGCTGTATTTGCACATGTGAAAAGCTCCTTTCTTTCTAAATTATGTGTTCGTATATGTTCCAATACTTCTTGAAAGGGAAACCAAGAGACTTTTTGAACTTCACGAGCCTGATTTATATTTGTTGGATCAATAATTATTTCTCTCTCACAATTTGTTATAAGTTCTGCTATAAAATATACATGCCTATATAACACAGCATTCGTGCCATAAAATACTTCTTCAAATGGCTTAATAGTATCACAAATTTTTACATCGCTAATATTAAATCCCGTCTCTTCGCAGAATTCGCGTATAGCACAACTCACATCTGTCTCTCGTAGATGTCTTCTACCTTTTGGGAATCCCCATTCAGGCTCTGTAAAAGGTGTTGTCGTATCTTTAATAATAGAACCCAATGAAAATTTACAATTAATTCCATTTTTATCTTTTATTTCTACGCCTTTTTGAATATCTTTAAATTTCTTATTTGCCTCCTCAAAATCGACGGTATGTCGTTGAATTGATTTTTGAAACCATACATGATTCCATAAATCTTCAAATGATTTTGTAATTAACATATTACGCTCGATCGTCGTCATATGTCCTAATAATTTTGTTATATAGGGCACATCGTTAGGATCGTATTTACCTCTTATAAATTCCATAAAAGATAGACTGTCTTTGCGTTGTATCATAAGATATTCAGGGGCATCACGAATATTACGATAACATATAAGACCGAAACTAACGATTGGTTGAGGACATGACTTATAAACATGCCCGTTCATTCCGCAGTTTCTACAAATATGTACTTTTCTTGGCTCATCTTGATTGGTTTGACCGTGTTGGTGTTGGTGTTGGAAATGATTGTTTTTGTAAACAGACATACATACTATAATTATTCTATAATATACACCTCTTCTTAAGCAAAATAAAATCCTGAATATCATAAAAGTAAAAAAGTAAAAAAGTAAAAAAGTAAAAAGTAAAAAGTGTTATGTATATAGAGAGAAGAAACCGTATTAAAATGGGAATAGAACCGACCATATGGGGATCCAATATGTGGGCAATGATTCATTTAATTTGTATTTATGCTCCTGAAACCATTGACGCAAATGTTCGCAATACTTATTATATGTTTTTCTCAATGATGCCCTATGTACTTCCATGCGAAAAGTGCCGTGATCATTGGTTAGAACATATTAGTAAATATCCAATTGAACAATCACTTGATACAAGAGAAGACCTATTTAAATGGTCTGTAAATATGCATAATCTTGTGAATGTAAGTATCGGTAAACCCGAAATTTCGTACAGTCGCGCTTTTGAACACTGGACAAATGTAAGCAACGGTGCTACGCCAATAACAAAACATATTTCCAATAACAAAGAATACATTAATATACTTTCTAAAAAAACAACAAATAATTATAATGTACGATCGCTGATAATAATTTTACTAATTTTAGCAATAATTATGATTATCTTCGCCACATTCTGGTATATGAACCGTTCGTAAAACGAATTAGAGCATATACATGTTTGGCTTAGTACCACCTATGGTGGCAGCGCCGAAACCGTAATCCGTAAATTTCTCAGCTTCTTCCTTTTTCTCAGCTTGTCCCTTCATAGCGGGTACTTCTTCTGATTCAGCATAACCGGTGATCTTAGATTTTTTAGCGACATTGGCCATGGCATGGGCAACAAATTTCTCCATCGCCTTTTCTCCGTTTACATCGTTCGCGACAGCTTCTCCAGCAGCTTCACCTTCAGCTTCACCTTCTTCAGCTTCTTCAACTTCTTCTTTCTTCTCGGGCATGTCTTCGAACATCTCAAATGCTCCTCCGTTCATCAGCTTCTTTGCCATAACGTTAGCATCCTGGAAAGACATCGAGAACTTCTCAGCCTCTTCTGCGTGCTTGTCCGATGACTTTACGGTGATAGCAACGATGATAAGCAATATGCAGTAGATGATGGTTAGTACGGCAACGATCCAAGCATACCATCCGCAGAAGGGGGCTTTGCTGGTACCATTTACAAGGCACGTTAGCTGGAAAAGGACGATAGCTATGGTGGGAAGGGCAAACAGGAACATGATCACGATGATCATTACTCGCTTACCGATGGAGATATTTTCCTTGCCGAAAAGGATGGAAAGAGCTACGGCGACAATCGCCACAAGGATGGCATATCCTGCCCAACGGGATTGGGTGGCGCCTACGAAATGATCACTGAAAGCCATATGATTTAAACTGTTCTATAAAAGAAGGCAGAAAAAAGAAAAGAAGTATAATAAGCAAAACGAATTTAAGGTTTTGACGCTATATACAATTAACCTATTGTCATAATATCATAATATCAGTTCGCTGATTCGCAAAATAATTTCTTATTATTTTTAATTCATCGTTCGTGCTTTCATAAACGATGGGGATTCCTCACTATTTTCGGGTGATCGCCCAAACCTATCCGGGAATCATCGGTCTTTCTATGCCTCCTACGGACCATATTTTCTTTGATTTCAACGGAGCAATTCATCAATCTGCTAAAAAGGTAATTGACCAGAAAAAAACGCAAAATGTAAATGTAAATATCGTTGATCTTTATGACGATCCAAAGTTAAAGGATCTATCTGTTAGCGGCGACGATGAAATTGATCCTATTGAAAAAGAGATTATGGATATGGTAGAAGAATATGTAAGAACTTTAACAAATCTTATCAAACCGAAAACAGGAGTTTATATTTACATGGATGGTGTCGCTCCTCATGCGAAACTTATGCAACAGCGTAAAAGACGCTATTTATCCATGATGCGATACAAACTTCTCAAGACAGAGCCTATTTGGGATACAAATGCTATATCTCCGGGCACAATATTCATGATTCGTCTTGGGGCATTTCTGCGAAAACAGCTACGATATAGACCTCTAAAAAATGATATTACAACAAAGTTCAGCTTTTCAGATGAAAATGGGGAAGCAGAACATAAAATATTCGCTTCCATGGCGTGTATTCCACACGATGAAAAAATCATGATTCATGGACTGGATGCGGATCTTATTATGCTTTCCTTGTTATGTCATCGCCCGAACATCACTCTTATGAGAGAATACCAAGACAGTATGGATTTTCAGTTTCTTAATATTGATAAATTGCGCGAAGGTATTCTGAAAGAACTTTCAAATACATATAAGTGGCCGATTGATGCTGGTGTAGGAATTTTTGATAAATTGGCTTGTGATGCTATTGAATCCTACATCGTATGGTGTTTCTTGTTGGGCAATGATTTCATACCTCATATGCCAACACTTCATCTTCAAAAGTTTGGTCTTCAAAAAATATTAGCGGCATCACAGCATACAATGTTGGTAAATTCAACGACTTCTGAGATAGATTGGGATGTTATGTATCATATATTAGAATCACTTTTAACACAAGAAAACGATATCATGTATGGTCTCGTATCCGATAGTATGAGAAAATTCTGTCATGCGAAAACCGACGAAGAAAAAGTGGATATGTATCCTTTGTTGGAAGAAAACAAATCCGATCTTACAATGGAAATACATAATGGTTGTGGAGCTCGTATGAAAAATAATCCAGCGTGGATTCCATTATACTATAAAAAACTATTTCATACACGGATACATGATCTTGGAGTGGTTTCTACTGCCTGCCAAGAATATACAACCGGTATGGAATGGACCTATCGTTATTATAAACGGCTCGCGCGTGATTCTACCTGGTATTATCCGTATTTATATGCTCCCACGATGTTGGATTTAGCAAATCATATCGCTATATCAAAAGAAGATCATGCCATTATGGTACAAACTTGGAAAGAAAAATACAAAGTACCAACCTTTATACCAGATTATGTACAATTGTTATGTATTCTTCCTCCAGAAAGTATTCATCTTATTCCTGGAAAATTAAGAAGTGTTATGACCGATCCAAATCTTGGATGTACGCATATGTATCCTCGTAAGTATCCTATCTTAACTTTCTTAAAAACAAGACTATGGGAATGTTCACCCGTGCTTCCTGCTTTAGATATACCTTTGCTACAGAAGAACGCCGAACAAATTGTAACGCAGATTGATCGTATAAATCCTAGGAAAAAAGCAACAGAGTCCTTCTCACGCGGTTTTCATATTTCTAAATAGAGTTTCCGCTACCATTTGTATTGTTTACATCAATATTTGTATGATCTCTATCATCCGATGATACATAGCTGTCCGACGAAACGCGCCTATTTTTTACATTGTATTGCGTAAATGGCGTAGAGGTAGTTGTTATTTGACTATTTCGCATGGCTCTATTTTGTTTTTTTATTTCAACATTGATTTTATTTGAAACATCTTTGAAACGCAGGTGGTCTTTTGTAACATGATCTAAAGGAGGTGCCTGATCCATGATAGATTGATATCTATTAAAGGCGTCGCGAAGATACATTATTCCGGCGGTATCTCTATCACCTGGCGGTATGAATACCGTACAGTGTATATCCTCTGATAATTTCTTCAAAGCGACACAAGTAGAAATACTCTTGGAAACGGTTTCTCCAATTTTTTTGAATGATTCATAGGTCTGTATCATAGCAATAAAGACATTGACAATACCAATGGATATATTGATATATTGTTGCGTTCTTAATGGGTCAACCGAAGAAGAGGCAAAGGAGGAAGAACCAAAACTTGCAGCACCCGAAAGCGAAGATAATATAATTGCTGGAAGCCGAAGTTTGTTGTGTATTTTACTTGTTTCTACATACAATAGTCTATATACCTCCGCGAGTTCAAGACAGGTTTTATGTAGTAATTCAAGATACTCTTCTTCGCGTTCACACCAGAAATGAGCAATTGGTGGCTGTACGGATGTCATTGCTTACAATCCTAATAAAAAAGCTTTCTATATTTTGCTAAGAGGATTTATTTCTTTGTAGAAGAAATTTTATTACATAGAATAACCGCATCTTCGGGAGTCATACGATATCTGGGATCTGGATGAAGAATACCTCGCATCAATGTCACATAGTCTTGATTATTATGAGGATTATCCAAATACTGATCTAATTCACATATCGTCGTTCCAATAGAATAGACATCAATCTTATCGGCAAAATTATCAAACTTCTTATAATCCGTTAATGCGATCGATAGAAGTGATTCGTGATTTGATGCAGCAATAAATTCGCTTATTGTATAATATGGATATACATATTGTTGCATACTTTCAAAGCGATGTATAATTTGCTGTGTTAGGTCCATATTCTTTATTTCTTCAATGCGCATATTATAATACTTTTCTTTTTTCATAGCGAGACTTGCTATGTAATATTCTGGAGGAAAGGGTCTATATCTTCGTTTTAGTCTTTTGTAATTTCGTTCTGTATAAATTTGCGAGAATGGTAACATAAGGCTAAAATCTATAAGAATGGCCTTTCTTTTATAGACGAGAACATTGTCAAGCTTAATATCCTGATGTACCATTTTGTTTTTCTTAAGAAGAACGATTGCTTCAAATAAGGGTGTAATCATTTTGGCAAAGGATCTAACAGGGATATGTTTCTTATAATTCATAAGTGTCTTTTCAATATCTGTTCCACCATATGGCATCGTAATCTGCCATATTTTTTTATTTTTTAATTGATCAATATTAAATGATTCTGTATTATAATCCGTACTTCCTATACTTGTAAATAGTTCACATTTGGATATGGCATTTACATTATCAGGTTGTGTAAATGCTTTCTTATCAACGGAACACCCGCTTATAGGTGTGAGTATTTTTTCTTCACTCGGATCAATCTTTTTTGTCATCTTTCCAAAACGAACTTCGTTGTCGTATTTGTATTTATCATAAAATAGTTTTCCAACCTTTTTTCGTGTATCCTTATCTTTATCCTTGTCCGTAATAATGGTTTCTTTATTATCACATGGGAGTGGATGGGAAATAACACAACCATATGATCCTTCTCCAAGGACTTTTAATTTATTTTTTGGAGGCATTGTACTTATCTCATTACATTATTAACCGAATTTATTATTTCTTTTTTCAGTTATAGTTGTGTAAATATGATGTGTCAAAATATAATAGCTTATTACAAGAAATGCCTTGTTGGACACTTGTTATTACGAGTATCGGATTTTTCATACCTGCTCTTATCGCTGCTCAAATGAAAAAACATAAAGAAAAGATTATTATATCAGCATTGGCATCAACCAGTGTCCTTTACCACGGAACTATACATCCATTAGCACGGTTTATAGATACTTGTGTAGCGCACTTTGCAGCAATTCTGTTTTTATCTGGTGGAGTAAGAGATTTTCTAAAATACAAAAGAGTATATGATGTAATAGGTATTACATTAAGTGGTATTTCCATAATTATGTACTATACGAAAAGTCTTCGTATTGATCACGAAGATACAAGCCGAAAATGGCATATGGGTGTTCATCTTACAGCACAGGCGGCATTATTAATCTTTCTTAAAACACAACCCCAACCCCAACCACAAGATCTATATTTACCATAATTTTTATAGAAGAACAAATTGTTTTCGTAATTGTAAGAATGACAACCGTCCCGCGATGGATAGCAAAGGCTAAAAAAGAACTGGAGTATTGCTATCGTTATTATACCGTACAGAAAGAAATAATTCTTTTTACACCAGAAACGATAAGGCAATTAGTAGAAGAAATAGGAGATAGTAAATATACACTCGAAGGCGTGAAAGAGTTTTTGGGTCGTTGTAAACGGAAAGTCCGGTTTTCTATGAATTGTATTACGATTGACGTCGTATGTAATAAAATAAGTAAGAAACTTATTGAACAAATTACAAGAACTCTTTATCGTACAAATGCTATATGTAGGATGTTCAAAATAACAAGAAACAATCAACCGTATCCTATCATTCTGGTGCCGTTTGATGAACCACGAACAAAGCCGGAAATTATGAGTGATATTGTAGAACCAAAACATGTAAATGGAGGTTATACATATATCAATAATGGAAACATATACATTTATCGTTTAGAAGAATGGCCGAAAGTTGTTCTACATGAATTACTCCATAATGTGCCAAAACTACAGATGATTCCGTGGTCAAATATAACAATTAAACAATTATATAATGTTTTTGATATTAATACATCGGGATGTCCAGATCATTGTAGTACTTCCCTTGAACCTACAGAGGGCGTCATTGAAGCGTGGGCAATTTTTCTTCATACAGTATTTATGTCCTTAGAAATGCCAGATAAAGACTTTTATAGTCTTCTCAAAGATGAGATCAAATGGAATGATAAACATATCGAATGGATACTAAGCAAAAAAGAAATCTATAAAGATAAAAAATGGAGTGAAACATCCCATATTTTCAGTTATATCGTCCTTCGTGGTATTATCCTTCATCATCTCGATTCGTTTCTAAAATTATCAATACCATATGACGAAACAAAATTGTCTCTATTCTGGATAGAAAAATGGCAAAATATAAAAGACAAATATAATTATAATATAAATAATAAAAATAATATTAATAATAAAAATAACACCACATTGCGAATGAGTAAATACGGAGATGTATAATGAAATCGTGATTAATAATAATAATAATTAAATAATTTGGAGATAAATACGGTTGTCATTTGATTTATATATCGGCGAGAGTCCATTTGCAACAGATTCGGGTGTATTTATTTTATATGGAAGTTTTTTCCCTATAATAGAAACCATATTTCGTTGGATAATTACTTTTTTGTTCCTATTAATCATATCTAAAGCATGGTTGATACGAGAGATACGCTGTGTATATTTTGCAATTGTAATATCTGTCTGTTTTTGAGCAGTACGAGATGTCATTGTATCGCGCGTGGTTTCAAGAGTTTGCATTTCATTTGTTAGTTTCTGTACACGCTCATTCATATCTTCTGGAGTTCCATAAACATCATCTGTCTCTTTTAGGGGTGCATTCAGTGTTTTTATATTTATTCCAAAATCTTTTAAGCTTATTGTACCCGGAATTGTACCTTGAAGCGTATTATATCCACATGCATTATTATGAAATTTATATATGTATGCATTCGTTTCTTTTGGCTGTATTATTAAACTGGCATAACCTTTTCGCTTAGTGTCTTCTTGTAATATTTCTTCAAATAATTTTTCATATAGTTGTTCTTTCACCTGGATCGATCTATCTAAATTAATTTTTTGATTCGAATAACTATATATACTTATATCACGTATAATAGACGAACTATCTATAGTAAATCCAAATAGATTATTTACGACGGTTTCGTCACCATAAATATTTATATTTGAACAAACATCTCTCTTTACATCCGAATAATTAAAATTATTAAAAGCAACACGGGCGTAGTTTTGTCCATCATTAAATACATTAGACAATGGATTTGGGTTTAATACAAACGTATTATTTGTTTGAATATTCGTTGTCAGTTGACTAAACTCATTATCATCTGTAACCTTACGGAAACAGTACGCCCATGATGATGGATTTCCACGATTTGTATTTGTTGTATCTGTAAAATTTAATATAGGGACATTTGATCCTAACTTCCAGTTTTGAAGAGTAACTTTACATATTCCTGTTTCTGGTAGTTTCTTAATCTCATTCATTACCATGTTATAACTTTCCGTGTTAGCTCCATAATAATTTTTCAGTTCGATATCTTTCATATTAAATATTCCTTCATCGCATTCATTTACCAATGATGTATAATATACGCTACACTGCGTATCCAAATCTGTATCCGTGTTAGTATTTATATTCATATCAGTATAAGATGAACTTGAAAAATTTGTTATTAACGGGGGCGGTGGAGGCGGAGGCGAAACAGGTTTTGGTTTTGGTTTAGGTTTTGGCTTTGGCTTTGGCTTTGGTTTCGGCTTATCAAATATATTCTTTGCGAATCCAATAGCATTATTGAATATAGATCCTATACTGAAATTTTCTATCTTTTTCTGTTTCTGTTTTTCAATTATATAGATAACGACTACTATAAATAAAATTAATAGAACAAGAAGAGTAGCAATTATAATATAACTTTTTATACCCATTATAATTATAGTGATTGTAGTGTTTTCTTACTTGTTTTCTATATTTTAATTTTGAGTATATGGGTATTTGATTATTCAAACTTTTGTTTTTGATTTTTGTACTTATAGACATTACAAGTTATCTCTATAAAAAGTAAGTAGAACATCGTCGAAAGAAATTTATAGACATAATGCCAATCGAAGACGTTGATTATCTTAAACAAAATAGTATTATCCAAAGCTATATATTTCTAGTCGATAGCAAAGACCGTGATCACGAAGCGTACCCTAATCCTTCAGAATATGTCACTACATTTACAGCACCATTTGTAAATGTTATTGGAATGCAATTGATGGATGCATCTATACCACGGACGATGTACAATATAGATAGTTATAACAATACACTTTCGTTCTATATACGCTCTTACGGTAATACAACACCTCTGTATAGTATCTCAAATTATAAAACAGTAACCATTGATCCAGGGAATTATACCATCCAAACATTGATACCTGCTCTTACGAGTGCTCTGTCTATGAACATTAACGATAGTTCAAATTATCCATCGGCAAGTATTATGGCAAAAACATTATCCAATCCGCCGGAATTAAAAAACAAGATTGAATTCCGGTGTTCTTATCCATTTGCTTTTGATATGAAGAATTCTACCATTGCCGAAACGCTTGGTTTTGATCTATTTCCAGTGTCAAAAGAGAGATATCTTTATAGAAAAATAAATATGCCGATAGACCAAAGTAATCAACAAGTTTTCGGTAGTGTAAACTTCGCTACAAGCAATAGTATTTACGGAAACAATACAGAAGAGTCTTCCTATTGCAATATCCTTTATCAGTCATTGGATAGCGTGAATGCTGCTTTGGTAGATGTATCAAGCAATCATTATGTAGCACAATTATTTACTGTCCCGGCAAGAGCATACATTAGTAGTGTAGCAGCGGCATTTAATCAAACTACAGTAAATCCTGTTCCATATTCCATTGTCAGGGGAACTTCAAATACTCCTCTTTATAGTTTGGATACCTCATTTAATGCTTCAAATACATATTCACCCGGATACTCTAATTATGCTACATCCAATGCCCAACAAATTGGCGATTTTGTTACATCCAACATAACAACCTATATTATTAACCGTTTGACCTCTAACAACACATATATAACTACATCCAATGCGAATACATTCTCGGGTTTTACTCCAAATATATATGTGGATATAAACAGCAATATTGTAGCGCCTGTTGTACAGACGATTCATGTTTCTGGTATTACCGTGATCGGCGGTATCTCAAATGTAACATCAAATGTCGTCAATAATATATCGTCAAATATCACAACAAATTATCTATCAAATGTGACCGTATATACATCACCATTGATATCCTCCTCGTTTGATATATCGGATACACAGGGAGGGCTTTCTACCTCGGTGATACAAGCGCCACCCCTCATGAATACAGATAGATATTACTGGCTTATGATTGGCAGCAATACGATAACACCCGGTAGCAATACAGATGTGTATTATTGTAGCAATATACCAAATTTACCGGGTACAGTATTGCTCCGTAGTACAACTTCGGGTCTTACTTGGACACCAACGATCAATGGTGTATCTACTTCCAATCAACTAGTTACAAATATTGATAGTGATCTATTGTATTCGGCACCGATTCTTTCGGAACCATACAATCTCTTTGTAGGACCACGCGGTGTATTGCGTAAACTTTCCGTTTCTTCTACAAAATATGTAGCACAGCGGTTTATTGTAAATACGAGAACCTTTTTCCAAACAGTAAGAGCGGCATTTGCTTTTGACAGTGGGTTTCCTGTGCCGTTTTCCGTTCATATTGGGACAGAAACCGTACCATATATGTCAACCGATTATATACTTTTCACTTCCAATATGAACATTGATTTTGTAAATGGTACATTGTCTGAAACAACGATTACTACACCCGTATTGCTTGTAGAAAATATATATTATTGGCTCGTGTTCGGTAATAGCTCTATGTCCGGCGGAACCGATATATACTATAATGATATTAATCCGTATATTGGCGTACATACGCTTTATAGTACGACAGATTCGGGAACATCATGGATAACTCCGGATGTAGCAGATATCAATTACAATTTATCTGTACAAATTGTTGTAGCAGATGAATACAACCGTATTGAAGCACCCGGTATTTTCAATCTTATTGGCGAACCATACATTATTGTACGATGTCCAGAGATTGAACAAAATAGCTTTCGCTCCCTGTCCTTTATGAAAAATACTCTTGGACTGGCAAAAATTAATTTGGGTATTGTTGGATATGCCGATACACGGTTTGATTATAGTTCTGTTCCGGCGCGAGATTTCCATCCCATTGGAAAGTTCTCCAGAATGTCGTTGCGTTTTGAAACAGCAAAAGGATACCAATATGATTTTAAAGGCGTAAATCATACACTGACATTTGCAATAAGATATTACGAACCAGTACAAAAGAATAAATTCGAACAGTCCATTATGAATCCAAATTACGATGGTAATTTCCTAAGATATATGTACCATCGCGGGGATGATAATGCAGAGGAAGACAGTGATGACGATGAAGAAGACTATTCGCGCGATAATATAGATAATTATCGTGTGGTAGAAGCCAGAAATAGCCCGGAACGATTGGAACACGAAGACCGCGAAATGGGATGGTATTATAGACAATAATACCAAATTACAAATTATTATTTATTATTTATTATTTATTATTTATTATTTATTATATTTTTGATGCATATACACCGTTCCATGTACCACAAAATGGTTCTACCACAAGTCGTGCTACATATTCATTGTATACTTGAGGAGTAATAACAGCAGGAGATGTAGTTTTAATAGACTGTTCCATTACTTTTTTTGGTTCTTCGGGAATTTTCTCAGGAATAGAGCTTTCTATACCAACGGATTGGTTTTCTTTTTCTTGTATTTGATTCGTATCATAGGGAGCAGGGGTCGCAGGGATAGCAGGGGTAGCGGGGGTCGCGGGGATAGCAGGGGTGACAGAGACAGTGGCGGTATCCGTTGTAACAGGCATACCATATGAAGGATATGAAACAGGATCGGGTATAGAAATACGAGAAGATGGGGAGGCATCCTGACGTTTCTCTTCTCGCTGTATCATCCTTGTCTGTTCATTTAATAACATTGCCTCATCATCTCTCGCCTCCTGTGCTTTATTCTCTGCATCTCTTTTTGCATTTTTTGCTTTTCTCGCTGCTACTGTCGCTACTTTATTTGCCTGTATTTCCTCATTCCTTGCAGCATTCGCAATTGCCACGACCGATGCGATTGTCGTATTTGCCTGTTCTTCCTCCTTACCTGCAGCATTTGCCTTTATCACCGCTTCATTCTTCTTCACGGTAGCATCCTCTACCTGTTTTGTTACATCAAGTAAATATGCATATACCCTTCCCCTAGTATCCTTCGCTTTATCGTATCTTTTTTTCGCATTATCCAATTGATTGCTATTCCCATATTCTTTCTTTACATCAGCTACATTCTTCTCTTCTTTCTTAACTGCATCCTCTGCCTTTTTCATCTCATTCTCTGCATTCTGTAGATTTGTTGAAGCCGTTGCTTCTACCTCACTTGCCTGAGCCAACTCGTTTCTTGCTGCCTGTGCTTTTTCCACTACAGATGCTATGGTTGCATTTGCCGCTTTCTCATTCATTTCGGCAGCCTCCACTTTTTTCATAGCAATAGAAGCTGTCGTATTTGCCTGCTCCTCCTCCTTCATTGCCAGCTCTGCTGCTACTTTTGCTTCTTGTGCTGCTTGGTTTGCTTGAGCTACGGACTCTGTAGTTACTTCATTTGATAATTTCCTTCCTCTCACTGCAGGAATAGACGACGAAGAGTCAAATTTCTCCTTACCATTTTTCTTCTCCTCTGCCTCAAACTTTTCTTTATATGTTTCGCTATCAATCTGGTAAAGGAACTTTGTAATCAAGTTATCATTAATAACGCCGGAATTTACGAGTTTCATAATATCGTCTTCACTTAATTTATTATTGGAAAGGTCCTCAAATAATTCTTGTTCTTTATCGCTAAGTTCAGGAAGATTTGAAAAGCCCTCTATCCCACTGTTCCACCACCTCTTTCCCCTAGACCCATAAAAGAGCGAAAATAGCAATATAGCAATAAGCGCTATTAATACGATCGTTAATATAAGTTGGTATCTCATGAAAATGTTTTATCCTATTTGAAAGAAACATTTTTATGGTACAGATTTATAGAATGGGACTCCTCAAAGCGTTTGTTGACACAGATCTTAATATATTGCAATTCCGTAAAACAGAAAGCTTGACACCGGATATTAAAAAAATAATTGATATACTTACGATTGATTCAAAAAGCCCACCCCAGATTGTAGGAAGCTTTCAATATAAGGCGCACGAATATCCTTCCGATATTGATCTTTATGAGCCCGTACACGGATGCTGTAATTTTGATATAAGTACAAAGAAGATAGCAAAAAAGATTCAGGGTATGGTTAAAAAATTACAAGCAAAACGATTCACCTATATAGGAGACTTCAAGGCGGGTATAGATAATCGGTATTTCATTAATATTGGGTCATATGATCCTGAAAAAAATAAGTTAAAAGGCTATGATCAATACAAGATCGTAGAGCGAATTGCTGATATATATAAGCAACGACTTCTGACAAAAACAGAGGCACTTGATTTAATTCAACTTACATATGATAATCCAAACGCTTATCAATATCAGAAATTAAGAGATGCTGTACGAAAGCGATATATCCTTCGTTGGACAACCGATGAACTTTTACAAGGTTCTAAGGATTTGATACTCGGTGAAAAAATAACGCTTGAAGAAGCAATATCACAAGGAACAATTGTAAAAATAGATGTATGGGCGCTTATTGACGACCGTTTTATGGAAATTACCAATTGGTTTTTATTGGTGGCGAATATTGAGGGTCAAGATATATATCTCAGTGAAAAGCCGGATATGTACCAGAAATCATTAAAAAGAGAGATCTTGCTTTTCAAAAACCCTTTGTTCAAAAAACATATGAAATTGGCCAAACGAATGTGGTTGTACGCCATATCCGAGAAGGACAGTTATACAATCGGTAAACTATATCCACTGTTTAGTTCGCCAATCGCTAAAATGAACCAGATACAAAGTGAGTTAGAAATACTTATCGGGATGCTCAAACAGCTCAAATCTCCGCCTTACTATCTTATAAACAAACAGGTTGCTATGTTCAAAACACGCATTGGAACCGTGCCAGATATTTACCTGAAGGATACTCTTTCAAGCAAGATATTTAAATATCTTGACAACACTCTTTCTGCGAACAAAGACAATACACAAATGATAGAAAACTTAGAGAATGCTCTTTTGATTATTCAAGACATTGTTGATCGGGATGTCAAAAAATATTTATACAATAATATTCCCCGAAATAATATATTGAAATTATTGATTAAAATTATACAAAATAAATCGATCAAAAAATAAATGGGAGTAGAACAAAAATATACTCGCTCTATATAGATACAATATGTTTGACGGAGCAGAACTATCAGCAGTATACGGATCAACACCGTATGATCAGCCTACTATGCAAAAAATGCAACAGCCTATCCCCCAACCTACGCAGCAACCTCAACAGATCGGCGTAAATCCTCATGTAGCCGATGTTAATTCTTATGGTAAAGATACCTCTTCGCACGCTACACCTCCCGATGTACAATATGCTCCCCCGAACGCTATGTACGCTCAGCAAATGCCTCACCCCAAATCGTACGCAGGAGGTGATACTTTCTGGGAAAAGATCGGCAACAAGAAGATGGAAATTGTTAAAATGATTGTCCTTTCCCTTGTCATTGTGCTTGGTCTTTCGCTGGATCGTGTCGCCGGATTCTATCTGGACGACTATATTACAAAGTCTATCTTTACCAATCTCCAAGAACTATTGGTGCGCGTAAGCTACCCCGTTGGCATTATCCTCGTCATGTGGATTATCAAGGCATCTATGTAAAGTATTCGTAATCAATACATACCAAATACAGTTTCATTTTTCTTATTATACAGTAACGAATATGTATACAAATGGTCTTTTAAGCTTAGGAAACATTAATCAGTTGGCAAAAGGAGGGATGATGACAAAGAACAAGCAGAATGATAAGAAAGAAGGAGGTGGTCTCGGTGATTTTTTTAAAAATATGGGGGACAATTTAGCTAAAGTAGTCCCAATACCAGCAGCACCAGGAGCACCAGCAGCAGGGGTAATATCACCATCGACACCACCAACACCAGGAGCACCAGTAGCAGGGGTAACATCACCATCAACACCAGGAGCAGCAGCACCAGCATCACCAGGAGCAACACAACCAGCAGCAGGGGCAGGAGCACCAGCAACACCAGTATCACCAGCAGAAGGAGAGTCAAAGCAAGTAGCACCTACCGTATCAACACCGGGGGTATCAACACCGGGGGTATCAACACCGGGGGTACCAGGGCCACCAACAGCAAACGCAGAAACACCAGAAGAATCAATCTTTTCGCGTATAAAAAATATGATCGGTGAAATTCTTGTTGATTATCAAGGACAAAGCGAAAAAATTATAGAACAAACTCCAAATATTTATATTGTATTGTTCGCAGTGTTTGTAATAAGTATTGTCATTGCAACACAGAATGCAGTCTTTTATTTATTGAAACGAATGAAGACATATAAAATAATAGCAGAAGATCGCTACAATAAGGATCTCGTCGAGTACAATATGGCGAAAAATCCGAAAATGTTTGGAAATCTTCAACTTGCTACATATACTGCTTTGGCATTTATACCATTTCTATTATTAATTATAACAATTGTCATAGGTGTTCGTTTTATATCTAAATCGCCTGATAATAAACTAACCACGATTTTACTATTTATATCGCTAACAATAATATTCGCAATCATTGTAATTCTGTCCTATTTTATTAAATATATTTCGGTTATCAAAGAGCTTAAACGAACTCGTGCTCGTATTGATCTATTTGAAAATTTCGTATATAGCAATTTTTATTTAAATAATACTCTATTGCAAACTCTCTATAACAATGGAAATTCTACGGATAATCCAAATGCTATTATCCGTAAGGCGATTAAAAATACACTTCTTGAAAACAATGCAAATCTGGACATAGCTACTATTACGAAAATAGCATACACCTTTAATATATACTATTTCTTGAATAAAGATCTCGTAAATGACGAGGAACTTAAACGATATTATAAAACTGAATCTTTAGAATTGTTTAATCCGAGACTTGTTATGTTGCCAGGAAAATCAAAAATTTTTAGAATTGGAGACTATATGAGATCAAATATTCCAGCAAATATGACCGAATCTGGTAGTATTTCAAATATTTTAAATGCTATGAATGTCATACTTAAACTTGATAACAATAAACTAAATCTTATCAAAATTGAAGTCAAAAATAATATGTATAAGACACAATCTCTTGCATTCCAGATCAGTGCTTACAAAATGGATAAACAAATCTTAACCCTTGTAATAATATCTATAATTATGTATATTCTATTGGCAACAATTATCGCTATTATGTTGTATAAGGCAACCAAAGAAACTAAAGAAACTACAACGATCGAAACGGAATAAGTGAGAAAAGAATTCTACCTGTAGAATAGAGAATATGCAAACAGCAGGAAAACTACCAGTACTGCCAAGACCGGGGGGAAAAAGAACAGGGCCACCAGGAGGGAAAGAGACATGGGTGGATAAATTAAAGAAAGCCACTGAAAAGGTAGGGGAAGGATTCCAAGGTGATAAAAATAGCTCCCCAGCACAAGGGTATCCTTTACCACCAAAAATGCCACAAAATACGGGAATGGGACCTATAACAAATACAGGAATGTCAAATACAGGATTAAATACGGATATGTCGAACAATCAAGAATCGTCAGGAAATATTTTTGATAAAATATTTTTGATAATTATATCAATCGGTATTATTGCTGTTTTTGCATTGTTAGTTGTATGTTTCATGAATTTTATACGACTTCTAATGATAAAGATAAAAGAGAGACGTGATGCAAAAAATAATAAACTTATTATACGCGATACAATTGAGTATAAATTCTTAAATTATTCAAATGAATCAATGCAAGAAAAACAGAAGAAAAACGAATCGTTTTTCAAAAATGTGTTTTCCACGAAAAAAACAGAATCAAGTATTAAAAATGATCCACTATTTATAAACGAGCAGATCATAATTACAACAATACTTTATCAGATCATTGGTATTTTCATATTTGCTTTGATCGTGAATATATTATTCTCATTACTCCCTCTTATAAAAATGCTAAAATCTGAGCCTGGGCAATTAAATGGAATTATTATAGATCAAATGAAACAACAAATTGGTAGTGTAGATAAAAAATATTATTACGGATTGGTAGGTATTCTATTTATTGCTGTTTTATCCAGTTTATTACTTCAGTTTGTATTTAAAACTTCTGTAAATAATGTTATTTTCAATATAAAACTGAAGGCATATAAATTAAAACAAAACATAGGACTAAATTTGTATGTAGATAAAACATTTATAGATATGCTTTACAGTGATAACTTTGATTCTATCAAAAACATCATTCGTTCAAATATAAATGGGAATGTTCAGGTGGCATCCAAGATGATATTTACATATAATGTCTATCAACATTATATAACAAACTTTAAATTATCAGGCAAACATAGGCAAGAATTTAAAGAAGCTTTTACCTATGATAATCTAAAAACTGGAGCATTTGAACCGATAGAATTTCTTATTTATAAAGATGATATAGAATTCATAAGATTTGTTGATCATTTTATAGATGATGTAAAATCTGTTATAGAAGCTACAAATAATACAGATGATGTGGATCTTATGCATGCATATACGCGAAACAAGATCGGGGATATTACACTCCAAGATGATGTTTCCAATAAACTTAAAATTATAAGTGATATAGCTGTAAATTTTAGACAATCAAATCTTGATAAATCTTATAAGGAAATTTTTAAATTTACATTGATCATGTTTATTGTTGCTATTCTGCTTATCATACTATTGTTTGCTTTCGCACAACTCTTTGAAAAACCAAAACAACTGACAGACAAGTTTATAGAAATTCTTAAAGGATTAGCAGGTGCCATTGGAAATTGGGTGAAATTACCATTTGCTGCTATTGCCAAATTATTTTAAATATATTTATAATATCTTCTTTTTTCAGAATGGATTCCCCAGAATCAACCATAATACTATTAGGCATCATAGGGTGTTCTTTAATAATTATAAGCCATATTGCTTTAGTGTTTCTGGTAGGAAAACTTTATAATAAGATCGTTGGTTCTTTGCTCAAAGTAGATATGTGCGGAATTCGGGAAACCGAGGGGGATACGGTACGGTATAATGTAATGAAGGCACTTCAACAATATGAAACATCTTCAAAGTGGGTTTTTCCTTTACTCATCACATCTCTTATAATTTCAATCTTAATTGTCGTCTGTATTATCATATATATCCTGCGGGGAACACTAAATCGGGGTATATTAATCATCATATTACTATTAATAATAATATTATTGCCTATCATAGACATCGTGTTTCTCAAAGAAATCCCTAAAAAGATAAAAAATACAAATGAAGATTATAAAAAAGCTAAAGATAATATGATAAAAATAATTAAAAATATAACCACAAAATATAAATCATTCCAGATAGAAAATTCAAACGATCCAGATAGTGTAAAACAACTTTATAAATTACTACTGGAACGATGGTCTTCCAGAAATGAAGATAGTACCATAGCGGATGCTAAAAATGCTTTAACGATGTTTTCCAAAAATGAAAAATATGAAGAAATATTTACTTATTTAAAATTGGATTCATCTCTGGATGATCAAGAATTATTGAGAAAGATATGTAAAGAGAATATACCTAACTGCGTAGGTTTAGACAATGCTTTAGGAGCATTACAAATATACCGACCGCAAAAAGCGTATAAAGACTTTAAAAAATATGTAGAAAATCGTCTTATTATTCTTATCATTATGCTGTTTATTTATTTATCTCCTTTGTTCCATATATTTTATCATATGTTTGGAGCCGTATCCTTCGGTATATCAATCATTGTTGTCATCTTCTTTGTAATAGCATTTAACTATATGCGACTGTAAAAGAAATTTGTATCCAAATGGTAGAGTAAATATATATGGCAAGCATACCAGATAAAATTTCAAATATGGCGGATGACATTGGATATAAAATAGGTGCTGTGAGAGCCGATAAATCAATGATGGATGAAGGTTTGTGGCTTGCGAAAATAAGTGTTGAATTAGGTGGCACTTTTGCCGTTGTTCTTCTTCTGTTCATAGTCATCGTAATGATGGCACATCTTACATCAAAACTAAACAATGCTTATATGTTTGGAAATAGATCTCAAAAAATGTGTGGACAAAATTATATGGAAATTGAATCTGCTCGTAATAAACTCTATCTGGAATATACTTCTCCTGATACCGAGAAGAAAATTAAGAATATCAAAAAACTATTAAGTGCTTCCTTAATTCTTATTGTGACTATTCTTATCGTGTCAATATTTATTTCAGCTGTTGATGTTAAAGACGGTAATAAATGGAATACTATAGCGTGGGTGTATTTCGTAGGTGCTATAATTCTGTTAGCATCCTTCCTTATAGCCTTCTTTGTTGTAAATCGTAAAGCCGTGTTGGAGAATACATACGGGGATAGTAAAACGGAGAAAAAGATGACACCGCTTCTCGTCGTAATGTTGGCATTGATTGTTATTACTTGTATTGTCAATAGTATATTTATTAATCCTGAAATAAAAGATGAAACGCCTACCTTGGTTGTTCTTATGATTGCTGCCATCTTCACCATAGCATTCATGTTTGTGGTCAATATAAATACGAAGAAAATTAATGATAATTTTATCTCGCAATATAGCAATTATTCACAGGAAATTAATGGAGCTGTTTGTAAGCTTGGAAAAAATGACAAAGATACCATTTCAGGAGGAGTAAATGATGGTATGAAGATTAACAAATGGATAAAACAGATGCTGTCTCGCAATTATAAAAGAGTTAACCAAGACGAAGAGGGCGGAGGTACGGATTATGGTTTTGGAGAAAATATAAATTGTACTGACAAGAATATTTATTCTTATCTCGAACATAGCAATAGTACAGAATTATATGAACTACCCGCCAACATAGATCGTGTTCGTCAACAACAAAATATTATACGAAAGAATATGTGGAATATGCGGTACGAGAATAATGCGATGATAAAGCCGGTGAAAAAAATTATTCAACAAATGCGAATATTTATACTTATCCTCATGTTCATTCTGGCATTTATAGTATATCATGTTGCCTATGTTAATTATCCCGGCTATACAAAAATGTCATTGGTAGCAATCGTACTTATCTTCACCTTCGTATTGATGTATTCTATCATTATTTAGTTGTTTCGTTGTTTCGTTGTTTGTTCGTATATAGAGATGAAACGAAATGTGGAGAAATAAAATATCTGTTTTTTGTAAGAAATTAAGGGAATGCCTGACCTTAAATTATTATTTCAAGACCTAACTCAATTAGGTCTTCCTAAATCCCAATTTAGTCTTATAAACGACGAAACGAGTTATAATTACAATCCAGACCGGTACAATTTTTATGTGAATTTATTGGACAATGTCTCCGATCCTGATCAGAAAATTGCTTCCAAGGTGTTTGGTATTTTAGCACGAAACCGACGGCAACACGAGAGAATACAAGAAAAAATAGACCATATCGCCTCTGCTATCACTTATCTGCGGTCGGTCTATACAAAACCTGACTATGTTGGTGGTGATAAGAAAGATGAGCGAAATTATGGCGAACTATATAATCTCGCGAAAGATGTAAATGATCGTATTTTGGGTATGCCTGTGATTGGTAAAAAAGAAGAAATTCTTGTGGATTTTACAGGATTGAAAAAAGAAGAGATAAACAAATTGGAAAGCGAACATGAAGATGAAGGGAAAGGGGTAGCAGGAACAGCCGAAGGAGAACAAACTCTATATGAATCTTCAAGTATGATACCTGATTTAGCACCAGGTGCTGCTCCTAATGCTGCTGGTGCTGCTGGTGCTCCTGCTGGTGCTGCTGGTGCTCCTGCTGCTGCTCCTGCTGCTGCTCCTGCTGCTGCTCCTGCTGCTGCTCCTGCTGCTGCTCCTGCTGCTTCTCCTGCTGCTTCTCCTGCTGCTTCTCCTGCTGCTGCTCCTGCTGCTTCTCCTGCTGCTTCTGCTGCTGCGGCTCCTGCTGCTGGTCCTGCTGCTGGTGCTGCTGGTGCACCAGCAGCACCACCACCAATATTACAACCGGTATCAATATTACCGTTATCATCCACACGTTTGACCCCAGAAATAAGCGAAGATTCAAAAAATATTATAAAAATAATTCTTAATTTAATTGAATATAAATACAGAGATAAATACATAACTTCTAATGGTATAGAAAGTTCCTCTAAAGCACCAAATGCTATTCAAGAAGGCGACAATAATATAGCAACATTACAAGATGGTATAGGAGGAGTAATATATAACGCAATTATTAATCCAAATATATCAGTAGCTCTATATAATAAATCAACAAACTCTACTAAATTAACAACAGCGGAACGAAACAAAATTCTAAAGGATTTCATGGATGAAGAAATTTATAAACATGATAATATAATATGTAATAAAACACATACTAATAATCCATCATCTTATAATATATTTACTTATATTTCTAATGATGATAATAATAATTTTACTATTACTTGGAACGTGATAGTTAAAGAAGAAATAGAAACTCGACTCCGTGGTATTTTAATAAGTATGTTATTGGAATCCGAATTAGTTAATAGTGAAAATGACATTTATAAAAATTATATTAATACTAACATCCCCAAACTCATATTAATAAATGATAAGACGATAGACGATTTTAAAAGAATTAGAAACGCTGCTGAAAATAAAAATTATGAAATCTTTATTAATAAAAATTATGGAGCAGTATTTAAAAGCTTTAAAGAATTACAAGAATTATATGGTGTAAATAATAATAGTTCGCAACCAACACTAGATAAACCAGTATTGAATCCGCTACCACCACAAATACGACCAATAAGAAGAGGACGAAAGGGAGGAGATTGGCTTGACAGCGCAGAGCCACTGGACATTATCCGTCAAATAGGCGGGTCCTACTTCAATGAGAGGCTGAATGAGCTGAACAAAATACGAGAAAAGCCAGATATTTCCCGAAAAGAACGGGAAGCAGCCGAGGATGATGTGGTCATTGAGTATAAAAACAATCCGCTGTATTCCCCCGACATGGAGAAGGCCAATTATACGGATCGCATTGTATTCATTGCCGTAACCTTTATGTTCCGCGCCATTTCCTTGGTACTGGTACAGTCTGCTATCAACACGCAGTTTATTACCACTTTCAATAAGGCCTTTACTTACTACTTCCTCATCTATTCCATCTTATTCATTATTTGGATATTGATCGTGAATATGCGGAAAGACAATCACATCGTAGGCCTTCTCTTCTATTATGTCAATGCCAACTACGACAGTAGCATATGGCTTACCCGAATTACCGTACATCTTTTGCTACAATTGCTCGTTCTGCCCATACCGATCTTGCTCACACCGAAATTTACGAGCAAGACCGAAACCGACAGCTTTGAAAAGCGCGAACGCCTGTACAATACGCTGACCTTCTTCACCTTTGTCATATGGATCATTACATCCCTCGTCGCGCTCCGTGCTTAAAAAATCGCGATAAAGCGGTAATTTTATGTCTTATTTTTTAATCTGGAAGATTACTTAGAATAAATCATTTACAGCGAAATTAATTTAGAAAATTATTATAGAGTTTATATCCGTAGATAGTAATATGGAAACACCATCAGTGGATAATGTTGATTACTATGGTCAAGTTGACGAAATAATAAAAAAATATATAGGTGATCATCCGGGTGAGTATGGTGGTGTTGATGGGAAGGAAATAACGATTGATGAATTACAAAATTATTATAATCATCAAAACTATCGGCCATCTCGTCAAAAATCGCCGTTAGTTTCAACTCCATCTGATTTTAAGATTATACCATTCAACTATTTTGTAGATTTTATCACTACAAAAAAATATACAATATTTGGAAAATACGAATCAAATTCTACTAATATTACAATTACTTACAAAGATGATATTAATAATAAAACGGAAACAGATATAAAAAGTGTTTTTAACAAATTTATAAATGAAGAAATAGAAACAATAAAACCGATTGATAAAATTAGTGAGTTTACGGATCAGCCAGCCATAGCAAACCAGCAAGAGATCATTAATAGTTCGCATATTGATGATAAGAGCAAAGCGATGCATTTTTATGCTTTAGGTTTTGCTCAAAATAAGCTTATTGTACCGAAACTAATCATAATAGAATCTTTTGATAATTATCTTAAAAAGTACGAATTTCATAACAGAAGCGATCTTAAAAATTTACTAATCTACACCGTACTGGATGACACCGACAAGGTGATTAATATAAAAAACTTTATTGCTACCATGAAGGCAAATGTAAAGGAAGACGAAGTATATAAAAAAATATTTATTGAAATATTGGACGAGGTAGATCGGGCGGACAAAGAGAACAAGGCAAAGAATGAAGAGGAAGATATAACAAATGTAATAGATTCGGTGATTGTTCAACGCTATCCGGCCGATCAATCGGTTGTAGATGCCATTCAAAACAACATAGATACAAACAAAATTATAGATATTATCAAAGCGGAAAGTTTAGCAACAGGAGAAATTTCGCAAGCCAAGCTAATAGAAATATTTGCCACGGCATCCGGTGTGGACGAACGCCAAAAGGCAAATGGTAGATATTTTATAGCCTTCTTGCGAAAAAACGGATATACCGTAATGAAGGATGATAAGGGAATAAAATTCTATAACAGACCTCCTACTGCTAATGGTGTTGTTGGTGATGTTAAAGAACCGAAAGAGTTTACCGACTATCGCGAAAGATACGAATTTCACAGCAAAGAAGAAATTGCCCCTCTCGTATATCTCACCATAACCGACATTGATGGAGAGATCTTCCCCGAGATACAGGCGCGTATAGAGAAGATTAAAAAGGATTTGGATACGGTAAAAGAAAGTGAAAAAAGATCTCGTATCAGCAAGTTTATAGATGTTCTAAAAGAATTCAAACGATACATAGATAAAAATGGGGTTACCTTCACCAACCAGAATATGGCGAATACCCTTCCTATGATAGAGGATTTCGTGAACAATCTATATCCAAATTATGGCCCACAACAAACCATAGACAACATACCCTTTTATAGCGCTCCAAGTGATTTTAAAAAGGATGAAGCATTGGAAAGTGTGGTTACATCCATCTCACCCATGCGTGGTCCTTATGCTATTGAAGTGGATAAGGACCGTTATGCTTACGAAAAATTACGAGCGGAGGCAAGAAAGATTGATGCCAATCGGGAATTGAAACTTCGTAAGTTAAAAGATGTAGCACAAGATCTTGCCCGTCTTGCTATGCTTGTACCCGACGATGCCAGTCAAAAATATGTAATGGATACTTATGCGAACAGCGCCCTCCATCAGGGAATGTTGAAAATTGTAGAAAAACTTACACCAGAACAAAAAGAACAAAAAAAAGGGGAAGCAGAACAGCGAGAAACCGAGCGAGTTCAACGTACGAGTATAGAAAAGAGCGAAAGAGAACGCGAACTCGCGAATATAAAACGGACCGCACAAGAAGCCGAAAACGCCTTTAAAATGGCGGAAAAACTCGGCAAGGAGCCCGAACCCGCAAAAGAAGAGAAACAACAAGGAGGAGTACCTCCAGAGGAAGAGCAAGTTCGCGAACAAGAACAAGAAAAACAACGCGATAATGCCCAAGATGAGCCAATGGATGAGACGCGAGAAGCAGAAGAAACGCGTGATGAGATGGAGGCAGAGACAAAGAAGGAAGAAAAACCAGAAAAGAAGGAAGAAGATGATGATGAGAAAAAGGACGAGGAAGACGAAGAAGAAGAGGAAAAAGATCAAGGCGAAATGAATGAAGATATGAAACGAATTAAGAATTACAAGAAATCAAAGGAAAAACTTGATAAGATCAAGACAGACATTGTGAATACGGAAAATACGGTGGTTCGTTTCAAACCTTTTATGGACCGTTATACGATTGAGTCGCCTCTTTCCGCTCTGGACACTGCCAACAAAGACTATGAACAGACAAAACTCAAAATCAATGAAATAAGGAAGAAACAGGAAGATAAACGTAAAATTTTTAATACTAAACAAATTGAAATTAATAAAAATTATACTGGATATCGCGGAATATTAAAACAAGAAAAAGAAATTAATAAATTTCTTGAAAGTATAGATGATACTACTAAAATACCAAATAATACAACCAATACCGAAACAATAAGTGCTTTCAATGAAGCAACTACTAAAGACGGAAAAAAAGAGGTGATTAGTAAATATATTGCCGACACATTCCCAACTAAAAAACTTAAACATATAAAGGACTATATTAATTCATTGGAAAGGAATGTTTATGGTAATGTCGTAGAAAATGATGATTTAGCAAATTTTATAAAGAATCTATATGAAGAAAACGCGGCTAGTGGTTATAATCAAGAAAGGCTAACCGATAGTAGATTTAAATCCATTATAGAGGAGATACCTTCCTACAAAGAGCTCAAGCAGCAAGAACGGGATATCAACTATGAGATTGAGGCAAAGAAGAACCAAGCATCGGTCGTGAAAACAGAATTACAGACGACAGTAGATCCGGTGGAGATGCAAGATCAGGCCGGTTTGCTGGAAGAGGCAAAGAAGACGACAAGTGAAAATATTGCCCAAATCAAGAAAATTATTGACAATACCCATATACCTAAATTCAAGAGTATGTGGAAAGTAAGTCTCAAAGAGATCACAGAAGGTCCTTCTTCCATTGAAAATTTACTTCAACGACTCGTAGATCGTACCTTGAAAGCGTCGAAGGACATCCAAACACGCCTTGCCAGTATTCATGGAATATCATCTGCCCCGATAGAAGGAACAACTTCCAATACAGAATACAGAGGAGAAAGGGAAAATAGAGACTATAGATTAAACCGCGAGCTTGAGAGATATGGTGGGGATGGAGAGTCCAACGACACAAGTGATCCCCAGACCATATATCGTCTTCTTACGGAGAAGCTGGTGAAATTAAAAGAGCTGGTTGAACAATTGATGTCCTTCCTCGAACGCAATACCAACACCACAGCACTGCTCTCCACCAACAATGAACCATCTATCTTTGCTCAACTTTACAACAAATATGTGGAAGATCGTGCAGATCCAAAGAAATCCGTCCTTGAGGCAACCGAAGGACTTACCGCGAGTGCAAAAGCGAATCGCGTAGCACCAAGTGATGTACTTAAGATTGATAAATTTGATAAAACAGTGTTCGTTGGACTTACACTCTTCCTAAGGCTTTTTAGTCTTACCATCATGGAATACCTCATTGATAAGAAATGGATATTCACCATTGAAGGTGCTCTCCTATCCTATTTAATAGCATATACTGCTATTTTTGTGATATTTGTACTCATCGTGAATATTGATATGTATCGTACGAGAATCATCTTCAATTATATCAATGTTCATGGAGGTAGTATGACCATTGTAGGGCATGTCGTTATGCTATGGCTGTTTGCTATGTTGCTCTTCATTATCCTGCGCAATATCCGGTTTTTGAATAATCCGTCAGGAGAAAGCTATCAAAAAGCTATGACGGCAGAAGAAAGATCAAATCTCAAAAATCGTATGAGTATATTAACAGCCGCGGTTTGGATATTTACTACAATCATGGTCATCGTATCGTAATAAAACAAAAAATTGAAAGTTTATAGAAAAAGATATAATCATACTAATTATTTTATCATCATGGGTGTTATTACACATGGATACCACGTAGCCGATGGATGCTGTACGCTTTGTTGTATGGGAGGAATCGTTATTGCTACGGCGATTATTACAATTCCTCTGGAAATTGTAAGCGCCCCTGTACTTATTCCAATTCGTATGAAGCGAAACAAAAAGTTTTCCAAAGTTTTCCAACAGTTTATGGAAAAACTAACCGAAGATGATAAGATGACGATGATGGATGAAATCGGAAAAACAATGGGCGCGGAAGTAAAACATAGAGATATTAAGGATTATCATGCGCGTTTATTAAAAAACAGACACAACAGGGATGATATGGATTCTATAAATGGAATCAATACTAAGAAAGCAGATAAACTTCCTGCCTACTACAAAAAGAATATTGTATGGTGTAGTATGCCGGCGGAAGATGTTATGCTGGAGGATTGGGCGATCTTCTTTGCGGAAATAAAAAGGCAAAAAGTTATGACGGAAGCAGAACTGATGAACGAGATAATGAAAGACTTACAGAATACACTTGCTCTGCTGAGCAAAAAATAAATTATAAATTATAAATTAATAAAAATAAAAATTAAATTATAAATAAAATAAAAATAAATGACTTTTGCTATTTATTTTTATTCGTAGATGAACTATCTGCTGAATTTGTAATATCAAGTATCATAGACCACTGTCGGTTGTAATTTAATATACGAGCATTCATCCATTCGTGGACGGCGTTGCTCATGGATGGAGTATGCGTTGGGATATTATAGCGAATTTGTATGCTGTCTTTTGAAACGGAAAGCACTTCGGTCTTCTTTTTTTCCGTTTTTATGAAAATCCATATTTGGTCGCCTACTTGAAAATCTCCTTCGTTTAGTATTACCTCTTGAGATGGGATGGAAGTTCCTAATTTCAAAGTAGCAGACCGATTGGTAATATCTACGGCAATGGATACAATATGTAAATGATCAAGACCCAATGGGAGGATGGTTCCGTCGGCAGACTTTAAATAAATTATCCATGGGGAAGAAATATTCTTAATATAGGAAAGACTTACATCCAATGGAGACCATCTTTGCCATCCGCGAGTCTTATTGCCTAATACGGTATCTGGAGCAAGAATGAAAGATGTTTGATTACCGCCTGGACCATCCAATAGGATATGAACATAGGGTGTATACGTAGAAAGCGAGATAGGTAGAAATATACCAGCAATACGTGTACCAATTTGATCACTTAAAGGAGGTAGGGGAGTATTCCATCGTAAAATAGAACGCTCTGGATTATCGACAATATAGCGATCCCATGACGATATTATAAATGCTGTACCTTTGCGTGGAGGTGGTGGCATAGCAACAATTACATGTTCCATGGATTGGGATGAATTTTGAAATGACGGCGAGGACGACGGAATGTAAGAAGGTTGATTAGGAGAAGAAATGGAAGAAATGGGAGCGAGAGGAGATGAAGGTGGATGGACAACCGTACCTGGAGCAGGTGCTTTTCTTTTTTGTTCAAGTTCGTCTAATTTCTTAAAGAAGACATCTTCCGATTGTTCTATTTGTGTTCCTACCCGATCTATAGGAACAGGCATGATTGTATTTTCAAATGGATTGACGGTAGAAACAGCACCAGTGCCAGAAGCAGAAGCAACCGGATCCATAATAGAACGCATATTTGGTCGGGTTTCTATTTCTTGTTCTGGCACTGGTGCTGTTTCTACTTCTTTGGAAAAGTTGTTTCGTTTATTTATATTTTCAAAGAGGATATTTCGTACTTGAACGATTACCTGTTTATTTTTTTCTATAAAGGAAAAATTCTTACCATTCGTATCTACCAATACCATTACATCTCGAAGAACCTGTTGAAATTCTTGAAAACCTAAAATATCTTTTAGTTGTATTTGATATGTATTGTATATAAAACTCTCTATGGTTGCTCCTAATCGCTTTAAATTTTCAGCCGACAAAAAAGTGACTCTTTCATTATCTGACATTGTAGAACTATATTTGATTTTAGTTGTACTGCTTTAAGCTTCTTCTACGGTTGCTTTCAAACCTACACGAACAAGTGCCTCACAGTATAGAACTGCCTTATCTTGCGAAATTGTACATACCATACTGACACCATTTGTGAAAGCGCTATTTACTACTTTTTCACAATCAAGCATTGTAAGAATGGGAACACCAAACTTTACCTTTTCGGCAATGTGTCGCGTATCATCTCTTGTCCAATTGCTATAATGAAGCATAATACGATAGATTGACTCAAATTGTACATTGAATGTGATGGTTGCCGGTGTTTTTATTAAAGGCGATGGATACGCCAAAGACGACGAGGATAAGGACGAACGATTTATTACCGTTGTAGTAAATTCATGACTACGATTGTTCGTAGATGTAGATATATCGCTATTTTGTCGTCTCAATGACACGACAGGGCAATGGCCTGAACAGATAATTAGTTTAATTCGCATTGTTTTGTTTTATATTCTTATAATTTAATAATATATTTTAGCTATATATCATTTTTTATTGTTGTTCGGGGAGGAGTTATACAGAACTCTTACGGAAGAATTTCTTACGAAGTTTGTGTATATCATTGTCTCGTATTTTGATCTTTACAATGTTGTCAAAAGGAGTCGCGGGATCTTGTTGTAATAAAACAATCCATCGCACAAGATAAGCCATGGAAAATACACCGCATTCTGTGTTCTGGTACTGATGACGATAAGTATTGTATTCCAATTTAAAGGGTTTATTTGGTGTATCTTCCTCTGCTTTCTTACGAAGCATCTTCATATACATGTCTACTTCTTTGGGAGGAGGATTTGGGACACTGTTGTAGTAATATGCCCCATACGAAGGCGAACGCGGATCCAATACAATAAATAGCGCCGTCCAATGTGATCCGGGTTCATCGTGATGATCCATATTGATGACCATTCCAGCATATTTATAGCCTTTGCTTCTCAACTTTTTAAAGTTAATATTACAGGTTTCCACATGAAGACATTGCCCGAAAAATCCAGTCTTTACCGCAAAATCAACTGGAAAAACCCCAATAAATTTAAATTTGTATTGCGGATCATCTTCGTATTGGAACATAGCATCTTCTATGTCAAAATTACTAAGCCATTCGTAGGGATTCTTATTCCATTCTTTCGGCGCCACAGGTCGCAACTTCTTTTTAATAGGGTCTGTTGATTTCGCTAAATGATCTACCCAACAAGCTTCGCGTTCTCCACCTTTGCATTTCTGTTGCATTCGTTCATTGATGGCAGACCATAACTTATTTTTACTCAACTTCTCAATATGTTCAATCGGGTTTGTTTTATCACTCTTGTTCCATGCTTCTGCCAGACGAACAAGTGCTTCTTTATCAAAACAGGTTCGGTCCCTCTTGAATGTATTGTTCGCAATCGGTGAACATACAGACATAAAATGGAGTAGGTGGTTTTTCTTACAAATTGAGTATATAAATTTGTTGCGAGGCACAAGAAAAATTGATATGGGTCATAAGAAGATTTATATATTGAATTGAATACCAGTCCTGATAACATTTGTATAGTTAATGGAATTATATAGTGCTTTCAGTGCGAAAATATAATATAAAAATTAACCGAAGTTAATAACCAGAGAGAAAACAGAATGAACTCCATTGATGATTTTCATAAATATTTACAACAATTTAGAATTAAAAAAGGACAACCCTATACACATACCAGTATTTCTAAAGTCGGGGGGCCTTCTGGACTGAGTTTGAATATTCCAAATGAAAAATTGGATGAATTCTTTGAAAATTATACACGAGTTATGATGCGAGGTTCGCCTCTCCATCTAACGGAGAAACCGCTGAACCCGAGTCTTATGCGCGTGGATCTTGATTTCCGGTTTATGCCGATCCGGGGATCCTCTGATACGAACAGCGATGAAGGATCCTCTCTTGACGAGACGAGTTCTGCGAATAAGAAAACGGAAACGGATCAAGAAACACATGTAGCCGTTCCGCGTATGTACAAAGAGGAAAATATTGAAAAAATTCTATTGGCTTACTTTGAAATCTTGGCCGAGTTTCTTCATGTGAAAGACGACACCTTGATTGCCTATGTACTTGAAAAGGCAGAGCCGATTATTAAGGGGGGCAAAATCAAGGATGGCATTCATATTCTATGGCCGGAGATTATCGTTCAAAATAGCTTTCAACATCTTGTGCGAAAAAGGATTCTGGATCAGGCGGAGAATATCTTTGAGGGACTAAAAGTATGTAATACATACGACAATATTGTAGACGAAGCAATTATTGATAAAAACAATTGGCAAATTTATGGCAGTAGCAAGCCAGACTGTAAGTCCTATACGGCCACGAGGGTGTATAAATATAACAAATATACACAAGCGCTTATTAAATGTGCTACGCCTACCCCGAGCGAGGAATTGGGGTTGGTCAAAAGGTTGTCCATGCGGGTAGAACACGAACCGTGTCTGTTCTATACCGAAAAAGAGAAAGAGTTCAATGACTATGTTCTACATATTATGCCTACGATGGACGAAAAACGAAAACAAAAAATCAATTCGCAGATCTTTGGAAATTCCATCAATCCGGCAAGAGCAGTTCTTGAAAATACCGACGAGCGCGAGTTGGCAAAGAGGCTGGTTATGGAATGTCTTTCGCATCAACGAGCCGAAAACTATGAGGATTGGATCAAATTGGGGTGGACGCTGCGCAACATTGATTATGATCTTCTGGAGACATGGACAGAGTTCTCGCGACTTTCTCCGAAGTATATTGAGGGTGAATGTCAAAGATGTTGGGATAGAATGTGTTCGGATACACTTGGTATGGGCACCTTGCGATGGTGGGCGCGCAAAGATAATCCGCAACAGTACAATCATATCATTGAGGGGAATGTGCTTACATTGATTGATAAATGTGCTGGAAGCAAGGGAGCTCCTTACGATGTAGCTGAAGTGGTTTATACGATGTACAAGGACAAGTTTCGTCATACGACTAAAGACATCTGGTTTACCTACAAGGACGATAAGCATCGTTGGGTAAGAACGACCCAGGGTATTATCTTGCGCAACATTCTATCTACCAAAGTATGTACGAAATTCTCCGAGAGGGCGAATTATTGGAATATGGAATTGGCAAAGACGGATAAAATCAACAGCGATGCTGTGGAGAAGAGTTCGCAATTAAAGAAGATATTTCTTGATCTTAAAAAGACTTCTTACAAGAGCAATGTGATGAAGGAATGTGAGTGTTTCTTTACAGATGAACGATTTGAAGATTTGCTTGATTCTCGTCCGCATTTGTTGGGATTTGAGAACGGTGTATATGATCTACGAATGCACGAATTCCGCGATGGAAGTCCGGATGACTATATTACTTATTCTACTGGAAGACACTATATTCCGTTTAATGCCCGAAGTGATGAGGCAGTAGAGATTGATCATTTTCTATCACAAATCTTTACAAATCCTGTCGTATGCCGATATATCAAGGATATGTTTACTTGTATGTTGGACGGCAGTGTGAGGCAAGAAAAATTCTATATTTTCAATGGGTCTGGATGCCATGCGCCTGGTACACCTATCATGTTGTATGATGGTCGCCTCAAAATGGTGGAGGACATTGAAGTAGGCGACGTACTGATGGGTGACGACAATACACCTCGTAATGTTCTTGAGCTATTCCGGGGTGAAGACGAAATGTATAAAATTATACCCATCAAAGGAGACCCTTTCGTGGTAAATAAAGAACATAAAATTAGTCTGAAAGTCACTCTTTCCTCATGTCCGAGGATTATTACGAGAAAAAACAAGATTTATGTTAGATGGCTTGAACAAATATTCTATACACTAGAAGATGGTAGTTTAGTAAAGCAACGAGAGAAGAATTTTACAACAAAAGAGATAGCTAACAAATTTATAGAGTGTCTTAATACACAGAAAGATGTGTTAAAAATGGACGATGTAATAGATGTACAAGTAAAGAATTATATCACATATAAAATGAGTAACTTTAATCTATATCTATTCAAAACTGGTGTGGAGTTTGGGGAAAAGCAAATTAATATGGATCCATATATACTGGGGGTATGGCTGGGAGATGGTACATCACGAAGACCTGATATCACAACGATGGACGAGGAAATCGTAAAATATTTCCAAGAAAATATTCCAGAAAATCATTGTTTCAATAAAAAAGAGGATAGGGGTAAAGCGTCAACCTATAGTATTACATTTACAGGGAAACGAGAACGATATGCTTGTCAAAATGAAATACTTTCTGCATTACGACACTATAATCTTATTATGAACAAACATATTCCATATGATTACAAATGTAATAGTCGTGATGTACGCCTGAAGGTATTGGCAGGCATTATTGATACGGACGGAAATTATCAAGCAAGTTGTAATCAATATGGGATCATACAGAAAAACAAAAAACTAATGGAAGACATTGTATATCTGGTTCGCTCACTCGGGTTGGCATGCTATATGAAAGAGATACAATGTACATGTACAAATGCTAAAAATGGACCCGTTACTGGAACATATTATCGTATCCAAATCTACGGAAAAGGGATTGAAGAAATTCCTTGCCTTCTACCACGAAAGAAGGCAGTGCCTCGTACTAAGTTGAAAAATGCTCTTCTAAACAACTTCAAACTGGAATGTATAGGAGAGGGCAACTATTACGGCATGAAAGTGGATAGCAATCACCGCTATCTAATGGGAGATTTTACAGTAACTTCGAATTCGAACGGCAAATCAGTGCTTCTTAACTTCGTACAGAAGGCATTTGGCGAGTATTACTGTATTCTTCCCGTTGCTCTTCTTACACAAAAACGAACACAATCTAATAGCGCTCAGTCAGAATTGGAGCGCACCAAAGGACGTCGTCTTACCGTCATGCAGGAACCAGGTGATGGAGAAAAACTAAATATTGGGTTGATGAAGGAACTTACAGGAGGCGATCGTATCCTTACACGAGGGTTGTTCAAAGAACCGATTGAATTCAAACCACAGTTCAAGATGGTAATGACTTGTAATGATTTACCAGAAGTATCAAGCGATGACGGAGGTACTTGGAGGCGTATTCGTGTGATTCAATTTACCAGCAAATTTACAGAAAGACCAGACCCTAAAAAGATGAACGAATTCAAAGCGGATCCAGATCTAATGCACAAATTTGATCGTTGGGCAGATACATTCATCTCTATGCTGATTGATCATCACAAGCATATTGATGTGACAAATATTAATGAACCAGTAGATGTGACAAAAGCCACCGATAAGTATCGCTTCGTGAATGATAGCATTGGACAGTTTAGCAATGAGCGTATGGTATTGGATAAAACATCTAATGAGCGTGTTCTCATTACAAAAATTTACGCAGAATACAAGGCGTGGGCAAACCAAACACTTAACCGAAGCAAGAAAATTCCAGATCGCAACCAGTTTATGGTATATATGGAAAATACCTTTGGCCCTTATCCAAACGACAACAAAGGATGGCGTAATATTCATATGATTGGAAACAACGACGGCGACAGTGAGGACGAAACAGAATAAATCATGAAATTATGAATGAGTAATTAATTTTTATTAATTTTTCATTTTTTAATTATTACATAGATCTAAAAATTTGACTGGATAAAGAATATAAACAAAAGAGTAGAAGCCTATATTAAGATCAACAGCAATCACATCAATAGCGATATGGAGGCGACGAATATTGATACCATCATTGAAAATGTAACAGACATGCTCATCATTCGAGGGGATGATATAAGCGAGTTTTCAGAGCATACCTATCTTACACCAAGTCATATGTTCAAAACACACCAGTTGATATTTCATACAAACCGCACCGCTGTTATATTTATTCCTCGGGCGACCATTACCGGAACTGTCAAGAGCAGTATGTTTAAGGACTTTAAAGATGCGAAAGAAAATAGGGATCCTGAACAAATCATTTCCGTACTGTCACAGAGTGAAGATCCGGATCATGTAGAACGAAATGTATCTTCAGTAATCTTTGTATTTGACGAAGATCCTCAATCGCATAACCGTAAAATTATAGCAGATGCGGACAAAGTACTACAAACGGTTGGTGGGATAGCTCAATACTTTACCTATAACGATTTGATGTACAACCCGACAAAACATATCTATGTTCCCCTACATGAAAAACTTGACGAAAGCAATATCAAATCCTTGTTTGAGACCTATCAGCTGAAATCAAAATCACAGCTGCCTGTAATTCTTCGTACAGATATCATCGCGCGATGGTTAGGTTTGAAGCACGGTGATATAGTAAAAATTACGCGAAATAATCCATCATCGGGTGTATATTATTTCTACCGATGCTGTGTATAAAAATATATATATTTCCATACTTAATAATATGAAATAGTTATTTTTTGGTTAAAATGGTATACTATTTTAAGTATTCAATAAATAGATTCTTGTACAAATGAATTATCTCTTTTTGTTGTAGAGATAAGTAATGACCGATTCATATAAATTTACGAACAACATACAAAATGTATTAAAATACATTGGAACTAATTTCGTAAATACAACCAATAGGACGAAATATACAGGTGGTATATCTACAGATGATCTATCAGGGGAAACGGATTCAGGATTGAATTTTGTAGAAGCAATTATAAAAGGTTATTCCTCTTTTACAGCAAAATATGCATCATCTCTACCACAAGCCAGCGCGGTGACAAATACTACATTAACAACGAACGTTTATATTCGCAATTTAGATGCTACTTCTGACTATACACAAATGACGGATGCTAATATTACGTCATTCGATTCTACAACTACAGAAATAAACTATAGCAAACTAATAACAGGGGATCTTTTAACAGAACTGAACAACATAAAAAATACATATACATTTTTGTCTGATACGAACTTATCAACATGGAAAAGTACATCATCTCCTTCTTTTAATGTTTCCAATTATACGGTAGTTGACAGTACCAAAAAATCTCATATACCTTACAATAATACAACAGTAAAATTGTCGATTGAAACGGTGTTAGGACCATTGAACAATTTTGATTTCGTTCAAAACGATATATTTATGATACGCCGTATGTTATTGTTGTACGAATTAATGACAAATATCTATATTTCTATGTACCTATATGAGAAATATACTTCACCCGCTTCGCCTGGGGTTGATGTATCATCAAAATATATAACAAATATATCTAATACGGCAAATATTCTCATTAATATAAATAAGAATTTTTCAATATCAACAAATGAAACACCTACTGAACGCTCCAACATTATAAAAAATCTAAATAAAAATATACAAAAATATAAAACAAATAGCGATACGATAAATGATTTAGACGACACCGTTCGTAATCAAAAGATGGAACTTGCTAGCAATCAAAGTACGTACAAAGGTGTTCGTATGGCAACAAGTAATACTTCTAAATATGATAAGATCATCATGTCCATCTATATAATTTCAATCATTGCTGTTGTAGCAATTGCTATATCGCCTCTTGAAAAAGCATCACGATTGATACTGTGTGGCGGTATCTTGGTAGTTATACTTTTATTGGCTGTAATTTTAAACAATAGATACAATAAAGCAACCGAGGGATTCGAGGTAGAAGACGAGGAAGACGAGGAAGACGAGGAAGACGAGGAAGAGGAAGTTAACACAAAAGAAGGTTTTGATAACTACTATCTACCTACCCCTTCTTCACTCGGTCTTGGTAATACGGTCGCCGATAAGACCAACCTGCTTGCCGTCTATAATCAGTCTTTCCTATCGGAAGCACTTGACTATCTAAATATTACAGTATATTTGGGGGCATTGCTTCAATCAAACAGTACCTACAGCAACATAAACAGTACCGTCCAACGCGAACTATCCTATTTCAATCAAATGCATGATATGATAGACAATACAAACAATAAACTTACCGGTGCCATATCCATAACCGAATTGGAAATGATTACGAATTCTGCGAGGGCAACCTTCTTTATTCGTGTTGGTGTAATCCTATCCATCGGTATAATCCTTTATATAGCGTCCGGTGATAATCCCGAATATCAACCTTACCTGTTTGGTATTGTTGGTTTACTGCTTGTATTTGTAATATTCGCATACCTATTGAAGATTTCCAAGAGGGTTCGTACAAGTCCAAAGCAATTCTACTGGGATCGTCCAACAAATATAACAATATTAGATTCTTAAAAATAAAATAATATATGTTTTGGTATGATAATTTTTATTAACTTTCAAGTTTTGAAATGTTTGATTTATATAGATTTGATCTGGATTGTGTATTTTCATCCAAAAATCCTTCTTTTTTCAACCAATTTCTTGAAAATATATTAAATGGATGTTTTTCGTTAAGTAAAACATTTATCAGTATGAGATACAATACGATAAGTACGGCAGCAAGAATGAGACTACGCGTACTAATATAGAACATAGCATAAAGGATAAACATTTGTCCATAGGGATGCTGAAGCAATTTCTGTTGAGCATTGGTAAATTGAAAGGTAAGATGTCTCCCTCCTACCTGTGATACGAGAGCTGATGTAGATGTTGTTAATAGGTCCATATTTTCACTACAATTATCTAAGAAATTATAGCTCACGGATAAAGAGATGGTGTTTATCTGCTAACCCATTACGAAGAAAAGGACATTCGTGAAAATCCTCACCGCATAGAAATGCGATCTCGTCTTCTTTATAGGTTTTTAACACATGATCAAGAAGAGGTAGTCCGCGATGAATTGATCCGTAAATAATTACATCAAAATCATGGGAAGCTATACGCTCACCGATATTCATACGGTCGCATTTGATATCATATTCCGCCGGAATACGAAAAGCATAGGAAAATCCAAAACCATGAATTTGATGACGAATCTCAGGGGGATAACTATCATAAATATGAGGAACCCGAATCATATCTACACACTTCTCTTTAAAAATTTTCTTAAAACCGTGAAGAATGGTACATCGCAGATAGTCTCCGTGAACCGAATCGCCCAAATAGAGAACATTCTTCACATCTTCCACTTTTTTTCCAAGTTTAGATAGGATATATTTTACACGCGCTTCCGTTGTCAAGTTTTCTCGGGTATAATCCAAAAGTTCTTTAACAATCGGTTCGTATTCCGCGCGATCCAATGAAGTGAGCTTCATACCTCGTTTCACAATGTCTTTTGGGAAATCAACCATTGTATTTCTGGGAATTTTGTCCATATTCTCAAAATTAGGAATACAGCCATTCGCAAGGATCTCATAATGGCGATTGCAATCCCAACCCGCCTTACATTTTGTATTACCAAATAGAGAACGCTGATATTCTTTGAAATATTCGTTTTCATCATGAAAAGCACGGCTATCATAATGGCAACCGGCTACCATTTTTTCCTTCTGCGGAACATGGTCTACAATATTTTCAGCAGGTACTGAAAAAGAAATAGGGTGAACTGGCATTTTGATTTTGTTTTGTATCTTAACTATTATATTGAATATTGTGTAATTTCTTAAATTATTTATCTTTTTATTTTTAATAAAAAATGGGATAATGATCCGCCATATCCAATGCATCATCACTTAGTGGTAATCCAGATTGCAAAGACATTTTATTTGTATCATTACCAGATGTATATTGATTATCGTTTAGTTCATTAATGGTAGGTTCATAATTTACCGTCCATTTCTTTGATACTTGTTCGTCCTTAGGAAGAACCTGCGGAATGGTCTTTTGATTATCAAAAACTTCGGTAATCATATTTGGTATAAGACCGATGGACGGGGTATATAGAGCTTCACTGTCTTTGCTATCATATTGTCTCGAGTTTGTAAATATAATAAGGTCAAATACAATGGCAATAACACACAGCAGTGCCATCAGTCCAATTGTATAATCCCATTGTATAATATACACGATGGATACGAGGATCAGTATAAATATCCAAGGTTGTTCTGCGGGTTCAAGTATCCATGAAGGGTAGGGGCGATTGGGTTGGAATCCATATATAATTAAAAATACTGAAAGTAGTCCAGCGAGGACCCCAGCTATTAGATCATGTAAAACACCAGGCATTTCTTCTTGAAAATCAAAAAGAAAAATCTTTTACACCTTGTAGAGTTATTATATACAAAAATCCATGTACTGTACAATACAGGAAGCATACAATGTTCCATCCTTTGAACCTCCTTCAAGGAAAAAGAAATGTTCACCCGATGTTCAGGTAAAAGCTTCCGGGGAAGCATACGAGGCATATAGAAGAGATGGAGGAAATGGCACAGGTGATTTCACAATGTATAAATATGCTGTACCTAAGCCTCCTCAAGACGGACCTATTCAAGGTACAAAAGCTATCCAACGCAGAATACCCTATGAGACCTTTGTAAATAGTCCTTCCATTGGTTCTGTAGATAGGGGTAATGTATCGCAAGTACCTTACAAAGAGAAGGAAAATGATCGCCGACAATACTGCGATTCGTATGGCGTTTGCTCGTCCGATCAAATGGAGCAGTTTATGAATGGTGCCCCGATTGAACAAAACGAACCCGACCGATCAAAATCGGGAAAATCTTCCTATACAGCAGATGGTAAATGTCAATCTTCCCCCAACTTCTACGAAGTACCTCTAAGTGAAGAAACGAAGAAGCAATTTAAGAAAGCGATGAACACTTCTCTAAACCAAAAGACAACCTCGACAGCTATACCTGAATCAAAAATGCGATACGATGATCTTGAAAATATTACAGGCTATTACGATGATGATCTTGAACAATATTTGAAGAATTCAGAGGCTACAAATATACCGAAACGGTTCCCTATGAATCCGGATGCCAAACCAACGGATGACATTTATGATGTAGATTCGTCTCCACTCCAGCGAACCCTAAAACGATTCTCCGAACACAGCATTCAAAAGCCTCTTGCTCCTGAAAAATTATCCGGTTCGGACAAATATAACCGAAGTTTATCTGTATCCGTAATGAATACGGAATCTTACGGTTGGGATCTTGCTCTTTTCATACTTGCCGGTGTTTTGATTATATTCCTTATTGATCAATTATTCAAAATGGGTGTTATGCTCGGTATGAGACATACGATGGAAATTCTTGAGCCATTCATGAAGGAGCTCAAAGAAATCATTAAAAAATAATTCATTCGCGATCTGGATACGAATGTTTATCCGTCCCGATTAAAATATACGGAATCGTTCCTTTAAAGGGTTCGTTAAGCGCGGTTTTACGCTTGTATCCGCCGTTATCATTTTTGTTTCTTGAACATTTCCTCTTGTGCGAATAATGTTGGGTTTGTTGTTTGAAGGTCCTGTAAGGGCGTGTCGTTTCGGTTTTATTTCTTGCGGATCCCAAGAGATATAGATCACACTGATATGGGGCGGTGGAAGCAATTGAACGAGGAATCCAGTTCCTCTAATTTTATCTATAATATATTGCGTACAATCCGCAAGATTATACAACGGGAATCCAATGATGATTCCTGGAATTTCATAGAAACAATTCATGCCTCCATAAGTCGCTATGTTTCTTATTTTTCTATGACATAGCTCTATAATGTGATCAAAACTCTTTGTTCGGTTAATATCCTTTTTCTTTCTCATATCATAAAGCTCTGTAAGGCTAATATTTGGTCTCTTATATTCAACTAACGCCATTGTAATTAAAGGATTCTTGCTCTTACTTTACAGGCATATACTTTTTGAGCATGTACTCGCACATAGTATTTACAGGAGGCGGATTATCCGGGTTATCTTATCTTGGAATAATAAGGTATTTACAAGAAAATGACTACCATAAATATGTGCGTGAAGTATCCGGATCTTCCATAGGAGCATTTGTAGCGTGTCTTTTTGCTATGAATATCATGCCAGACGAGATTGAATCTTATTTGAAAGCATTCTTTAAAGAAGATGAAAATATATCATTTTCCATGCTTGATTCTATTATGTCTATCACAGACACATATGGTCTTGATAATGGTAAACGAATGATAAAACCGATTAAACATTTTATGAAAAAGAAATATGGATGGACAGAAGAAACCATAAATTTTAGGGATTTTGTAAAAAAGACGGGGGTAAATATTGTAATTTGTGCTACCAATATTGATACGCGTATGCCGGTTTATTTTAATGTTGATAATACACCAGATGTATGTATATTTGATGCTATACAAGCATCTATGAGCGTACCAATCATGATGGCACCTGTAAATATTAATGGTGAAAAGTACATAGATGGTGGGATAACAGATAACAATCCTGTAGCAGGATTTAGAAAATCAGGACAAAATCGGATACTTATTGTCGTAGCTTCTCCTATTATTCCTTTTGACCTCAAACCAGATAACTTTATTTCCTATATATCTATCGTATTGCAAGTAATGATTAATAATTCATTCAATATAGAAAAGCTAAAACACATGTGTACCAGTTATGAAGCGGTAATGCTTGACAAGACACCATTACCGTTTGTAAAATTAGATACATACGATGACGGTACAATCAAAATTGAAGTAACAGATGACGATATAGATAATTCCATAGCATATGGGTATACCACAATGTATAATTTTATAAAAAAGAACAAAGAGGAAATTAAAATCTAAAAATATAAATTTATTAATTTATTTAGCACCTACGATACCTGACGCCCATTTAAATACGGCATCCGCTGTGCGTTCACCGTCATAAACCGTTGACTTATTTCCAAACTCTATGATGATAGTGGGAAATCCCTTCACATTGTATTGGTTTACAAGGTCTTTATTTGCATCATCTGTTCCATCTACTTTGTTAAGAGTAAGAGGAGCACGTTCATTGTCTACCATCTTTTGCAACTTTTCCCATTCAGGGTTAAACTTCTTACAGTGTCCACATTCGGGCATGTAAAAGTACATAACATTACCAGCACCGTTTTCAAAGCCTTCTTTCCTGGATCGCATGAAAGCGACCAAGAATACTACAGTAAGGATTACGAGCAGACCGATAAAGATCCATTTATATCCCTTACCACCGGTTTTAGAAGTAATAGCAGATATAGATGACGAATAAGACTTAGAAGGCATTTTCTAATTATATCAAATATAATAATTATACTATTGAAATAGTCTCTATAATACCACATCAAAATGTAAAAATGTGTCCATATTTTTTTGGATAATAGACATTGTATCTGGTGTTGTCACTAATACTTTGGATGTTCCGTTGCGTAATTTTTCTATAGAAGAATAATATCTCTTTCTTTCATCATAGACATCGTTTAACACAATTAATTCTACAGAATAATCAAGCAACGAAAGAACATGATGAATATCATTGCACTGATCATTGTCAGAACATAGTATGAGCACTCTATTTACCCAACGAGTATGAATTGTCTCTTCAAGTATCATAATCGTATTAATAGATGCTTGTGATATTGTCATAAGGTATAGTATTTTACAAAATTGGTTCTGGTTTAAATCAGTTGATTGATAAACATTTGCTTAAGCATTGGTATACATATGTATTTCATGGTTGCTATAGATAAGACGATATGGATCAGGCAGAAACAGAACAAGACGATCTTATCGTAATAGGTGAGGTGGAATTTAAAAATAGGTGGATAAATTTACAAAATGTACCTATTCCGTCTATTTATATCCAAAAAGTTGAGCAAATCAAAAGTACCTATTCGTGCTTTAATGTAAAAATAAATAACCATACAAACAACCGGCATGGCGGGCATGGAAGAAACGGTGGACGCGGTGGAAGAAATATAACTGAAAGGGGAGATCATCCTAATGTAAGAAAAAATCATCATGAAACGAAGCCTCCAGACGAATATCCTGCTACTAAAAGCATGCGCCCACGGATTGGTCCTCTTTTCACAAATACAGAAGGTAAAGCTCGTAAGAATTTTGTAGCCTTTATGAACAAACTGTCGCTTCTTAATAAAGATGAAATTCTCTCAAACTTTATTAAATCTCTAATACCAGAAAATATCAATATTTATATGGATCAAATGATCTTTTTATTTCAAGTACAGCCTACTTATCATGATCTATACACCGAAGTGATCGGTGAAATTATGGCTATATCTCCTGATCAATCAAAAGTATTCTTAGAACAACATTTTCATAATTTTATAAAGGAAGAAAAATATAGGATTACAGATAATATACTAGAAGGTCTTGAATCAGCAGATCATAACAATGAAACATCCGACGGATTATGCGAATATACAAAATGGAAAAAGAATACGAAATCGCTTATTGTTTTCTATATACGATTGATTTCGTGTAAAATGTTTGGATCAAATGATGATTTGGAATTATTATTTACTGTTTTAGCAAAAGCATGCGACGAACATTGGAATAATGGTAAGTTATTGGAAATATATCTTGACATCATGCTTTGCTCTGTACAATCCATATACAAACATATAAATGGAGGCCTTTTAATTATTCCAAGTATATTAGATTACTTTTGTAATTGGGATATTAAAAAAGATACACTACTTGCTTCATCAAGATTTAAAATTATGGATATTCTTGACATTGTTAATAAAAACCAGAGCCAAAAGCCGAAATATCAAAGAAAGAACATACGGGGTGTAAAAAAATGATAAATAATAAAAATAAAAACAAATATTTATATAAGTAATTTATATACTAAACATTCAAGACGAAATGGACTACAAAGACAAGATTATATCCGAATTGGATACAATGCGAAAAAAAGAGACGCAAGATAAACAGCCCTTTAAAGCACGGGCATATGCTAAAGTGATCAGTGAATTGAAAGCGCATCCTGGTGCCATTCGTACAATAGAAGATGTAAATGGAATTCCGGGCATTGGAGCAAAAATAAATACAAAGATAAAAGAGATTCTTGAAAGTGGAGAGCTGATGGCTGCGAAAGTAGTTCGCGAAGAACGACAATTTAATATACTTGATGAATTAATCGGTATTCACGGTATTGGACCTACCAAGGCACGTGAGCTTGTTTCAAAGCATAAAATACGCTCCATTGATGATCTACGACAAAAGTATGAGGCAGACCATTCAATCTTGAATGACGTTCAAGTACTTGGGCTAAAATATTACGAAGATATATTGGAAAGGATTCCGCGAACAGAAATGATGGAACATGAAAAACTACTTTTACACAATATCCGCGAAGTGAGCCACGAATTTGATGCCATGATTGTAGGAAGTTATCGTCGTGAACTAGCAAACAGTGGCGACATTGATGTCATATTGAAGCTTCCAAAGAACATTTCGGCAAAAACAGCCGGCGAATTATTCAAAGGAGTGGTTGATCAATTAAAAAGCGAAGGCTATATCTTGGATATATTGGCAAAAGGGGCAAAAAAATGTATGGCCATCGTGAAGATCGGTAATGGTAAGGCGAGGCGGTTGGATTTGCTTCTTACACCGGAGGACGAATATAGTTATGCTCTATTATACTTTACAGGATCCGGTCCATTCAATGTGGTAATGCGCCAATATGCTTTGGAAAAAGGGTACAGTCTCAATGAACACCGTATGATAATCGTATCAGATGTTGAACCAAAACCGTCTGCTATTCCCGAATTGCTGACTGAAAAAGATATATTTGAATTCCTTAAAATTCCATATATTAAACCGGTAGATAGAACACCTGAGGAATTTGAGAGGGCACGTTTGGCTCAAGAGCAAGGCGCAAATGTAGTTGTAAAGAGGGGAAGAGGACGTCCTAAGAAAGTCCTATAAATAATAAAAACAAAGATGTAAAAACAAAAATATATATTGCTTATTTAGAACATCGTATAAATATGATTGAGACTGTATCAAATATCGTTGGATGGCTGCTAAGCATACTCGGCCTTATCCTTTTGGTTGTTTCTTATACCTACATAGCCAAACTTGAACAGATAGACTGTAAGTGCGCGGAACATCCTTACCGTAATTTCATCAAGGGATACATCATCTTCGCCATCGTCTTCCTGTTGCTGATGATGGTATTCCCCGCCAGCAAGGCTGGAAAGATGTTCGGTATGACGGGTGCCTTTATCTATGCCGCTCTGGCCTTCCTGTTCACCGTTGCCAGTGTGGTGTTCTTCGTATATGCCCTCATGTATGTTCGCTACCTGATGAAGGCGAAGTGCATGTGCTCCGAGGATGGTCGACGAACAGCACTCTATGTTTGGTCTATCGCGGAATTGGTAATCTTGGGTGTAATTGTTGTCGTCCCTCTAATCGCTATTTTGGCCATTACTACCATCGGTCTGGTTACTGGCGGAGTGAAACAGATATCGCGAACATCTCCTTCCGTGGTTGAAGCCGTCTCCAACCCCATCAAGTCCGCCCGCCGTGTTCCAGGTGTCCTTCGCCGGGAGCTACGATCTCTTTCAAGGAGTTAAATTATTATAATCAACTCTAAAAAATTATAAATCATAAATCATAATTTATTTTTGTATTCAAATATTAATTGTATTTATTTTACAGGTTCAATGTGCGCCTGCCACCGGTCTGTTTTTTGCTCGCGGTTTGCCTTTTAGAGTTCATTACATCGGATGTAACACTTTCCAAAATACTGGCAATCTCGTCATCGTCATCTAATGAAATCGTCTCAATACGGTTCTGGTTCATATTATATCCGGTACTAACATCTTCAATATCATCGTGAATGTCCCTGATAATGGTCTCTATATCAACATCATTGCCACGCTGTTGAGGAGGCGAAGGGCGCTTGGTAGTCATATTAGGTGGGGGAGGCATTTTTGGATTGCCACTACCCATTAGATTTGACATCATACCAAATAGGCCGCTCATACCGCCTTGTTGAGGTTCTTGCGAGGCTTGTCCGCCGCCAAACATATTCTTACCAAGTTGATTTACAGAGGCTTGCTGGAACTGCTTCATTAGATCAGGATTAGCACGCAATACTTCCTCTACACCAGGCAGGGGCGTTTTCTTGAACATACTGTTTGTAAGATGGAACATGAATGCGGAGCCTGAAAGAGACATCATTAGTCGCAATTCAGGCGCCATCTTCTTACCAGCACCCTTGTATTTGTCATGAAGTTCTTCAAAAATGTCATCATAATCGTTAATGCTCTCATGAACCTGTTCGCTCCAACCATCCAGCTTTACTTCAAAAGGATCAAAGCGTGTATTTAGGAACTCAATACCCGTAACAAGAGCCATCATCATTTTGCGCTGGAAACGCACACTGGCATCTACTTCTTTTTCACGCAGAATACGATGATATTCGGCACGCATTTCTTCCAGATCGGATTGAACACTAAATTTACGAGGAAGCCTATATCCTTTGCTTTCCAGACGTTCCAATTGATAGAGGATCTCGCGCTTCTCATTCATCTCTGCCTCCATACGACCACGCTCAGAAACCATACGAGCTGCTGTAGGATCTGCGTATGCTCCTCCATTTCGGTTCATATTTGTATTTGTATTCATACGAGGTTGTATAGGAGCATTGTCAGAAACATAGCTTTCTGTATCATCTGCTTCGCTCTCCGTATAATCTGTTCCATCTCGGCTATCTTGTCCACTTGATCGTGATATAACATCGCTTGAAACTTTACGCATATTAATCAATGGGTCTACTCCACCAAATCCTTGTTGGTTTGACATGGCGGATGAATTGTTGAATGGTCGCGGCATCTGTGGCATCTGTGGCATTTGTTGCATTCCGTTATCAGGAATACGGAAAGGGCGGGAGTTATCATTCGCGCCAATCTCGAGTACATCGTCTTCGTCATCGCTGCGAAGCAAAATAGAGGGTCCTTGCATCATACTTCTCTTATATCATGAAATGTATATTTACCTTTAAACCTTAAACGCGATCTATATGTTCATAGTAAAGGGGCTTATTAGGATCATATTCTTTCTTGCCCAGCTGACGGCCTGAAGAATACTATCTGCCAGATCATCCCCTTTGCGATGACAATTGAAATGGTGTTGAATCGCGGTGTCATGCGATATATAATGCTTACATAATTGAACTGCTAACCATTTATTTACTTGATATGGCTTACTATATACAGGCGCGTTCTTGCGTAAATTTTCGGCGTATTCTCCGTGTCCTTGAAGCTTTAGGGAGGCATTAATCATATATACAGAGGTTATAATACCTTCCCAGTGTCGTCGCAACATAAAATAGTTATAAATCGCCATCTGTACGGACTTCATTGTTCCGTTCAAATGGGATGGCTGGTTCTCTATGAGCACATAATCAATTTGTTCAACTTGGAACTTGGTACGAAGATTGTCTATGAGCTCATCCATATGAGCATATACGCGAAGGGTTAATTCCTCTATCGTAGGGCGCTTCTTCTCATCTGGTGTCTGTAATTGAATAATATCCCAAACCATAATCTCCGTAAGAGGCGTATTATGAATAGCATCACTGACCTGCTCTGTTCGTAACGAACAACATGCCAGATTACGGATACCTATGTCAAATGATATTATTACAGGCATGATGGATCCTAATATATAGTGATTTTTGTTATATTCTTATTTGTCTTTGTCATTTTTGAATAAAAAGAAGATGGATAGTTTTTAGAACCCAAAACACCTCTTTTGGGTTCTAAAAATTTAGTGAGCATTATTTTGTGATGAATTTCCTAATCGTTTACGCTTCATATTATTCCAAATACCCTTCTGTATCTGCTGTATAATTGCGGGACTATAGGTGCGAATATTATTTTTAAGAATAATCTTGGTTATATAAAGCCAAAAATCATCTGTTTTGTACATAGCATTTAGTTCGGCTATATTACGACAGTGTTTGGCAAGCCATACATATTGGTTTGCTAACACTTCTGTCCGGTCTGTACTTTGTTGCTTTACTGGACAAATAAGACTTTGATTCACGAGTGAAAGTATATGTTGTTGGATAGATGGATTTGACATAGCATCTGCTGGTATTAAATCTAACAACGGTTCAAACAATGTGAAATTGTAGTCTGGGCATAGCAACAGACGATCGGTTCTATCTAAAAATACGGCATTGTTGTCTATAATCATTAACTGATTTTCTAAAATATAAGCCTGTTCCTGACGCGAATAAGGTTTTGTTCCTTTTACAGTAATCGCCCTCATAATACGAGGCATAATCTTATGTAGCGATTTGCGATAATTGCCTGCTCCATCTACTACACAGTCCGGTCGTGTAAAAAGGGGTCGGTTGAACTTGATATTGTGTTGTTTTTCAATCCATGAAATTTCCTGATGAGCCCAGTCTTTATGACTTGCCGTATATACAAAGAAATGGACGTTGTTATATATTTTTTTCATGGCATGAACAAAGCTTGCTACGCCTGGACGAACAAGACTTTGATCCGGACTATACGCCCGTGAACAAGTTGAAATAGACGGCACTCTGTAGCCCATTTTTTTCAATATTGTAAGAAGACTGTACTGTTGTGTCTGATAGGAACAATTGCCTATTAGTGTCCCGTCAATATCAATGACAAATACATAGGGAAGGTCTATACCCATACTCTATAGTAAGGGTACGATTTTCTATGCGGCAATCGGTAAGGAAGACGCCGGAGCTACACATTTCACACGGATCTCGCGTAGTTCTTTGGATAATTTGTCATAGGTTGAGGTAAGCTTATATAGAAGCGCTATAAGTAAAATGATTACGATAACTGCGACAAGGTTCATAGGTTCTACGGTATATATCTGTATTTAAGAGAGATGATATATATTCAAGCGTACGGTAAAATATTTTCTCTATCTCTATTTGAGTCACTTATCCCTCTCCCCAAAAACAGCGGGGGGGGAGAGGAGAAGGGAGGGAGACTCATAAAAGGTGGTTTGACCGGTAAATTATAGGTACCTATTTTGCGATTAAATTGAGAATTTTAATTGATAATTTAGTATCTAAAATTAATTTAAATTACACAAAACAATGAAAAAATTACATTGTTTTATGCTTAAAGTAAAAAGCTTGAGATTTACATTCAACAGCATTGAAAAAAAACGCCTTTTTATTTCCATAATTTTAAAAAATTTCAAAAACTTTCAAAAACTTTCATAAAATGTTGAAATTTTTCAATGCTGTTGAATGTAAATTCCGGCTTTTCATTTTTAAACATAAAAACGACATAATTTTACATAAAGCAATGTAAAACTCATTTTTATTTCAATTTAATCGCAAATTACCGATTAATTATCATTAAATTAGCTATATAGGCTATATTAGGGCATTTCAGACATCTTGCCTTTAGAGGGTTTGTACTGTTAGAGGGTATTTTTATCAATTTATTCGGTAAATGTTCAATTAAATCTTTTTTATACCTAAAATGTCAAATTTTAACAATAATAATGATATTTATATATTCATACTATAATTTTTTACAATAAATTTTTTATAATATAAATGTAATATTTCTATATTTTTAGAAATAAGAGGGTAAATCAACATTTTTTAATCGGTACTTTATAATTAAAATGGAAAAACCTTGGTGGTAACTCAACTTTGTAAACTTTGTAATTGTTTATAGGAGTCTAATTTAACTCATTTTATTCGGTAAATGTTCAATTAAATCTTTTTTATACCTAAAATGTTAATATTTTAACAATAATAATGATATTTATATATTCATATTATAATTTATTATAATAATTGTTTTATAATATAAATGTAATAATTCATTATTTTTAGTAATAAGAGGGTAAATCACTCTATTTTAATTGATAATTTACTATTAAATAAAAAAACCTTGGTGGTAACTCAACTTTGTAAACTTTGTAATTGTTTATACGAGGCTACTTTAAATCTAATTTAATAGTAAATTACCGATTAAAAATGAAAAGGAGGGCCTATATGCCTATTTTTACATTTTTATCATTCATAATGTAATAATGCATCATTTTTAGAAACAATCAATAATGCTGTAGAACTATTTAAAGCAGAATATGGTAATAAAGCATAACATATAATCGTAGCATAATAAATAGTACAAATAGTACAAATAGTATAAATACAATGAGAAGAACTAGTAAATCTGTAGAATCATTATCTGATATTCTTCACAAGATCGAACAGCAACCACTTACGAGTCATACAAATATTACTATGCAAACATACCCTATTTCTGTAAAACGACAAGGGGTACTGTTTGAATTAATAGAAGTAAAACAAGACATTTTATCAATTCGCTATATCACAAATGATGAATATCCATCTCTATGGCTTACGAGTGACGGTAAGATAATTACTAAAAAAAATAATTGGTATGGTGAATTATTAGAAGTTTCCTATGTCCCAATACAACCTGTTAGACATAGTAGTATATGTATAATGACAGACCGAAAAACGGACGGCAGTCTGGTAATAATATTTGCGGACCGTGTCAATAATCTTACGAATATTCATTATGTATCTAATAAAAGTAAAACAAGTACCCTTTCCAATGTAGAAGGGTATATAGAATGTATACCGTCTTTAAGTGTAATTAAAAAAGTACATTGGGGCCTTAATGGAACACCTGAAGAAAAGATAAGGGAACATATTTCAGAATACTATACGATTACGGGGCGGGAAAAAGATCGTATCCTTATAAAAGTTATTATAAATGATATAAAAACTGCTATACCAGATTTTAAGGAAAAGTTAGAGCCTATATTATTGGATATGGGGGTACAAAAGAAACGATATACTGCTGGTATGTGTTTTTCAGGTATAACAAAAAGGGATGACACTATAAATAATACCACCATTTATGATAAGGTAGATGATCTTAAAAAACAACATCGTAATTTAAAAAGGGCATTCTGGCTATATATACAGTCATTGCCTACAAACGAATGTATTGAAAACGACATTATGCCATTGATTATATGATCTTGTGACAAGTAAAACGATATGTGTTTTTACAACAAAAATTAAGAACAAATACAATAAACAATAATAATATTATTTTTAACACACGAACATGTAGCCATATTAATTAACAAATACCATAGCTCCCATACCTGACATTACTCTGAAAATATTGTAATAAGTAGCATATGCCACCGACTGATATTCAATATTTGTATCCGTAGGCATATTCATGGTAAGATATAGTTGTATTTTGTTAATCATAGATGCATTAAATGTACCACTTGGTTGATTTTTTTCGGGATATAGGGAAAAACTGTATACTTGAACACCGTCCCGAGGACTATTGGTATGATATTGGTAAGGTTGCATTTGATTAAAATATTCATACGACTTTTCCTCAAAACGATCAAGACCATTCCACATGACTTTCGCAGTTTTCAAGATAATTTGTGTTGTCTGGGAGGCATCATAAGGCATATTAAATGTAAAATTGGTCCATTCATTGTAATCATTAACATCATTTCTACGCAAGATCCATATGATCTCCTTTATAGGATTTTGTATAATAAGATCCATTACACCTACCGTTGTAAAACCGGATGTTTCCATGCGATATACGCGTTCTACAAGATAATCGGTTGAAGTTGCCGCCACCTGACGGCGTTCGTCGTCATCTAAAAATATATAATTACAGTCAAGATATCCGTCAATATCAATAAGAGCATTGGGTCCGCCACCACCCGGAACTAAGAATCGCCCAATAGATACATCCGCATTAGGATACAAAGCTCTATATTTAGATGGACTATAGTATATACCACTCTCTGTATCATAAACCTGATATAGATCTTCTATGCCTCTAAACTCAAGTGAAATTTCAACATTCTGATATTGCAATGCTACGAGAGGCAGTGCCAAACCCGGATTTTTTGTAAACCAAAAATTTAACGGCATAAAGAATCGCTTCGACGGTATGGACGGTGTAGCTACACCATTCACGACTGTATATGCCGGATAGTATTGATAATCTAACCAATTATTTTCAATTACGATACGATTATTAAGAGCAGTAGGATTTGTAAATTCATAAGTATTTCCGGTCATTTTATCATAAGCAGTACGCTTACTCGTCGTAAGAGTTAATTCATTCCATATATCAAGCCACTCACCGTATTGAATATCTATAAGATTTGTATCAACTCTCACAGAAGCAGAATATATCATATAATTGGCAACCTTATCAATCCATTTGAAGCGAAGATTTCCATCAGAATATATGGCAGGCAATTGAAATGCGAAAAATACATCGTACAACAGATCTGCTATACGACCAATTCTACAAGTTGCAATTGTATGAGATGACTTGTCAAGGACGGGTTTAGTTAGAAATGTTTGATGTACAGACTCCATAGCAAAATTGGTATGCTTACGATATACGAATTGGAAATAGCTTAATTTAGCAGAACCCGTAAGATATATATCTTGTTGCCCTCTGGCAACAAGTTGCATTAGTCCTCCAGGCATTGTGTTGTTTGGTTACTACTCTAATGAGATATTAGACATTTTCGGCTTATATCAACCTTAAAATAAAAAAATGAATAATCTCAGCTGTTAAATTATTAATACTTGATAATATGAAGAATAATACAGACTGTATTGCGGTGATAAGAACATTCTACTCTCCGGTAGATAATAACAAAGATGATGAGCTTGTATATACAAAAGAGTTTATCTTCCGCGACTGTATTAATTGTAGAAGATACTGTATTGATTTTGATGTGAATAAAAAAAGATCGTATATTTCTAATATAACGGAACACGAAACTGGTTTCTTTGATAGAATTTCAGAGGCGTCTTCGGGTAAAACACTATTTAATACCTATGTATCCGAAGGTATTGATCCTGTACCAGTGAAGAGCATCCAATACAATCAAAAATATGAATATTTACACGAATTCTTTGTAATCTATAACGGTGTATATGATGAATATTCTCTTATAAAATCATCACAGGGAGACGGAGTTAGTATTAATTATAATAGTAATTATATGGTAATTAAAAATTACGACGAGGATGACGAGGATGACGAGGATGACGAATATGACGACAATTATGATAAATACAAGTAAAAAAATAAATATCAAAATAAAAATAATAGTTATTTTTGTTCTCTTTTTAGAGTTGCTATTTTTTCAATACATGCCTTTACATCGTCATACAAGCATGGAATATCAGGATACATACTTTGTAGGAAGGATGAATCCAATTGATTATTAGATCTTTTACTTTTAAGTATAGCATCTTGCTCGTCAATTGTAAAATTTTTCCAAGTTTTTGTTGGATCAACAATATCCCTATAGAGCGAAAGTATTTCGTTATGTTCCATAATGCCTGGGTTCGCGAGATTAATTGTTCCCGTCGTTCCCTTTTCTATCATATCAAGAAGCACTGGCAACAATGTGGGCAGAACAGTCATCGTATTCGGTATACTACAAATCTTTTCATATTCCACAATCTTTGTAATAAAATTACGCGGCGCCATATCATCCGTAATAGGCATACGGATCCTTACATTCAGCGTGTTGCTTTTTACAAGTTTCATAAGACGATCTGTAAAGCCCTTGACAACGGAATAAGATGAACCGAAGAAATCAGGCTTAGCGTCTTCTGTATATTTGTTCTCTTCTGGATTACTGCTAAAGATACAGCCCGTTCCCAGATAGGTAAAATGAATCCCGCGTTCCTTACATAGCATAGCAAGTGAGATAGGGGCATATAGATTGTCTTTTACATTTTCTACCAGTTTTCCAGGCTGTTCAAGATAATCAATTGTATTGATACCCTCACCATGCGTACGACCAATAAAGGAAATGACGCGATCGGGTTTGACAGAATCTAATAGCTTTTCCACAGCTTCCGTGTCATCTGCTCTCACATCGGGACATAGGATCTCGTGTTGATTTGTTTGTAATAGCGGTAGGAAGTATGATGCTATCCATCCGCGTGATCCAAAAAATAGAATTTTCATTTTTAGATTATATATAAATATATATGTAATAATTGCTTATTATACTTTTATTTTTACTTTTACTTAAGTTGATGTAAGTTGTCTCTTAGTACCATTTGTAGATGAAAGATCGTATAGATAACTTAGTAAAGATGTCCCCGACGGAGGTGTAGCATAATTTTTACTAAATCCAGCTTGATACATTGAAACGATATTTCGTGTATTTAATACATAGTTAAAATAGGATAAATCTGCCATCATCATCTTTTGAACTTGTGTGTTTGAAGCTACTTTTGTTGTATTAGCAGTTCCATCTTTTGTCCAATTTAACTGGGGAAATACATATAGGTTTCCATTGTTCGGTTTTAATATAGATGGAGTTACGTCCGTTTGATCTAATTTACTATCTACATATTGGTCTAATTCAAGAACACCATTTATGTATATATGTACGCGCGTCTTATTTCGTATTGGAAGAGAATCAGCTGGATAGGTATCCTGAATAACGACCGTTACCATAAACCATTTCTTATTAAAATTCGGTCTGCTCTTAAAGCCTCTAACCGACACCTTGTATGAGTTTGCTTCATCCCAATCTTTGTTTCCCACATCACAGCGATTTTTTGATCCTTCATGAACAATATCAGGAGAGGCTTGTGTATTAAATTCTACGGTAAGTGAATCGCCTTTATTTTCCAATTTTATAAGGGGACATTTTACATAAACATCGTGTTTATCACTATTACAAATATTTTTATATTTTACAACCTTATCCGTACCACGCAAGAGCAAAACAACATCCTGTGTACTCAGTCCTGTATCCGGTGTTGTCGTAGTATCCGTATCTGTATAGAACCCTGGATCTTGATAGATCCAGAAATTATATGAAAATTCAATGCCACCAGACTGGTTCACAGAAGGTCGCAGATCCATATAAAGGCCTCCATTGTCTATTGTTGTACTATACGTTTCTTTATTTGAAATTGCCATATCTTTTACGCCCTTGAATATATCCAGGCGATTCTGTAGTTTGTTATTTTGCCTGAGCGAATTAAGAGCTTCGCGATTAAATACATAGTATGCCAATATGAATAAGATAAGCACAACAGCAATAGCCGCTAATATCTGTAAGGTTGTACCAAGAATAGCCATTCAATATATCTATATTAACATAAAGAAAACATTACTTTATCTTAATAATAAATATATATATATATGCGTATTACAACCGTTATTAATATAAAAGGAAACCGTATTCCGTCCAGTATATCAAGTAGTTCATTATATACTCTTTCTTCTCAAAATACGATGATGGGATTTCATAAACGAGTAAGGCAAAATAATTTAGATATAGATACTTCGTGTACAAAAACAAATTTACTGCTTTTTGTTTACCAACAGGACGCGATAGATGTTGTAAAGACGATGGAAAACACACAAGGAAAATTATTACGATTTACAAGAGATATTGATTTTATTAATCACAAGAGTGCTATACTCGACAATATAAACGATATAGATGTATCCAAATATAAAATAAATAATAGCAAAGTATCTATGAATATTGAAGCAATTCCGTATAACTATTTAGAAAAATTATGTAATATTCACTATTTTGATATGCTTATTGTTTATAATAAGACGATAACTGAAATAGCAAATGATAGATATGAATTAGATCTCGAATGTTATGAATTTAATACAGTGGAATTACCAAATAGAATGATTCAAGAAAATATGTTAAGAGATTTATTGTATTAACCAAAAATTTCAGGTTTTCGATATACGGGATTACGAACACCGTATTGATTTGTCATACTTCCAATTCCAATCGTATTGGCAAACTTTCCGGCGGCGGTAAGATAGATTGGACCCTGCGTGTATATATTGTACATATCCTGCACATTAAGATCATAATTAAAGAATTGTACGAGGGAAACAAGACCAGAGAATCCTACTCCTGTTGAACTTTCGCTTGATCCACCTACATACACATTGCCCTTTCGGTCAAGCGACATATTTGTTAGCTTTGGTGTTACTTCAAATGTTTGAATTGTGGCATCCGTGCTCGAGACAGGTAGAGTTCCAGTTACAGTTACTTTTTTGTTTGTCGTACTTGTTTTTACAAGCTCGCCGTCTACATAAGATGCTATGCTTCCTCCATTTACATTTTCATTTACAACAACACCTATATGTACCCACCTTTGAATAGGTACATAATCCACTGTTATACCTCGCATAGCAGAAGCATATTGTAGTTTTACAAAATTGGTTTCATTGGCAAGTTCTGTCTTATCTGTTTCTTGTACTGACTTGCTGTCTATTGTATCAAACGCTATGTATAGTTTATTAATAGAAGGATCCATGAATACTGTGGGTGATCCAGACATAGCATCTTTCTCGTCGCCACGGTGGAGGACATGCTTCATAATACCAGAGTTTTTGTCAAGATTATGGATGTACATCCAGAATGAAAATGAGAATCGTTTTCCGTTCAATGCATCAGGAATATCTGTACCATTTCCCCTTGTTACAACGGAACCGAGAACAGGATTCTCTGTTTCCGGAACAATAAACGATTTACGATCAATCGATTTTGTCTGAACAATACGATATATAATCCATCCTACCGTAAAACCTACAACAACGGTTATAATCAGACCAAGAACAACCATTATTTTTTTACTTTTTAAAAAACCCATCACACCTGATGATACTGTAGAACCTGTGGATGATTCATACATAGATGGTGATAAATCAGACCTTTGTTCTGCGTTCATGTGTTATTATCTGTATCTACGGAAGAAAATTTCTTATTCTTCTTATTTTTCATGATTTTCTTTAGTGCATAGAAATAATTGCCAACATGTTTCCATGGAAAATTATCATGATAAGACTGTTTTTCCATTTTTTTATGAAGTGACATTTGACTTAATGCCTTTGTAAAATCGGCTAAAGAAGTGTCATTTCCATTTTTCTTTTTCTTTAAATTTTTAAGGAGAAAACAAGGAGCCCTACATAGATGCTCTGTGTATATAGAATTACCTATTTCATCCGTATTTGTATATGTATGTACAGATGTATTGATCATCGTATCCCATTCTGTCATGCATTTTAAAATTTCAGAATATATTTTCCCCTTCTGCGCTTTTGTACCTTTACGCATATCTATTTCTGCTGGAAGATTTTCATGAAACCGTAATGGATTCATCCATAGATCTTCTTCAAATAACATATGCGCTATTTCAATACTTGGATCGTTATATAGAGTATCAATATCAGGCATCCGGTCTATGATATATGTTTCGTCGGTAGTAGTAGTACGGTTTTTCTTTAGTAATTCATATTCAAGTGAATTTAAAGCATGTAACATATTCCCATTTACACTTTCGGAAATGGCAAGAAGAATTTCTGCGGATATGGATATATTACACCTTTTCGTATGAGCAAGTAGCATTAACATCACATCCGTATCAGATGGCTTTTTTAAATATATGGATTTACAATATCGTTTTAAATCGCCCAGCTTTTTCTCCACATTTGTATTACATGCTATGATGATTGGAATATATGGTAATGCTTTGTTATTTGTAGCATTTATAAGATTATACAATACAGAGGGCATATTGCGATCATTGTTTATAAGTATTTCAAATTCATCTATAAAGATGATCTTTTTTCTGATCTGTTGTAATAATACATCTTCCAAATTTGTAGAAGACATCTTTACAATAAGATCATCCATCTCTTTTGTAGAATGACACGTAGAACTGTCTATCTTTTTGATAGTAATACCAATTTTTTGGCATATTGTTTCTACACCATATGTTTTTCCAACTCCTGGAGAACCAATGATTAATAAACATGCTGAATTGTTTAGCTCTTTTTTAGGATTATCTATACTGTCGTGTAGCCATTTATAAATCTCCTCAAAATAAAAAGTATTCCCAAATAGATTAACATCATCTGTTATCATTTTCTTCATTGTAAATTATATTATATTTTTATTCTTAATTCTCAATTCTCAATTCTCAATTCTCAATTTTACAAATATCCGTTCATATATTTAAGGCTCGTACATAACAAAATCAAGCCAAGTGGCAATAATGTACATAATTATACCTGCCAGAGGGACAATAAACCCAAAAGCGAACATATTTGTATTTTCATCATTGTCCATACCCCATCTTTTAAGACGACCGTCGTGTGTAAACATAATAGCAGGTCTTATCAATAATAGGATGATAATAAAAGTTATATATAGCAAAAGTGCCACATGTAGTCTTGTTAAGTTTAGGGATATCATTATTTAATTCACTACATGTGTCCTAGAAAAATATTCACTCGTGATGTGTAGAGTAATCGTATCCACCGTTTCGTTGTATCATACATAAAAATAAAATGGATAAAATGGATATATTATATACCGTTTCTTTGCTATTTGTCATGATAGCATTAATTGTAATTATATTTAGGATGGATTCGCGATATAATAAGCGTAAAATGATTGTTGTATTGGATAAGAGACAACGTCATCCTTACCGTTATATGTATCATTCACAACACCGTGGTAGAAATATGCTTAAAAATTATAGAAGAGAGAGATTTGAGGATATATCCATTGATATCAATAAACAAGTACTTACAACAAGCCTAACAAATATGAAGCCCATACTTGATGAAAGATCTCAAGAAGTAGATATTGATTTTATGGAAACGATGGTTGGTGTTCTGGAAAAGGGGACAAATATTCCAAACAATTGGCAGGGTACCACACTTTGTATAGACGACATATATCTAAATAGAGTCATGTCCGGCAATAAAGGAACACATACAAAAATAAAAAAGGAGGGATATTTTGTTAGACTATTACACCGTGATAATAAAGATAAAATGAATTTACCTTATGATATTGTAAATAAAAAAATAGGAGTATTTGATATATGTGAAAAACATCTCGTACAGTCTATTGCTTACGGATATCGTGTTCAAAATATAGAGCCAATTATTAATGTAAATTTTATTCCCAAAAGAATGTGGAACAATCTTGAAAAGCTTTTATTAGACGAATATGATATTATATTTGCCTATATAATACAAGGTAGCGAATTTGAAAAACTAATATATTCACAAGAAGTTTATATAACCGGTTTTGATAAACTGGATATATCCAGAGTAAAAATTACATATCCTTACATAACGATGCGAGATTCGTATATGGAAGATGTATATGATTGGAAAGCAATTAAAGTACCCAAGGCGCTCTATAAAAAAGAAGGAATTATAAATCTTTTATGGTTTTCACATAATCTATTTATCATTGGAGAACCGAAGAATGCTCCAGTAACATCTCCAAATATGGAAACATTTATAACACGACTTACTGTTTCAAAGGAGATGTCAGATCCAGCATATCGGTGCTATGGGGATATAACAAATGAGAATAGAGCCCTTTGTAATTCATCGTATGATCAATTGGGAAGACCGAAAGAGTACCAAACATATTGGGATATTCCTTGTACAGAAAATGAAGAATGTCCTTTTTATAAAGCAAATAAAAATTACCCAAATAGTTTTGGCGGGTGTACACAAAATGGTACTTGTGAGTTCCCAGTTGGTATTAATAGGCAGGCATACATAAAATATAAAGACGAATTTCCATTTACACCTTTTTGTTATGGTTGCGATGAGAACATAGAAGACTGTTGCAAAGATCAAAAAGAAAATCCTGAAAAATATCCTCAATTGTCTTCACCAGATTATGTTTTTCCAAATGATATTACACAAAGAGGTCCAAGAGGTCTTCAAACCACATTGAAACTCGTCTAAAAATATAAAAATCTCTTACGAGAATTTTGTATTTAGTATTTAGTATTTAGTATTTTAATTTCGTATTTTTCCATAGACCGTATTTATTTATCTCGTGTTCGCTTGTTATTTTTACTACATACCGTATCTTCCTCATTATCTTCATTCACTCTCTTTTTTTTACCGTCGTTTTCTACGATAACATCCTTATTATTGGCATCTTTTTGAACAGAATATCTATATGACAGTAGCAAATTGTTCATATTAATTTTCATACCACGAATACCTTCACATACACGCATTTTCTCAACACGAGTTAACATTGTCCATATAGCACCAGATATATGTCCTCTTAATTCATATGCTCTATTTTTCTGCTGTACAGTCATTTGATCCATAGGGATCATTTGTACCATATATGTATTGTATACAGGATGTTTGAAGACCGGAGGGACCATTCCTCTAAATAACATTTCAACAAGAGTATTCCACCTATCTCTTGGAATAATGAGTAGCATCATCTGTGGAATACATAGCTCATGAATATTAGGACAATCTATACCGTTGTCAGCACAATAGCTCATAATTTTTTTACGACACATATCATAATCGCATGAATATCTTTCAACTTTTTGTAATAGTATATTTGATTCTTCTAGATATTCTAAATAATAGGGAATTACTGCTTGAGGATGGAGTATATTTTGAGCCATTTTTAATACTTAATATTTATCATTTTCTCTCTATTTCAAATTTTATAATAACAATCATAAAAATAATAAAAATAATAAAAATAATTAAAATACCGATACATAGTAAGGTGCTGACAAATATATATTAATAATTATGAAAAAATTGAGTAATATCCCGCTTTTAACTGTATTACTTTTATTATTAGTATCTATACTATTAATGGTAAGAAATAGAGAATATTTTGCTATTCCAATAGCTGATAATGAAGTTTTAGCTCAAAAAAATCCGACAGATAATATATGGGATCGGCAAGAAATTCAAGATAGTCTTCCTATTGATTATATTGTTCAATATCCAAATACGTACTATTATGAGCTTAGTAATGAAGAATTTCTAAACGCTCTTACACATACATTTATTAGATCTATGATACAGATGAATGGCGCCGAATGGACAATCGAAACTCCTGTAGATAGATCTCATATTCCTCCAAAAGATATATCTTCTGGATATAATTTGATTGTTCCATGGCTGGAGGAAAAAATTAACTCTTCTGGTAATTTTAATATTCCTGGTGATAAAACAGCTCCGTTTCAAATAATACATGATTATTGGAAATCGTGGTCATCAAGTATATTCATACCAAATCGTTTTCTTTACACCGTAGATGTACTCATATTCCGTGAAGCAAAAAATCACGCGAAACACACGTCGTTTAAAATTGTCGTAGAGAATGAAAAAATAAAAGGCATTATAGAGATGGGTATAGTAGGCATTGTATTTGAGGATAAATTTGGGCTATTTCCCGTCTCACATTCAGATAAAACAGATTTAGAAAATCTGTATCAACCATATGATGCAGACCCTTTAGCGTCAAATCCTTCTACATTGATTGATGACAATGTTGTAAATATAGAGATTGACAAACGCGAACGTGATAATAAACGTGTTGAAAAAATTAATAAATATTTACAACAAACAACAGAGGTGTTATAATACGATTCTTACCAATCATAGAAATTATCTACATTGGCTTCGTCAGGATCTTGTGTTCGCATTTCAAATTCAAGTGCTCCTTCCAGATCTGCTCGTTCATCTTCTGTTTGCATATTTGTAATATTTTCCACAATGTTTTCCAAAGTAGCGCCTGTACTTTCTATATCAATACGAATTCCTTGTAATTTTGCCTGTTTAATAATCTTGTTCAGCTCTGGATTTAGCTCGTATTTTTTGATAGATTCTATCTTATTTTTCTCTCGTATTTCAGATATTTTCTTTTCGATCTCTTCCATGGAAGGTGTAGATCTCATCTCTATATGTCTTTTTAGTTCCTTACCAATATAGGAAGCAGTATCTTCTATAAAGTTAGATTTTACAACCCTATTAATGGTAATGGTCTTTTTGTTATGTTCTACATCACCAGGTAAGCATAATGTTCGGTAAAATACATACTGTACGATTGATTTCAGTTCGCCTATTTCGTTTTCAGGTATAGTTAAACTTTTAATTAAATCCATTATGTCTTTCGCCTTTTGAACTTCCGTATCTATAAGATTTGTTTCTATTTCGTACAGCATTTTGGGATTTACAATTGATCCGGATATAGCTTCTTTTAAATTTTTTGAATACATATAGAAATCAAAACATACTTGAGTAAATAATCCAAATATTTCTTGAATAGACATGCCTTCCATATTTTTTAACATCTTTTTATCCATTTGAGTATTTGTAGTTTTATACAAAGCTTCCAAATATCTATTTGATTCGTCATCTAATTGTTGAATAATTTGACGATTCTCAATGTTCATAATTTTATCTTTTATATTTTGTGGAATAAATGGCATTTTTACAACGCTTTCTTTCCAATCTATTATTGGTTCTGCTGCCAATGGTTCTTCTTTGATGCTTTCCATTCCTAAATCCTTTTCCAATTTCTTGAACTCCGTTTTGATTATAGGAATACCATAATAAATAAGACCAGGGCGTCTTTTTTGTCCTATACGCTCGCGTGCGAAGAAGTTTTTTGAAGCAATTAGCCGTTTGCTAAGATTGTTTGCTGCCAGATAGTCTAAATCAAGACGCGTATAACAGCAACCAAGAATATGTTTATGGCGTTCCTTAACATCTCTTAGAATGCTTGGTAATAATTGTAAGCTTTTGATGTAAGGTTTTAGAAGTTCATTTGATGTGAATATTTTTTGTTTCTTCAGTTTTATAATTGTATCATATGCTTCATTTGCTTCATCTACCATAAGTTTTCCTTGATATACAACTTCCCTATATGCTTGTTTCTTCATGGCATCTATTTCATGAGTAAAGTGTATAAAACCCACTTTGATCATATCTATAAGTTGATCATTTGAATAATCATCTACGAGATCGTGAATATTTGGTATATCATGACCTTCGTCGTGTAATATACAAACGAAATATTTCAAAACTCCTTTTTTACCTTCTCTTCCTTCTTCAATTGGAAATCCTATACCTGTAAGTTCGCTCTTACAAGGACCATTTGTAATTTCTTGAAGTAAAAACATATCATCCAGCATTAACGACTGGACATGAATGATCCAATAGGAAATAAACATAAAGAATAATTTATTACGCTGTTCTTTTAGTTTAATCCCAGCTTTTTGGTATGCGCTTTTTATGATTGTATGTTGATCAATTGGAAGAATTTTGATCGCCTCTTCCAAGGAACTCTCTGTTATTTTATCAATAATATCCTTGCGAATATTGTTATTAATCTCATACATAGCAATACCGATATCAATAATGGGAGGAGCGCGTTGTATCATCATTTTTATAAATTCATGAGGATTCCATGGCATATTTGTAAGTCGTTGTATCCGCGTAAGTATTTCACTTAAACTGCTTAATATTTTTCCCATAGGACTGGTATTATATTTTTCAAGGGCAAGGGTGAGCTCATCTTCCTCTTCTTCTAATTCTACATCGTCCTCGTTTTCTGGTTTATTTTCAACATAGGCGTCTACGCTTTCAACAACAAAATGTCCTACAATATCTGCTCCCAATGTTTCGTCAATCGGCTCAAATCCTTTTTTCAATTCATCTTTATCTGTATATTCTTTTACAAATGAACCGCTATTAAATAGTTCATATGCCTGTTCTGGATCAAGTGTTTTGGCAGAAAATGTGCTCTTTTTCATAATAGCATTTTCAAGATCTGTAAATATTTTTGTTTCACCACTCCCTTGCAATGTCTGTACAGCGACTCTAAATTCAGAAAGCAACATCCTTTCATCCAGATTTCTTAACATTTGGATATCTTTGATAAATTCGTCCAATTTGTATGATCCATTTTCCAAACCTTGTAGTTTTTTAGATAGAGGTATATATAATTCTGTTTTAAAGGGCTTTGCCAATACCATAGCAATGGCATTATTTATCAGTTCCGAATAAAGTGGAGCATCTGATGCCACATTGAGGCGCGATATAACACTATCCCAAAATAGCTTATGAAGCTTCACATAAGAAGTCTCGCTTATTTTGATATCTCGTTTCTCAATTTCAATTTTACCTCCTTTCTTCTTTTTCTTTTCTTTCTTCTCAGCCTTTTCTTTTACTCCCTTCTTCTCTTTCTTTACAACCTTCTTTTTCTTCTCTTCCTCTTCTTCCTTATCCTTTTTTACCTCTTCTGCTTCCTCTGCTTCTTCTGCTTTCACTTCGTCTATATCGGTATAATCAAGCGACTTTATCGTATCATATAAATCGTAATATGTATCTATATCTATATCTTCAAGATTCCTTCCATACAATTCAAAAAGAATACGAAGCGAATGGATATTACTTGTATTTTTTGGATTGATTTGGTTGATAATATATTTGAAAGACGGTACTATGGTTTTTGTAAAAATAGTAAAATAATCTAAATCTGTTTTATTACTCCCTTCTTTTTCTGCTAATTCTATTATTTTAGATTTATCTACATCTTTTTTACTAACAACACGGTCTGTCAAAGTTCGTACAGACGATTTTTCTATATGTTCATGAATATACATATTATTGACATGGTTCGCCTCATAGAAATTACCAGATAGAACACTGTAGTTTTCTTTATCTGCTTCAAGACGTATATTTTCATTGTTCTCACCACTCTCCTCGCTTGTAAGATTAATAAGAATTCTCTTTCCACGAGGAATATTTATTTTGTTCTCATTTTCAATGCTCTCTATTTTTTCAAATGGTTCATGTAATTCTGCCTTTATTTGTTCGCGTATTCCATAACTTGGATTCTTCTTTATATTTTCAAGAGTACTAAAATATTCTTGTTCGCTTTCTTCTGTATCAAATGCTTTTCGTTTGGCATTTACATTGTAAATAATATGCTTAAAATATCGTTCAAAACGATCGGTTGGATTCGTAATATTTTTATGAAGATCAAAATATGTATCTGCTATAGCAGGTCTTTCTTCAAACATTCGCAGCAATGTGTTATATATCTCTTCATCTGAAAGTGCTACAAAATTAGGATTTTTTTCCAAAAGCTCTTCTATGCTTACGATCTCTCGTATATATATTTCTGGAAGTTCTTCATCAAGATATACCCAGTTATCTTGTTGTACAGACATATTCTATAAAAAGAAGCGTTTATCCTTACATTATGATATTATTTTAATACATTTTTGATTTACCCATATCTATATGATTATGCCTTCTTGACAGGCGCTTCTTTCTTTGTTTTTATTTTTTCTTTTTCTTTTTCTTCTACTTTCCCCTTCTTTGTTTCCTGATTCATTTGAATAAATCGCAACCATTCGTTTGATACACCTGTCATGGTTGTACGAATCCATGAGCAATTATCCATGAGCAGAGACCAAGCAAAAGATACATCTCGTTTAATCGTCTTATCTTCAAACATTACGCGCAACAACATCGTCGGGTCAAGTGGATGAGGACAAATATAACCTACATAGGAAATCTTTGTATCTTGGAACATCTGCCCTTCACGCACATGACGATTGAACATAAGAGATTGTAGTAAATTTCCCAGAGTATCATCTTCGTTTTCAAATGTAAATTCAAAACCATTTTCAATCTCCTTGCATACAACATACTCTTCTTCGTGTTGAATCGCCTTATCCAATTTGCCAATAATACTATCCAATGCTTTTACAAAGATATATCTAGCAGCTTCTATTTCTTTCATTGCTCCTCCATTTTCTATTTCAAAGGAGAATTCAATTGCTATAGGTTCATTATATTCATTTTTAATATACGCTCTTTCCTTATTAAGAATCCCGTCTGCTTTTTCCGCTTCCACTGGATCTTGAATGAACAGAAAGGAGCACATAGATACGGAAGAGAAGGAAGCATGATTTTTAGCAGTTGATTTTACGGGACGGGCGATAAGATTAAGTAATTCGCTTGATCTCAACCTTGTAATAAGAACCGGGCTGTTTGATATTTTATTTGCCGGAAAGATCGTTCGCAGTTCTTTTTCAGTAAGCATTTTATCATCCCTTGTGCCCTTGAAATCGTGTGTAGTCACATCAATTGTAACGTCTTTCTTGTTTTCTACAGAGAGCGTGAATTCATAAAGTCCCTCTTGAAAACCATCTATTTCTTCTTCCGTCATATGAAGAGGTATCATACCAACTCGGTGCGCCATAATCTCATTATGAAGAGGTCCTGTATTTTTAATGATATCAATGGTTGTTTCGCCTTCCCCGATAAACCCAATGGTAGGAATATCGGATAAGATTGTACGCCGAATAGAATTCACGATCGCTAAATCCGTATTTAGAATATCAAAGGTAACGCGCCCGAAAAGCGGGGCAATACGAAGATTTTGAAACATGATTATTTATATAATTTATTTGCTATGTTTGCTATTATATTGTAAGAGTAAGTATCCATCATATTTTATGTTTATACCATTTTGTGAATAGAACAAAAATAATCCATGTGCGTTATAAATATGCGAAGCAAAATCTTACAACTAAACAGTAATAAACATTAAGTAAGCCGCATAATGATTCTTTTTTATAGCGACTATTGTAATCATTCTAAAATGCTTCTTGACACGATACAGCGTCTTCAAGTAAAATGTATAACTCTTGTGTCTGTGGATGGATTGCGTGTGAATGGAAAGAAAGTGCCTCCTCAAATACATTCTGTTCCGGCATTTATGATCATGCCTTCTAAACAGTTATTATTTGGAAAACAAGTATTTGATTACTTACTCTTACCAGGTAAGGGTATTCTTGTATCCGGTGTTGCCAAACAGCAACAAATAGGAAAGGAAACGCCGCAGGAATCAGGCGAACCTAGCGCATTTACAATGAATATATCTAATCTTTCAGGTGATAGTTATTCATATATTGAAGACGGTGGGGTAAATAGTCATCGTAATTATGCATGGGCATCCATCAACGATGATTCCACTACATCATTGTCGTCCTCCCAACCATCAAACGAGACTACGACATTACAGTCAAATACTCGTATAAAAAAAGAGGTACTTGATTTTGAAGAATTTAAAGCGAAACGAGCGGAAGACTTAAATGTTATTGTTAATACAAATGTTAGTTCTCCACCGGTAAATACTTATTAAATGAACAATTTTGTATATTTATACACTTAAAATAGATAGATGGGTCGTTCCCCATACAAGATGACCTGTTTTTTTGACAAATTTCTTAGATATACTACAATTTACCTTTCTATTTATTCAAAAATAATAGATGCTAAATATTTATTCGGTCAATCGCGAAATCTCGTTAGTGATATAAACGGAACCTGTATTTATTCACCGTATTACAATGCTGACATTATAGATTTATATGGCGATGATACTTCTACGGAAGTATCCTTACCGTTTTCGTTTCCATTTTATCAAAATACATACAATAGTATAGGTGTATCTACAAATGGTTTGATTACACTTGGAACAATATCTAATATTTATAACAATGTGATTATACCTTCCGTCTCCGTCCCAAATAATTTTATAGCAGTTTTTTGGACAGATTTAATTGTAAATAGTAAAACCATTTTTATATACAAAACAGAATCTAACGCGATTATTCAATGGACAAATATCGGCTTTTATGGAACAGAAATTCCATTGGGAACATTTCAATCCATATTATACGCCAATGGTACTATCCAACTAAGATATATCACACTCATGGGTTCGGATATGTCATTTGGATCTACTGCTACAATCGGTATTGAAAACCATAGTGGTATGGATGGAATTTGTATTTCATTCCGTACTGCTTCTCTGGTTCCGGGAACGCTTTATACTTTTACTTATAATGTCAATACGAATAGCTATACTTATGATTATATAATTGATGATAATCATATTATTTTACTTCCAAATACAATGCCTAAAATACCGAATCTCATAGCACCATATTACAATATGGTATTTTCCGCAAATAGTGTTATTACTTTCATTTGGAATTCAGATGGAGCAAACTATTATAAGCTATATGTATCATTAGATGATTTGTTGGCATATATAGTATATCAAAACAATGAGCTATATTTAGATACGCAAGATATTGCGAATCTTACCAGTTCTATATATTATTGGAAGGTATATGCTTGTAATATATATGGTTGTACAGAATCTTGTATTCAACCATTCATTATAGAAGACTTTGCGATTCCTCCTCCACCACCTTCACCTCCGCCAAGCCCTTCCCCATCATCTCCGCCTCCACCAAGTCCTCCGCCACCAAGTCCTCCACCACCCTCACCGCCTCCACCCTCACCTCCGCCACCAAGTCCTCCACCACCCTCACCGCCTCCCCCAAGTCCTCCGCCACCAACACCTCCTTCGCCTATTTCGGATGTAGTAGTTATTCAGCAAATTGCTACAGTTATGACTACGGCTATTACTACAGTTGTAGCAACAAGTGTATCTTCGGTTATCGTATCCAGTGTAGCCGGTTCGGTTGGCGGCTCTATAGGTGGCGCTTCTTCGGTTCCCTCGCCAGCAGGTATTGTAAGTATGATTGCTACTGTACAGGCTATGAATATGAAAATGAATCTTCAAATTGGAGGTACGCCAGATAAGATAAAAGGTCTTGCCAGCGGTATAGGGTGGATAAATTTAGATTTTTCACTTCCTAAAAATACGAATAGTCGTCGTCTTCTTTTACAAGAAGAAACACGAAACCCATATGAACAGGCTGGCTCTCTTTTTGTATATTCTATTTTGCTATTCTTGTTGCCATTATCTATAATACATTATTGTTCTCAACATTACTTGGTGTCAAAAAAGGAAAAAAAGATAATTGGTATAATGCTTTTCCCGCAGATTGAATTGACAATAGCAATGCTTCTCATATCTCCCTATGGAAAAATAGCAGCATCTCTATTTTTACTAAGAACACCGGCAAGTATATTTGCTGGATTTGGAATGTTATGTGTAATACCAATCCCGCTAATTATTCTTAGTATATATGCTATAAAAAGGTATATTATAAATTATAGAATCCTAAAATATGTAGAATTCAAACATGAATATACAAAAGGCGGAATAATCCGCTTAGTTCGTCAAGCAATATTGGCATCACCCAGTAAGGGATATTGGAAGAGTAAGGATCATCATCTTATGGATATGTATGGTATATTTTTTAAAACAATTCGCGGTCCAGTATATACATTCAAAGATAAGATTGTACGATATGATTCACAGAAAGGTGTATATAAATGGGGAAAAGTAATAAAGATTCATGACCGATTTGAATACATTAGAACTTATTATAAAGCCTATTTTATTCTTCGTGTCTTATTGATTTCAATTTTGTTGAATGCTTTTCCGTATAGTACAGATGGTGATATGGTACAAACAATTCTTCTAATAATATTCGTATCTATTCATGTATATTTTATGCTGTTTGTATCTCCATTAAATACTCCAAAGGATCAATTGGTTGATGTAACCTCAAATATATGTGAATTAGGATTTTATAGTTCCGGATTTTGTATTCTTATGGCCCGCCGTCTTCATTTAGAAAAAATTATTACAATGACTGAAAATGCCATGTTTGTATTTCAAATCCTTACCGTTGGAGTACAGATTATATCACAATTATGGAATGTTGTTTTCATATTTAATCTAATACAAAGTATGATTCGTGAAAAGTTCTATAAAAACCGAATAATATATACATCCTATCATATATTACTTGTTAAAAAGTACGCAAACCGGTGGCTATTATATGTACATCATCGCCCTCTAAAAGGTTGGGCAGACGCGTTTATGAGCAAATCAAAAGTATAATTTGCGTTATCTTATTCAATTGTACGCAGGATAAAAAATGATTTAAACACGAATATCCCCTTTAATTGTAAGCTTATTACATTGTAACACGATGAATTACATTGGAAAATTTAATGATACGCTCATCGAGCTTGTCGACGATCTTATTGTCGTATTTCCAAACGACAACGAATTTCGTATGTATAAGATGGCCATCAAAGGTGCTATGATAGCAGATGATACGATTGTTCATAGGGTTTTTCATGAACAAGTTTGTAATGTATATGGCGACAAGATTCTGGCCCGAGATGCTGCATTCTTTATGAATAGCGACTATGATAATATGAAACAGGAGTTTTCGCAAGCAGATAGTCTTATCAAAAAGCTAAAACAATGCTGGAGTAGTCTAACAGAAGATCAGCGTTCTGTCATATGGAAATATCTCCGTCTTCTACTTCTCCTAGACAACAAGATCCAGAATTAATTTATAAATCTGATTTATATTCATACTTGCGAGTTATTAATTTTCTTTTTTGATTTCTTTATAGGATCTAATAGATTCGCTTTTGACAAAATAGTTTGGAGGACATCGTTTGGTAGTTCGGATATATGTGGCTTGTCTTTATCCTCTTCCTTTATTTCTTCTATTTTACGTTGACGTAGTATAGGAATTAGAGTTCCTTTTTCCTTCTCGTCGATTTCTGCTTTTAGATTTCCGGCTAATTCTTCTAATTTTTTATCTTCAAGCTGTTGATATACACGACGATATGTATTCAGTGTGACATCTTCTTCAAGTAAGGCTTGAATTACAAATGGAACAGATCTCGCCTTTGTTCTTCCATAGTCTGGAAGCAATGCTCCTTTTGATAGTAAAAAAACAGCCATTTCTTTACGTTTTCCTGTATACGCAAAATCAATAGGTGTTCTTTTTAATTTGTCTTGTATATTGATATCTATCGCCTTTTTTACAAGACTACTACTTTTGCTACCCGAGCTACTCGAGCTACTCGAGCTGGTTTTATGCTTTAGTAAAAATTTCATCACATCAATCGCGCCATATTCTGCAGCATGATGTATTGCCATACTTTCGTCCTTCTTTAATTTTATATTTAGATCTGCTCCGTGTTTTAAAAGTATCTTTACAATTTCAAGTTTATTTTTATTTGGTATATTACCACTAATAATCGCATAAGATAATGGAGTCCAGGAATAGTCACTCGATAGTTCTTTATTTACATTGATATCCGCTCCATGTTCTAATAATAATTTTACTAAATTAGGATTTCCAGAAGCGGCAGCGTAATGTAAAGGAGTTATTTCTATGTTTGCTATGTTTTCTTGATGTGTAATATAATTAACATTTACATTCGCTCCATGTTCTAATATAAATTTTACACCTGTTTCATTACGAGAAAGTATTAAATCATATAACAAAGGGAATCCGTCATCATCAATCGCATCTACATCCCCTCCCTCATCTAAAGCGCGTTGCATACTCTCTATATTTCCCGTCATAAGTGCTTCATAAAATTGTTGATTAAGAGGAAATGAAAATGAAATCCAACTCATGTAAATCTAATTCTAATTAGACAGATAGAAATAAAATAATACATATTCTATATGATTTAAGGAATTTTCATTTGTTTTACTTATATATGTCCGATACTACAAAGACATCTATAGAGATTTTAGAAAAAGCAACTTTTTTGGAAGGTGATCAACCAGAAGCAGAAGCAGAAGCCCCCATAGAAATCGTCGTAGAAAACAATGTAGAAGTTAAATCCGAAGTCCCAACAGATGACGAAGGTGATCTGCCTATTTCACTTGAAAAGAAAGCATTCATCTTTAATAAGTTCTATTTTGATTTAATCAAGAAGATTAAAACAAATGCCAAACAGCAGAAAGAAACAAGCAAAGATGCCCGTAATATCCTGCGAGCAATCAAGAATTCATATAGTTCTTATGAGACTGGTTCTACGGAATATATTCAGAAGCTAACTACCAATATTCCTGAATCTTTTTGGAAAGCTTACCACGATTGTAATATTGAGGAAGCAGATAAGTTTCTTTCATCGGAAGACGCTTTATCGGCATGGCTTTATAACAGTATCAATGTATCGATGATTTCATCTTGTATGAACGATAAATTTATTATTCATCATTATCTCGTAATATTTGTTATCCTTCTTCAAGATGCCAGCAGCAACGACATTAACCGAGCTCTTGAATTGCTAAAGAGCTTCAAAGATAAGGAAGTTGTGAAAGAAATCAGCCATATTAAAAATACCACTATTTGCCGATGGGTTATTCATCTACATTCTATATATACCAGCCGTGTATCCAATATATTTAATACTCAATTCTCAGATATTGAGTCTACAAGTATTGGTAAATTGGCAAAGGAAATCATGGATGAAGTAGATATGAGCGGTATTCAAAATTCGTTATCTGGCGACGGAGACATATTCAAGGCACTCGCTGATCCAAACAGCGGGATAGCATCTCTATTGGGAACCGTAAGCCAAAAGATGATTGGTAAGCTGGCATCCGGTGAGATAAGACAAGAGAATTTGCTACAAGATGCTATGAAATTTGCTACAAAGCTTCCAGGAATGCTGCAAGGTGGCGGAGGAGCGGCGGGAGGAGCCGCGATGGATCTTAGTAAGATGGCAACTATGATGCAGAGTGTCATGGGCGGAATGGGCGGAATGGGTAAATCATCAAATGATAGTGATAATGAAGACTCTGGATCGGGATCGGGATCGGGATCCGGAATGGGCAATTTTGACATTGGATCTATTGCTCAAATGTTTCAGGGAATGATGGGTGGACAAAATAGCCACCAGAAGAAGCCATCTTCAAATGATAAACGAGCCGTCGCTAACAGTTCGGCGGCCAAGACCCTTACGAAAGATATGCGTAGATCTGCTATGGTACAGAAGATACGCAATAAGATGGAAAAGAACAAATTAAAAGAAAATATTACGGATCAGTAGTATATAGTACATAGTACATCATGTCAGAAAAAATATGGTACGAAGATGTTCCAGGACTTTTTACATCCAAAAATTATTATATTATCATACCACTCCAAAGCTTAACATTTGAAGAAAAACTAAACGCTATTGTTAGGTTTTTTATTTATTTGGGTGTAATCTTAGCTCTGGTTATGAGCAACGCAAACCATTTATTGTGGGGAATTATAGCTCTCGCAATAACGGTTATCGTATATAAATATCAAAAGAATACGAAAGAACGCGTACAGGATTACTTAAAAGACAAGCAAGTAGATGTGATTGATAATAGTGTATGTAAGAGGACAACCGTTGAAAACCCTTTTATGAATCCAAGCGTGGATGAATATGGAACAAAAGTAAATTACGAAACAGCGTGTCCTATAGAAAATGAAACCGTATATGAAAAAATAAATGATAATTTCCACAAAAGACTATTCCAAGACTGCAGCGATATATACGATAAAATGTCTTCTCAGCGCCAATTCTATACCATGCCAAATACATCTGTTCCAAACGATCAGGAAAGTTTTGCTCAATGGGTATACGGATCGCCCCCCACCTGTAAGGAAGGCAACGGATTCGCATGCATGACACAGTCGTTTGACGACGCGCAGAGACGATCCGGTAATGGAAGTGGAGGAGCAGCATAATTCCAAACACTATGAAAAATGATTTTTTTTATTCTTATTTGAATTGTAGAGATTTTATACAATGTCAACAGCTATGTTTCTTGATGAGAACACATTACGTAATGATAAATGCACTATTGAGCAGAGGGATAGGTACAATGTCGGCATCAAAGATTACACAATGAAGAACTATGCCTACAATTGGCCTGTAAAGTGCAATACCCCCGATCAGAGGATGGCGTCGTTCGCATATGATCATCCAAATCTTCACCCTCGTATCGGTGTTGGACTTTCAGATGATTGTCTAATTGATCAGTATTCCGCTCTACGCAACGACCCTGATCAAATGACCAAGGATCGTTGCCGTATCCAGCTTTACGAACGCGTTTTCCAAGGTGTTCCAAATCTAAGGCCTGGTCGGGTAGATCCCGCAGAAGAAATGCCTATTTTACAAGGTGTTGATAACTCGGTTTATGAAGGCAGCATTCTCCCGTGTAAGAAAACTCTTATGGAATATTCGTTGAAGGAATTTGATCGCCTTCTACCGTGCGTAAAAGAAGTACAAAATCCCGAACATGTTGTTGAACCTTGGATACGAGGCGGTATTCCCACAAAAGACTATGAGCGCCGACAGGAGTTCCTACGAAACAATTGCTATCACCAGACCAATCAGACAAAACTTCATTAATCTAAAAAATAAAGGATTAGGATTATGATTAGGATTATGATTTATGTATTACTTTTTATAGAATTAATGATTATTTCGGTTAAAGATGAAAAAATTTGAAGAGAGAAAATTACCTTTTAATACCACATAAATTCACTCAATATACGCTAACCAATCAATCTTAGAAAAATGTACTTCATGTATACCCGTTATTTAGACCTTGTAGCATTACACCCAGCCGAAAAATCACCGAAAATTGACTTTCAAATGATGATGAAGCAGCAGGAACGCGATCATATAGTTAAGAAGAGCATCCTTGATAACGATTTAGGTTATTTTCCAAAGAGTAAAAAAGAATTTGAAGAAATAAAACAAAAATTAGAGAATATGTCAAAGATATTACACGAACAACTTGTCTTCTTCTTCAGTGTACGAGATGAACAAAAATCACCCGAAAAAGAATGCCTCGTTCTTCGTAAAGGCATATGGAATACATATGCGGATACAGCGGACGCTATCAATTCCGTATTTCATGTATCAAAAGACGAGCCTACGATAGATACTCATATAATCCATTATCCTAATAATTAAAAAATAAATAGTAAATATATATTTTTACAATTATATTCTTTTTTTCTGTTTCAAATTTTAGATAATGCTTGCTCTGGTAATTACCCTTTCAGTCTTATTGGTTTTACTTATAGTTGTAGTAGTATATATTATAATCAAACTACTAAATAGTAATCGCGACCTTTCTAACCTTTCTAATGAACTACGAAAAACTAAATCGGATAAAAAAAAACTACAAGATATGTTGAAAGATCTCCAAAACAAACAATCGATGATCGGAATATCCTATAAGACAAATAAAGAGGATGTTAACAAGATTATGAATGATGTGTCCAATGTCTTTAAAGTTATGCAGGATACAGCTTGTTCTATATCAAGCAAAACCGCCGAAGAAAAGAGGGCTGCTTTTATAGCGGAACTTCAATCAAACACTAAGAATACTACCTGCGCGGATATAAAATTGACGGGCGATACAGCAATTGATAATTATACCACATCTCTTCTGGTTGGTACCACTGTTTCTTCAACAAAAGCAGAATACATTAAGAATTCTATAAAGACGCTTATTTATACAATATTGGATGTTATATGTACTAGTTCCGACAAGGTTGGTAGTAAGATCGATATTGTCAAATTAGATGCTCTTCTTAAAGATGTATTTGAAGCAATTTGTACAAATGCGACCTAACATTTAAAAATGATGGTAAAGATCTTATATGTTTCTGTACTTTATTTTTTGTCTTCCTCATAATAGAGAAACAAGATGACAGAAGTATATGCCAACATAGGATCTTGTAGTTATGACGAAAAACTACGCGTATCCGTAGGTCCTGGAATGTATAATCTAATGACACCGTCCAATGATGGAAATGCCTGCGGACAAGATATTCCAGCAGATCCCAGTCTGCGTTGGCAAGCGTGGGGACCCGGATTTTGTGCTCCCGGGGCCAGTGTAAATGACAACAGTGAATTGAAAGGTTTGAACTATCGTTCTTCCAAGTGCGACAAGGATATGTATAACCCATATAACTACAATATCAAACCTGCTTGCATAGCGAAAGGTAACCAGGATGCTCATGCCTGTACCGCGACGATGGAAGATACGCGCCTTTCAAACCCTCCTTGTACGCTACGAAGCACAGGGTGGAATCGTTGGGAATGGCTATGCTGGAATCCTCAGGATAAGGCGATTATCCCGTTCCAGTGGAATGTAAATAGCAGTATCGTGATCAAGGATAATTGTATACCTGCTTTGCCTCAATTCATAGATCAAACTCCCATGCTTCCTTCCGCCTCTCTTCAGGACGACAATCAAGCATTTGTTCGCAATTGGAAAATGAACCCAGTATGCGGTACACTTCCACCCGTTCGCCCTGGAGCTCCTGCTCAACAGACTTGCCGTAGCATTGGACAGCTCTAAATTAATACTAAAACATAAATCATAATTGTATATTTTTTATATATTTGTTTGTATCATAAAAATAAATATCATGGATGGTGTAGAGAGTAAACCTGTGATGAATACATATTTTGACAAGGCTTATGCCGAACCAAACGAGAAACCATCCATGAAAAATATCTATAAATCAAATCACTGGCAAGAAGTTCGCGCGGATGAACAGACACGGGGTGATACAAAATGGAATAAAGCACAAACTCCTATGGAAACAGGTGTGGTGCCGCGACCAGCTTACGCAAGTATGTTCGAATTCGCTACTCCACAGGAGAAAAATGCTACGATGCAGGAAGATCGACCAAGCACAGTCACTACGTTGGCAGGCAACACGATTCCCATTGGAGATTTTACACACAAGAACATGCAACCGTTCTTCAAAGGCAGCGTAAAACAGAACATGAATGTAGAAAGTTTTGCCAGTACCTTAGATCGTCATACCGGCCGTAGTGAATTTTTCAAACCAAAGGCAGAAACTAAACCTTTTTTCCAACCTGCAGAATATGGCGCCTTTGTAAATGGTACACCAAACAGCGATGAATATTTCAAAGATCATATTGAAACTCCTATCAAGCGAAGTAATGATTTCCCTATTCCTAAAATAAATGTAGGTCGTGGTTTAGCACAAGGTTATACAAGTGCTCCATCCGGCGGATTCCAACAAGCAAATACGAATGAATATGCCAAACCCAGGAATGTAGACGAATTGCGAGCTCTAAACAACCCCAAACTTTCCTATAAGTTGCCATTCCAAGGTCCTAAAAAGTCAATTGTTACAGATCGTGGTCTTATGGGTACGATGGAGAAAAATCGGCCCGATACATATTACGAACAAACGGAAAATCAATGGATTAAAACGACAGGGGCAATTTCGAAACCGACGGAAAGGTCAATCTTCGTGGATCGTCCTACCAATCGTGCGGAAACAGAACAAAAGACGGTAGTTACAAACTTGAAATATCTTGTAAATTCGCTTACAGCTCCTATATTGGATGTATTGAAACCATCGTACAAAGAGTTCTATACCGACGCTGAACGAATGTTCGGAAATATGCATGTACAGATTCCTTCAAAGCCGACGGTATATGATCCAGTTGACCATATTATGCGTACAACGATAAAAGAAACAGCTATTCACGACAGTACCGTATTGAACGTGAAAGGTATTAATGCTGGACAGATGGAAACGGACGATCAGGCTCGTTCAACCATTCGCGAAACATTGCCTTCGGATATGGATACTGGACTTACCTTGCGTAATGTAGCAGCTCATACATATCGAACGGTCATATATGATCCTGATATTGTTATGAAGACCACTTTCCGTGAAGGTACTGAATCGACAAACTATTATGGTTCAGGAGGAGCTGTTTCAGAATATCGCGGTCCCACCGAAGAGGCTGAGCGAAATATGAGAATTGATGATACGCGCGGTACTTTACTTACGGCTGCTACACGACGATCTGGATCGGAAGGAGCGAAGGTTAGTATGTCTACCGACGGTATTGATATGGAAATTAAGAGAATAGGATCGGATGATCTTTCTACACGATCTACAAACAATGCCAGAGCAATTCAGTTTGAACATGCGGTTGTTGACGTGTGCGATGTTACCAAACTTTCAGCAAAGGTTCTGGAACCCAATCGTCTTGACCCGAGTCTTATGAACTCTCTCAAACAGAATGAGTATGCTCTTCCCATCAATCCAATCGGAACCGTATAATTATGAAACATTCGTGATTGATTTAAGAAAGTTATTTTTGTATTATGTATGCAGCCATGTCAAAAGACGACATACAAGTTTTAATGTATCAAAAAAGGGAATATGTAGACCATTTGAAAGATGTTACGATTGAAGCATTTGTTATTACGATTCGAAATATATACGAAAAAGTACTACAGCGAACTGCTAACAAAAATGTATTACAAAGTTTTCAGGATGAATTGACTACAATTCCTGAATGGAATGCTAGTCAAATCCATGAGAACTATAAAGACTTTATAGTACAATCGCGATGTAATTATTTTCCAGATTTACTCAAGGCAGTTTTTATGACCTATGGAAGGCTACATATAGCAACCGTTGGCAATACAGATAAACTTCAATTACGAGTCCCTAATGCGGAAAATTTTGTTCATCGGTGTTATATTTCAATTGCTCGTTCGTTATGGAAGCGCCCGTATCTGATGTATCACGAATTAAAGAATGTAGAGAGACAGAGAAATCTGGTTGTTTTGGAAGAACTGATTGGAAAAAATATAAGTATGGTGATCCGCTCTTGTTTACCGATGACGAATATGGTCTCGCATATTATATCGGATTCTTATAAACAAGAAGGAGGATCTGTATCTCAAAGAAATTTGGTTTCACTTGAAACACAAGAATCTACATCAAGTCGTCAATCGGAACAAGATGTAGTAGAAGAGAATGGTAATGACGATGAGGACGATGAGGACGATGAGGACACGGAAGAATATAATACAGATAACTCATATGAAACAGATGGCGCCTATAAAGAAGAAGACGATGACGAAGACGATGACGAAGACGACGAAGACGACGAAGACGACGAAGATGACGAAGAATCTGGATCTTCTACGGATGATGAGAAGGAAACAGAGGCAGACATAGAGCCAGAAACAGAATCCGAAACAGAAGAGCAAACAGAAGAGCTAAAAGACGAGCCAGTAGTAGAACCAGTAGTAGTAGAACCAGTAGTAGTAGAACCAGTAGTAGAAGAACCTGTAGAAGAACCTGTAGAGGAGCAAGTAGAAGTACCTGTAGTAGAGCCAGTACAAGAGCAAGTAGAAGAACCTGTAGTAGAGCCAGTACAAGAGCCTGTAGAAGAGCCTGTAGAAGAGCCTTTAATAGAACCTATTGAAGAGCCAGTACAAGAGCAAGTACAAGAGCCTACAGTAGAACCAGTAGAGCAGGTTGTAGAGGAAAAAATAGAAAATAATAGAAAAATTATTATGCCTAAGAAGCATGCTCAATTACAAAAACCAAAACAGCGCCGACATAAGACAGATGCGTTCTTTTAATCAAAAAATATAGGTCCTTTTTTTGTAAGGATGATACTTGCTATTTTGTTAACAGCAATTGTGTATCTTATTTTACAGCGAATAGATGATAATCGTAAGGAAAAAAATAATGAACCAATATCTTCATGGGGATCTCGTATAGGTTTACTGTTCTTCGTAGCTATTGTTTGCTTCGTAATTACATACCTTTTTGAGAATATGAATCCAGATAAAAATGATAATTTCGCATTTGTAGAAGGTGGAAACTATGAACAAGGAATGCTTCATTCAATCAATGAATCAATACATGTCGGGATGCCTCCATTCTAATAGGAGAATGCGTTATACAAATATAAATTAAATATATATAATGAATAAGGCAAAAGTAATTATTCAAAGAATTTAGATGAAATTGGAACTAAGAAAATTTGATCCACGAAGCATAAAGGACGACAGTGTTTGCATATTTTTAGCAAAGCGTAATTCCGGAAAAACAGTAGCATTAACACATGTATTATCCGCTCATATGAACATGCCAATAGGTGTGGTCATTAGTCCTACAGAACAGATGAACAAACATTTTAGTAATTATATTCCGGGCATGTTGATTTATGATGAATATAGTCCGCAAATTCTTCAAAAATTTGTAGATCGTCAGCTAAAAATAGCAAATCAATACACGACTGAAAAAGAGCGTTATGGTCATACAGATATTGATCCTCGTGCCTTTCTTATTCTGGACGATTGCCTTTATGATAAAACATGGCCAACGGATAAGAATATTCGTCAACTTTTCATGAATGGTAGGCATATGAAGGTATTTATGTGCATTACTATGCAGTTCCCCCTTGGTATTCCTCCTGTGCTTCGTACAAATGTAGATTATGTATTCATTCTTCGGGAGCCAAACATTTCAAATCGTCACAGAATTTATGAACAGTATGCTGGTATCTTTCCAAGTTTTGAAATATTCAACGATGTTTTAAATCAATGTACGGAAGACTATGAATGTATGGTCATTGACAATAAGACACAGAGTAATAAGATAGAAGATCAAGTATTTTGGTGGAAGGCAGATCCAGGTATTCAATTTAAGATGTGTACAAAAGATCTATGGGATATGCAAGCACTTGAAAATCAGCGTAAATTGATGGGCTCATCCACGGCAGACGAAGACGACGAAGAAGATTATAATCCTAATTTGATTGTTAAAAAGAAAAATAGCACAAAAATTAAGGTATGTAAGAATTACTAAAGGCGAATAGAGATTCCTCTGTATATCCGTAAGAAGCTCATACATCATATCATAGATCGTATTCATTTTTGTTCTATAGCACTCTATTTGAGATGATAATGAAAAAAGGAGACAGTTCATATTTATAATATTCTTGTTTTTGGTTTACATAACGGATTTAGGCTTGTAAGAAAGGGCAGCAGCGCTAAATCCTTTCGTGAATATGGTAGCTATATATGCCAGGATGGTAAGTCCAACCATGACGGCATATAGGACGCCCAGAACCCATGCCAATAGGTTGCAGTTACCAACAGTGAGGCAATTTACTACATAGGTGGTATATATAGCGAAGGCATACATCACTATAACACTAACCAGCATCATAGGGCTCTTCATGAAGATAGCACCCAGAGCAGTAACTACGAATAGAATCGTGGCAAATAGGATCACCAAGAATGCGGGCATGGTCATAGTGACATTAGCAAACTTCGTCATACGAGGCACAGGTTGTTCAAGAACTCCCATCTTATCTATATAATATTATCTAATATAAAAATATAAAAAATAAAATTTTGTATTTTTATTTTTTATATTTTTTGATTTTGTATTTTTCTTTTTTTGATTTTTTCTTTTGTATTTTATTTTTGCTTATTTTTACTTTTTTACTTCTTACCATTCTTCTTGGTAGCGACCTTCTTGCTTGAAGAAGATGACCCGGCGATATCCGCATCGCTATCTTCCGTATCAGAGAGCAAGTTCGCGCCATCCATAGGCTTCGTAGCACCATTCTTCTCCTTGTGTAGGTTCCAAGCATTGACTGCCATGCTCATCAGCTCCTTGGGCTTGGATTCGGGGTGCTCTTCCCTCAGCAACGCGATGTTGTCCCTGATGAAGTTGTTGTACAGCGAGGGAGTGCGCTTGGGGGCATTGGGGTCCTTGACCTTCTTGCCCGTAGCAGCCTTGGCTGCCTTCTTGCTCTCTTCCTTGAGGTTGTCCTTCACGGCGGACACGATGTCGCTGAGGTGCTCCTCAAGGCTCTCAAGAAGATCGACATCCTTGTCGGTGAGAACACGGTGGATCTCTGCGACAAGCTTGTCGATAGACTGCGAGGCAACCTCGATCTCGTGCTTCTGGACGGCCTTGATAATATCGTTCATGCTTGACATTGTTGTACTGGCTTGTATGCTTGTTTTGTTGGATATATTACTGCTTGGTGATAATCAATTTTTACTGTCAATTTTCAATTTTTTGTAGGAAACGAGAAAATCGTGAAAAATTGGGAAAAATTAGTATTAAAAATTTAAGTAAAAAAATGAAAGGAAGTTTAATAAATTTATTACCTTACTTGATAACAAGATGGCGTATGTATTGCGTTCTCATCTTCGGGTGCCATACGATAGATGTGTGAATCATATACAAAAGAACCTCCGTAATACCTTACGAGTTCATATTATATCGCATGACATACCGGATACGATTACTACGATTCCAATTGAACAAATAAAGAATATGGAAATTACTCATATGGAAGAGAGTTTTTGCGAAAGCAATAGTTGTCTAAATGGGAAAATAATGTATAACAACAATATGTATAAATTTATCACACACCATGTTTCGTATGATGTTGTGCTTATTATGGAAAAAATAAGTTATCCCTTTAATAAAATAAAGATTATATTACCGATTACTTCCTATAAAGACGCCAATATGGATTATAAAATATATATACCACCCGAATATTCAAAGGACGAAAAAATAATACCTATTGAATTTGTATGGGAATTTTTATTTCAACTAGCACCGTACCTATATCAGCATTCATAGAACCTTTGATATATTTATACTTATTCATATGTACATAGGGGTTATGAACTTTTCTTTTAGCTTTTTCTTCTCTTTTTTATTTCGGGCACATTTCAATAAATTGTTCTGTATTACATAGGTCTTTTACGAATTCCCATACATGTATTCGTTTCATAAACTGTCCTAATGTTTCAAAGCGTAAATTCGTGTTTTCTTCCAGTTCTGGCCGATCATTGGTCGGTATTTCACAAAATTCAATTTCAATCTGTTTCATCTGCTCTTCTGTCCGTCGTATGGGTATGAACATCACATCTACACGATTGTTTTCATATGTCGTTTGAAAGATTTTGGTTCGTTTTGGAAGCGTTTTTAATGACACGAGACCTCTGGTTTCTTCTCTTATCTCGCGAATGGCGCATTTGTTTGTTCGTTCATGCTCCTCGCAAGTGCCACTAATGAACGTCCATTCTTTTTCCACGGCATCTTTTACAATAAGAAATCGCGGTTTCTTTTCATATTTTCGTAAGGAAACATAAATCACGGCAAGTATCTTACGATCTACGGTAGGCATTCTTGTTTTATAATCTACAAAAAATTTAATAATCAAATCATATTTTTATTATTGCTGTATTTGTTCCATTTATCGTTGTTCAATCCAAGTTAAGGCTGCTACAGCATCTTTGTTTGTTCCATATCCAGCAATGGCTAAGGTGATTGTATCACTGACTGTGCCAAGAGCACTACGCCCAATTTGATATTGAGTATCTTTATCCAATATAACACGACTACCGCCCCCACCTATTGATATAATTCCAGCATCTATATTAACTCCATCGGTAATTGCCGTCGTAGAAGTCATGTTGTATTGGACGAAAGAATTGGTGTCTGTCATATTTACCCATGAGCCATTAGCAATCGTAGCATTACGAATAATTTTATAAAAGATAATGGTATTATCTAATGTAAATGCTTGGAAAGATGAGGGTATGACAATACCCTGAAGAGCGGTCGCTTTTAAACGAATACTGATGACCGGATAAAAGGTTCTGGCAGTGGGCATATTATAACCGGTTAAAGGAGTGAGTAAACTTTGGGCGATACCTAATTTTGTTGTATTTCCTTGATTGGTTAATGAATTTGAGAATTGAACCATATAATTTGTACCAGCAACACCATCTATATTTTTTATTTCTAAACGAATAGGAAGAAAAGGTGTTATACTCCACGGAAATGGTAATCTATTTCCTGTATTAAATGTATGAATTGTACGAGCACTACCTTCAATAATATATTTAAATATTACCTGACCGGCTCCATACCATTCATATTCAAAGCCTATCATTTGCATAGCATCCCCACTTGCTGTTATTCCACTATCTCCAGTTCCATCTAATTTATCACCATTCCAATTTGACCTGGAAACGCGTTCTAAATAAGGTGTCCCATTGCTTCCATACGAATTTACTAAGGTACATGCATAATCGCCGCCATTATCCTCAAAATAAAAACCGTCCGTTCCATTGTACAATCCTATTCTACGACGAATTCCTGAAACTGGATTATTAAGTTTTATTCCAAATGTCAATTCTGCACTGCGCCCAGGGATATATCTCATAGTATTTATGGTTTGGCGAATTACTTCAGAGTTTGATTGTCCTGATACTTGCATAACGACACCAGATATATTTGATGAGAATAATGCCGAACCTCCATTTTGTGTAGAATTATCCCATATATCTGTTTCAATACCGTACTGGAATGTATTAAAGAAGACGATTTCAGATGCGGCTACCTTAAGTTGGTTTTTACTTGTTGTTGGAGAAACTATCTTTGTTGGAAATGGATTTGTATCCGAAACATTACTATTTTTAACATTCACATTGACATTACCAATCGTGTTAGACCCCGTAGGTAATTGTCTTGTTAGATAAGTTCCAATTTCCACATTACAAAGAGAAATAGGTAGTATTCCATTGATATCTACCTTCCCAATTGTGTTAGACCCCACAGGTAATTGTCTCGTTAGATAAGTTCCAATTTCCACATTACACAAGGATACAGGAACAACCCCATTCACATTGACATTACCAATTGTATTGCTTCCAATAGGGATTTGACGAGTTAGATAGGTTCCAATTTCCACATTACAGAGCGATATAGGTACAACCCCATTCACATTGACATTACCAATCGTATTGCTTCCCGTTGGAATTTGACGCGTTAGATAAGTTCCAATTTCCACATTGCTTCCTGTTGAAACCTCCAACGGTATTGATTCTATTATTTTTACAGGATACGCGTACATGTTTAATATTTGCTATTACTGTATTATTGTATTATTATAAATGTTTAAGTTTTATTGGTTTAAAATAATAACTTGTCTTTTTGTATAATTATAATGGACGAAGCATTACAAGAACTTTACAAATATGCTTTGAATTTACAAGATTATCTTCTAATTAAAAATGCCGATGCTATAGATAATATAGTAGATTCTTATTTAGATAAAATAGATAAATGTGTCACGAATACGATTTCAACATTGCAGATAAATATAAATATAAACAAAGATGAATATATAAGAAAACATTTAAAAGAGTTTTTGTTAATATTTCAAGTTCTTATAGGTTCCATCTCAAAAGAAAGATTAAAACAATATAAAAATAAGTCTCTATTAAGATCTGTTGCGGATAAAATTTTTATAAAACTATTAAAAATCCGTAAAATATCTGTTTATATGTATCGATTTCCATCTCTCATATTTACTGAATTCTGTAAAGGAATTACTTATTTTGATACAGAAATGATTGTAGAATTAGATAAGCTTATCTATCATAGAAATCAGTCATGCGGGGCATCCGATAGAGATTATTTGAATAAGTTTCAAAAAGGAAGCAACGATACAGAAACAAAACAGATACAAAATATAAATGCTCTACGAAAATGTTATATAGAAAGATCTATATTTAATTTTATTTATATGAAATTTAGTTATCAGGATATAGGTCATTTATTGGAATTAAAACATATAGAGCGCTTATTGGAAGAATATTATCCAAAACAAAGTATTACTATTGTGATTACAGAATATGATCACGGTATCTATCCAAAAACACTCAAGTTGATCTATTCCTCGATGATACATGGTATGAATATTGAAATTATCGAAACTTATAGAAAAATAAGAGACCCTATTTCACAGGAATATTTACCAGAAACAATATGTTACAAAACATTATCAAAACAAAAAAATGGCAAAAGTATCATAAAAACATATAGCAAAAAGCAAACATTTATTCAAGAGATGAAATGGATAAATTAGTCTATTTTTATTGGTTTAAAATAATAACTTGTCTTTTGTATAATTATTAGTAAAGTAAATGGAAAACGAATTTTATAATGTAGTGAGTGAAGCAAGACGATACGAGCTTTCATATACAAATATAGATGTTCTTAAGGGAGCACTTACGAGATGGGAAAAATTGTTAAGAAAAACAGATGTTGAAATTTTGATAGAGTTTGAAAATATACATTGGACGGAAATTACGCGTGTTATACATATTCTTCGTGCTATAAATGACCCATTGATAAGAGGAGCACATGATCGTATTTTTAAGAATATATTTGGTAGAGAAAAACGTATCCCGTCCTCATTAACTGTTCTTTTTGGTAAATTCATAAGAGGCATTACCTATTTTCAAAACCAGAACGCATATGGCATGGAAATACCAATATACCATCGTTTATATTCTTGTGGCACAGGCGAGGATGCTTTTCGAAACACGTTTCAAAGATGTACGGCGGATATGAATGTTCGTACAAGGATAGAAACTTGTTATATCGAACGGATGATCTACGATTATATGTATTGTAAATTAGTGTTGCTTTTTCCAAATACTGGGACAGAAGAACAATCGCAAGACAAAAAACATATGGATAGATTGGCGCTTACCAAAGGCGATTTTGAAACTTGTTTTCCAAATCTGCGTATTGAGATTGATATGGAGTTTAATAATATGAATTGGCCGATTGAACTTATCATTCATAGATATATTCGGGATAAACTCGTTTCCAAAGAGACATATCGCAGAAGCATTGTATTTGGTGATGTATTTGGCGACAGAATCTATGAGGATGCCGTCGAAGCAATAAAAGAGACAGATCAATATAGATATTTCCGTGTTCAACGTTCCGTCTATAGACCAGCGTGGAAACGAATTTGAAAAATTTATGTAATATTTTTCATTCTTTTTGTAATAACATGCATACATCTTGGCATATCGGGAATTTCAAGAATGGCTGTTTTTTTAGCTACACTTTTACATGTATCGATAAATTCGTTATATGGTAGTAATGTACGCATAATATTACATTCCGAACAACAGGGAAGAATATTATTCATTGTATATCCATTCGTATTGTCTATACGATCCACACCATTTGTATTTTGTTCTGTGATAGGACGAATACAATAATGACACGGTTTTGCTATTATAGTTAAGAATTCTTCAATTGTTATTTCAAATTCAATCTTTTTTCGTTCTGCTCGATATTTGTATGTGCTATACAAAGCACGATTACTTCGTATAGGCCATATATCTGGATATTTTGTATCACCAAATCCATGGCACGATGCTATATGAATACATCTTTCAACAAATGTATGAGCGTCTAATGATTTTTTTATGAAATTACAATTCTTACAGCATCCTACACAATTTGATAATATATATCCCTTCGTATTATCCATTCTATCAATGCCATTTACTGTTTTTTCCGATTTGAAATCACAATAGAAGCAATGAGACAGCATCATTTCTTCGCATTTATCATGCGTCATTTCTTCATCCCATTGATAGCCTTTCACTTTTGCTTGTCTTCTTATCGCATCTAGACGATATACAATATTTTTTGTTTTCCAATGAGCGAGATGTTCTTTATTATTATTACGCCAAGCTTTTTGTAGTTCAGCATTATGTTGTAAATATAATTCTTCATTTTCAGTCCTCTTTTTTTCACGATATATTTTATAATATTGTTTTTCTTTTTGTCTTTCATTTCTTTTTTCCATTACAATAGGATTTTTCTTTTGTCTTGAATCTTTTTCTCTACATTTGATACATCTCTTTACAGGAATATTTTTCTTACCAATATAGGAATCTAAATCTCTCCAACATTTACAATTCGTACATCGCTGTTTGTTTTCCATTTTTATAGAATACTTTTTTAAGTTCTATTATAAAAAATAATTATACTATTCATTTTTTCTTTTCAAATTTTTAATTTTTTATTTTTGTTTTATATTTTTCACGGCGTAGGCGAGTCCTCCTGACTAGTTACTGTAGGCCAATCCTCCCATACCAGACATCACACGCAGGACGTTGTAGTTCACGGCGAAGGTCTTGATCACACCGCCATAGGTGGAGGTGAAAGACAGAACGGCGGTATCGATTCTCGACATATTCAGGGTCCCCGAGGGTTGGTGTTCCTGAGGTTTGAGGGCAAACGAGTACACATTGATTCCGGTGTTGTTGGGGATGTTGTCGTGGTGTTGGTAAGGCTGGACCAGGTTGAAGTAGTCGCCATCACGAGCAGTGAATCGGTCGTGTCCGTTCAGCTGGAGCTTGGCGGCAGTCATGGTGTTGGATCCATTCCAAGCAAGGTTGGGATTGACTGTGCTGACGGCGGTACTAACACCATCGGCATTCACATAGTTGTTCCAAGCGTTGGAGGCAGGGGTGGATCGCTGGAGAACCCAAACCAGCTCCTTGACGGGGTGGTTGAAGTTCAGCTTGATGCGGTTGGCCGAGGCAGTGATGGACTCGGATCCAGTGAACTGCAGCTGTTCGATCAGGTACTCGTGGGAGAGCTGAGCGAATCGGCGACGCTCGTCGGTGTCCAGGAAGACATAGTCCACCCACAGGGAAGCTGCGGACAGAGATCCAGTGACGGTTCCTACCTTGGATAGGTTGGCGAGGGTCTCGAACTGGATGTTGATCTTGACCTCGTGGTATTGGAGGGCGATCAGGGGCAGAGCAAGTCCGGGGTTGCGGCAGAACCAGAACTCCAGGGGCACATACAGAGTAGGGGTAGCAGGGGCATAGGCATCAGCTACATTGGGGGAAGCACCAACCATCTTCTGGTACCCGAGCTTCTTGGACTGAGGTAGGGTTAGCTCGTTCCAGATGTACATCCAGTCGGGGTAGTGCTTGTCGATGGACTGTCCACCGATCTCCAGCTCAACATAGTTCATCAGAGCGAGACCAACATAGTCAACCCACTTGGTATTGGCTGCGGTAGTGGGCAGAGTAACCTGGAGGTAGACACGGTGGATCAGATCACCGTTGCGGCTGATCTGGCAGGTAACACGCTTTCCGAAGTCAGCGGATCCACTGAAGGTCTGTTCAATGCTCTCCAGAGCAAAGTTCGTGTGGCGTCGGTAGACGACCTTGAAGAAGGTGATCTGGGGATCACCAGTCAGGTAGACATCTTGAGCACCGTAGGCAACGAGTTGTAGTAGACCACCTCCCATTATAGCTGTGTATACTATTAAATAAGAAAAAAATTTTACAGAAAATATGGCGCACTTGTATTTAAGCGCTTCCCTTTGAATTAGTATAATTCACTTTATTGTATGTTTAAAGAAAGATCAACAAAAAAACGGATAACAACAACCGATCATTCAAAAGAAACAACACTTGATGCAAAACATCAACAAGTTGTCAGCGGTCTAATAGATAAATATGGACGATTAGAGGATTATATAAAACAATGTCAAACGATAACTGAAGATCGCAGTAGATGGCGTAATGAAATATCAACTATGCAGAATGATAATTTAATTGACACCATTTCGTACGATACGGCTTGGACGAGCAATTTATGCCTTACAGACCAATTAGTAGGTCTTGAGCGAAAAATAACAGAATTGAAGTCTCATAAAGATGAAATTGAATATTATGAGAATACGGCAAATATACTTTTTGAATACTACGAGCTTATAGAAAACCAAGAAACACAACCGTCAAATACGAAACATTTAACACCGATCCGGCCAACGAAGGGTAAAAAGAAATTTTTACCTGTCACTTCTAAAACGATACTGGAAGCTCTAAATATTCTGGATCCAGAACGCCCGGTTGATCAACCTGGTACCGAAAAGATCAATATGAATCATCATGGACAAAAAACGAAAGATAAAAGTACGCTGGTGGATGAATATTTAGCGAGTATTGATCCAACCCATGTCCGGCGGGTAAATAATGAGGTGTCCGGTAATTGTCCAATATGCTCCTTGTCGCTTATATGTCTTCCGCAGGATGGAATTCTTGTTTGTACCGATTGCGGTTATCAAGAGACCTTATTGGTGGAACAGAACCGACCAATATATAAACAGACTTCAAAAGAAGCATCCCATTTCTCGTATAAGCGTATCAATCATTTGAATGAATGGATTTCACAAATCCAAGGCAAGGAATCAACCGATATTCCGGAGGATATATTTGAAAGGATCTTGGGCGAGATTAAGAAAGAAAACATCATGGATCCAAAGCGTATTACACACACCAAGATGCGCGAGATTTTGAAGAAACTACGCCTCAACAAATACTATGAACATATCAACTATATTATCAATCGTATCAATGGACAACCTACGCCTCATTTTCCACCGGAGATTGAAGAAAAGCTCCGCACGATGTTCAAGCAGATACAGCCGGCCTTCCTAAAACATTGCCCGAAAGACCGCAAGAACTTCCTATCCTATTCCTATGTATTATACAAATTCTTCCAACTGCTCGGGATGGATGAATATCTACGATTTTTCCCACTGCTCAAATCACGAGAAAAGATCTTCGCACAAGAAGTCATTTGGAAAGCCATCTGTAAAGAGCTCAACTGGGAATTCATTCCCTCGGTGTAGGTCAAAAAACAAGACCTCTAAAAATTATTATTTTTTCCTAATTTTTTCAATTAAATTAAAAATTTACAAAAAATTGAATCATAGCAATAAATTATATATTAAAGCAATACATAAAGCATTCAACAATCAACAAGCAATCAACAACAAGCAATCAACAACAATGGCCAATACCAAAGTTCGTGTTTCTCCCTCTGAGAGCGCCACCGAGTTCGAGAGTGGAACGATCCGTGCCGGCAACGATGGAAACGAGTATATCATCACTCTTGACAAGAACGGCAAGCACCGATGGTCCAAGCACAATATGACCAAGCCCGCCAAGCCCACCAAGAAGCAGATCGTGGAGCCTGAGACTATCCAAGAGCAAGAGCCTGTCCAAGAGCTCAAGAAGGCGACCAAGACCAAGAAGGTGAGCAAGAAGCAAGTTAAGGAAGTGGAGCCTGTTCCTGAGCCAGAACAGGAGCAAGTTGCCGAGACGGAAGAGCCTATGAAGAAGAAGGTCAGTGTCCGAAAGGCGCCGATGGAACACGCCAAAGATTTTGAGGAGGGCTATGAGATGCTGGGACAAGATGGCCATGTTCATATAGTGAAGGTCGCCAAGAATGGTGTCAAGCGATGGGCGCACGCTAATTAAAACAAAAACAAAACTAAAAAATTAAAAAAAACCAAAAAACCAAAAACAAATACTAAAAAGCAAAAAGCTTTTTGTATTTATATTTTATCCCGGGAAGCCAATCAATTGGAAACCAGCACCGAGTCCAATACCCTGACGAACAGAGGGAGCTATCGCAGGGGCAACCAAATCGAGGACTGCGAAGATGGCAGCTGCCACCAGACCAAGGGTGACAACATCACCGACGGCCATTGTTTTAGAAGGCAATATGGCGGCAACAATACCAACCACGAGACCTTCAAGGGCATACTTTACGAGACGAACAATAAGTTCTTGGGTATCAAAGGAGTAATCCATATCTTGCTATAATAACTTGCTATAATATTCTAAGAAATTTTCAAAGGTGTTGCCTATTTAAGATTTTGGTTTTACAATGATTTATAAGTAGCAATGACTGAAAAGAACCCCGATGTTATCTATACTCGCGATGTTGATTACCTAGATGAGGATAAGGCTATCCGTGGACAGAATTATGTATGTGTTTCCTTTATCTCCCCCGAGGATATTCTGGCAAACAAGGAAGTTTACCATATTGGAAAGTTTTTGAAGAGCTTCTCTAAGGATATGGATAATCTTTTGCGATCTCTAAAGATCAAGTATCCTGCCGATGAAGGTATCATTGACAGTGTTCGAGAGGCGAACAAGTTCATTTTTGACGAGAATGATATTCAGGAACAGTTCCGTTTCTTTAAGGATATAAACAGCACCGAACTGGATAAGGAATTCCGTGAGATGAATGATTTCCGCACTTCTATGCGCGGTATCAAAATCCGTGGCGTGTTTGACACCTTGAAAGAGGCACAGAACCGTGCCGATTTCCTGAAGAAGGGTGGTGACAAGTTTGATATTTTTGTTGGTCAAGTTGGTGTATGGTGCCCATGGTCGCCAAATCCCAATGATCTGGAGGATGTTCAATATGCTGAGGCCCAACTCAATACGCTGATGGCGAAATATAAGGATAATACCGTTCAAAAGGATATCTTCTTCGAGGAGCGTAAGAACGAGAAGATGGAGAAGGCCCGAGTGCAAGTTGAGAAGATGAAGTTGGATAACGCCGAACTTGCGAAAAATACTGCCACTCTTGAAGACGCGGATCCTTGGCTGAAGCGTAAAGAAAACGAAGCAGTTGTATCTGATGCGGATATTGCCGGACCATCCGGACCATCCGGATCATCTGAACCCGCTGCTTCGTCTGAAGAATAAAAGAATTCCCTCTCTTTTGAATAGAGGATACTTCCATATTATATCATATAACATAAATCGTAAAGTATGAAAGCAATAGCCGTATTTTTATTGTTTCTAGGAATGTTTCTTGTTGTGCAAGGATATTATTCAGAAAAGTATAAGTGTATAGGAGATGTGACAAAGGTAAAATATGTACCGCGTACAGTGTATGAGGAACAACTAAATCCAACAGAAAGTGTAAGCAGGCAATTCAAGAGTATGTTTGACGATATTACAGAATATCCTGCGGGTCCCAAATAAATATATCGTCATGATGGTGATCGTAATATTTTTATTTTTATTTTTATTTAGTAATATTAACTATTAAATATGTCATTAAATTTTCCTATCGCCGGTCAAGGAATTTTCGTTTTTAAACAAATCTGTCCAGCTGCAACCAGTGTTTTTCAAATATTAAATTCGGAAGGAACAAACGGACTTAATATTCAATTTACAACGAATAGTGTTATCGTTACCGAAATTCAAACGTTGAGACATTGTTATGATCCTCAAAATAATCAAGGGCTTTCTACCCATAATGGAGCCTATTATTGGGTTAGTTTAGATGCCCAAAATCAACAACTCTATGCCGGTATTGGAGAAGCACGCATGGAAACAACAATCTATTCCTATTTATATCCAAATTCAGACAAAAATGAATACGAAAATACCAAGAAATTTTTGGAATCTCTAACACATATATCTTTCCCCGTAGATATTGAATGCATACGAATGGTTAAGGACCCGATCACACAGAATGTTCCATTGTTGGTAAAAAATAAAAATGAGATTACCATGGACGATATCGCTTCTGGAAAATATATGCCAGTTGCCAATCTTCCTCCCGTTTGTCAAAACCTATACAATTGTATCGCGGGAGAGAAATTTGTTCTTGATACACCTGATTTTCCAGATTTCACGCAAGCAATTGAATATAGTATTAGAACACCTGGGAAATGGTGTTATCAAAAATTATTAGACAAGAGCACTGAATTTAATCCAGATAAACCAGATTTATTAGAGACCTATCTTCGTATAACATTGGGTCATAATAATGGTGAATCACCTGGTATTCCCTATGTTATGGAAATATGGCCCGTGGGACATTATTCGCCCATACATAGTCATGCGAATGCAAACGCTATGATTCGTGTTCTAAATGGCGAGATTAATGTAAATCTATTTCCATTCCTGTGTGGAGAAAAAGATGGAGTACCTCCGTTTGGCTTCTCTTCCTTCAAAAAGGGAGATGTTACATGGATTACACCTAATTTAAACGCAACGCACCAATTGAAAAATCTGGATACAAATACATATGCTTGTATCACAATCCAGTGCTATATGTACAGCATCGGATCAAAAACCCATTACGATTATTTTGATTATTTAGATGATACTGGAGGAATACAACAATATGAACCTGATTCTGATATGGATTTTATTCAGTTTAAAGCAAAAATTAAAGAAGAGTGGAACGATATTCATTCGACAAAGAAACATCAAGTAGATAGAAATAAATCAAAACAGACTATATCATGGTCATGCTTTTCTCCAGAAACAAAATACGCAATATAAAATACAAAATATACAATATAAAATTCTTTACTAAAAAATAATTATAATAATATAATAATATAGAAATATAGAAAGATGCCTCCAAAGACAACAAAGACAACAAAGACAACAAAGATTATGGCGTACTGTGTAAAGTGTAAGGAAAAGCGCGAGATGAAAGACGCTACGGAAGCTGTTGCTAAGAATGGACGTAAAATGATGAAGGGTACTTGTCCTGTTTGTGGAACCAAGATGAATCTATTCGTCAAATGTTAAAATCAATAATTTCGTAGTATAATAATAACGGGTCACCTGAATGTCTATTAGTAAAAAAGCCACGGTCGCTGATATTTCCAAACTAACAAAATCATTTCTCTTTTCGGCGGTAAATCACGCTACAAGCGACGCCAAGAGTCCATATCATCTTGTAAAATCCAAATACGATGAATGGAAAATAGAAAAATCAAATATTGCTTTAAAAGACCAAGCAAAACAAGAAAAATATATAATAACCTACTCGAATCCTCGTATAGAATATGAACATGCTTATTATGACTGGATTCAATCCCGTAATGAGATTATTAAGCAAATGAAGAATACAAATATTATCGGCGAACAGGAAAAACTTATGACCGATCTTTTGAAGATCCCGCTTCCAGAGATTCTTCGCACGCCCGTAGATAATGTATATACCAGATATGAATTGGTGGCATAAATATATATGTATCTATTTTATAGGTTTCAACACGTCTGTTTTATGGAGTTTCGGTATAGACTTGTTATATTTCTTATAAGCTTTTCAGTAGGTATTCTCTATGTATATATGGTCACGCCTCATCGTAGGGCAATTGTGAAGTATCCAACTCCTTTTAATGCCGGAAAAGTAGTGTATAAGGATGAAACGGATGGAACATGCTATAAATACAAAGCAGATCAAACCGATTGTCCGGTAAAAGGAGTAGTTCAACAACCCTTTACAGCTATGCCGGCATCCGTATAAATATATCCATTTAATTTTATTTATTTTTATTTTTATTTTTTATAATATTGCTGAAAGATTTCAGTTCATTTTATACCATAATAGTAAGTGATACAATGAGACCAATTGAATTAGTATTTGATCGGCTATTACATACTGACGCTGGACAAGCAGTCGTGTCTGCTATACTTGGATTTGGGTTAGCCGCGATATTTCAACGTGTTTGTAAAGGAGGTAGTTGTATTATCATCCAAGCGCCGCCAATGGATGAAGTAATGAAGAATACATATACCGTAGACGGTGATTGTTTCAAATACACTCCTATCCCTACGAAATGCGTTGAGGACAAGGATTAAAAAAGAAAGAGAAAGGTTAGGATACATTATATTATATTACAATGGCTAGTATGAGCACACCGGTTACGAGCCTACCACAAGTAGATAGCAAGAGTTCTCCCCCACCAGTTATGATGGATCCGTCTGTAACAGATGTTTTAGAAGAGATGGAGCGAGAAGTAGCAGCAGCACAACATTCTTCTGTTCCAAATCTTCCACAATCTCCTCCCCATCCGCTACAACAAACTACTACAACCTATATGAACCCACATTCAAATCAGCTTCCATCTTATATGTACGGAGGACAGAATATGTTTCCGCCGTATAACAAAGATTCTAATATGAACTGGATGAATATGGAAAAAGCAAAGACGGCGATTATTGCTACATTGATTGCTATGCTATTGCTTCTTCCAAAAGTCCCATTTATTTACGAACGATTCGCGCGTATCGTATTCCTTCAACCATATGAACTATATATACGAGCCGCTATGTTAGCACTTGTTCTTTACATTACGATGGTGCGACTTAATATTTAACATCTTACAAAGATGCTTGTTTAATATCTTTTTTATCATATCCTGGCATTGTGATATCAAGTCCTTGTGCCCCGATAACCTGTTCACCATAAATACCGTCAAAGCCTATCATTTCTGTATTAAACATTTTTGTATCTACAACATTTGTTTGAGCGTCTTGAAGATTTTTTGTTGTACCGTAAACGAGTGGGGAACTTTGTACTTTACCGGACGATAGAGAGCTTGATACTAATTTACGGTAATTCATCTTGAAGAACCAGATAAAAACAGCAAGACCGAGAAGAGCACCGAAGATAGGGTCTATAAACAATATGCTTGCCACTACCACGAGACCCACAACGATCTGGTTATTCCTATCATAGAGGATATCTAGATAATTACCGGGAGGCAGAACAAGGATAAGACCAACAATAGCTACACCAATAACTCGTAGTAGATCTTCAACCATATATACTATTACTTACTTTTACAGAACAAAAAATGATAGCAACGATATATCATATAGATATTTAACAAGAATCACATGATATTACAATGACAGCTGTATCCGTTTCCCCCGTATATGATAAGCCGGAAAGTTATCTTTCCGAGAGAGGATACGCATTTACAAAGACGGACAATCCAGATCTGGTGGATGAGTTGAAGAAAAAGCTTACCGTAAAGCCTATTGTTAGTCCAAATTCGCCTAACTATAACAATGTAAACGAATTCACGGTATATTGTGAAAGTAAAAAGAAGATTTATATACCACGAGCGTTCGGTTTAAAACACTTTGGACTTCCTAATCACGATCAGTTGAAGGAAGGAGACGATGCTACAAGACTTGTATTTAATGGAAATTTAAGGGACGAACAGATAAAGCCGGTAGAAGCATTTATGGAAGCAGCAGCAGATCCACTGGTTCGCGGCGGGATTATCTCACTTTGTTGTGGTGGTGGAAAAACGGCATGCGCTATTTATATAGCTTGTCAATTAAAAAAGAAGACGCTTGTGGTATGTCATAAAGGATTTTTAATGAACCAATGGAAAGAGCGAATAGAGCAATTCGCCCCAAATGCTAAGATCGGTATCATCAAACAGGATAAAGTAATTACAGAGGATTGTGATTTCGTATTAGCCAGCTTACAGTCTTTGGCAATGCGCGACTATCCTAGTTCCGTATTCAAGGGATTTCATATGACGATTATAGATGAAGTACATCATACATCTGCTGAAGTATTTAGTCGGGCTCTTCCAAAGATTTCTGTTCCGGTTATGATGGGACTTTCAGCAACTCTTAAAAGAAACGATGGATTATCAAAAGTATTTGAATGGTATATAGGCAAGGCAGTGTTCGTTTCAAAGAAAAGAGATACATCTACTGATGTACTCATGATCCCATATAAAAACAATAATACGGCATATTGCGAAGAGGCACGAATGTGTAATGGCAAATTGAATGTTGCACAAATGATTACGAAAGTATGTTCCTTTATGCCACGCAATGAGTTTATTATAGATACTCTAACACAAATTTTAAAGAAAGAACCGGGGAGAAAAACACTTATTTTAAGCGATCGCAGACAGCACTTAGCAACTCTGGAAAATATGATAAAATCAAGCGATATTGGATCCGTAGGTTATTATGTTGGCGGAATGAAAGAGCAGGCTCTCAAAGAGAGTGAGAGTAAGGATGTAATTCTCGGTACATTTACAATGGCGTGTATTGCAGATAACACCATTCTGGTGGATCCAATCACTGGAAAAGAACATTATATTCGCGAATTTGAAGAATATTGTAAAAAGGAACGAAAAGATCGTCCACATCTTGTATCCATGTATTATGAAACTGGAAAATTCTATTTCTCTTACTGTTCACGATTTGGATATTCGCAGCAGAAACCGTGTCTTAAAATTTTACACGAATTAGGTGATATTACGCTCAGTGCGGATCATAAAGTATGTACTTTGGACGGATGGAAACATGCCGGGGAACTTACAACCGCAGACTATCTAATCACACCGCGAAGAATTGAAGTTGTTCCACGCGATAAACCGGATATTTATAATCAAGATTTATGGGTATTAGGATGTTTATTGGGGCAAACATCTACCATCTACGAGACGGAGAAAGATGTATTACAACAAGTTTCTTATATCATGCATAAATCACCTACCGCTCATGAATTATGTTTGATGGTTGGAATGCAAACGACCATGGATGCTACACATTTTATCCGCCCTGATTTAATGTTTCTTCCAGATGAAAAGTTATGCTCTCTTGTAGGAGGTATATTTGACAGTTCAGGTGAAGTAGAAGGATACAATATATACTTCACGCTCTATTCAATGTATCTTACAAATCAATTGCGTACGCTTTTAAGAAGATTACATATTCGCACGACACGAGCACTCTATGTAAAACCAGGATTTCCTTACACCGTAAATGTAGTTCCAGAAGATTCAATACGCTTTATTAATATTCTTGATATTCGTGGAAAAAGGAGACAAGAAAAGCTCACCAATCTAAAAGTAATGATAAAAGAATTTCCAGAAATTATAGCAACTGATAAACCAAAGATTGTTTCTGATTTAGCATCTCCTGTCCAGATCTATGCTATTTATGATGTAGATCCTTCTACTGTAAAACTGTGTGATATAGAGATCCCAATTCATCATACCTTTATGGTATCGGATATCATTATACATAACAGTGAAGGAATGGATATTCCATCTCTTAATACACTTATATTGGCTTCTCCTGTTTCATCCATTGAACAATCGGTTGGAAGAATACAGCGACAGCAAGAGGCCGACCGTGTATATACACCATTGGTAATTGATATATGGGATCAATTCTCACTTTTCAAATCACAAGGAACAAAACGCCTACAATTCTATAAAAAGAACAAATACCCTATTACAACACAAACGGACGATCGTGAAATGGAGAAGAATGCGAAAGACAAAAATGATATAATAAAATTATATAAAGTGTAAAGAATATATTATAAAAATATAAATGGATCAAACACTTTATTTTATAAGATTTCCAGATGGAAAAATATTTATACCTTGTGTTTTTGATTTTTGGTCAGGATTTGCTTCATGTGTAATGTCAAATGGACCTATTATGAGTTTTATAGTAGAGTACCTTTCTACAAAAAAGGAAAAGACTATGTTTATATGTCAAAAAGCCGATGGACATTATGTTATACCGGATGAAATAGAAGAGATTGCTAAAAAAGAAGACGCTGTAATAATTGCAGGTGTTGTTGCGGGTAAAGTCCAACAAAAGCATTTTTTCTATTGTCCAGCATCTGACGAATTTTTCATGAATAACATATATAGCGTATTTAAACAACATCACGTGCCATGGGAAAATAAAGAGAATATTCTATTCTGGCGAGGAGGTGTATCAGGATGGTGGAGTTATGGGGGATCATGGCGCATAGATACAGTAAAAGCTTGTTTGACCATCCCAAAAACAGATGTAAAGTTTGTAGAATGCTACACGCGACCTGATTGTAATCCGACCGATACACCTGAGCTTTTTGCTAATAAAGTTGATGTATTAGATCAACTAAAGTATAAAGCACTACTATATATTGATGGCAATTCAAGCGCGAGCAATGCTACCTGGATTTTTGCTTCTGGATGCGCCCCTGTATTTGTAAGCATACACGAGTTCTGGTTTAGAGATCTCCTGGTTCCATGGGTTCATTATATTCCGGTTCAGTGGGATCTTTCGGATTTATGTGAAAAGGTTCAATGGATATGGGATAACGATGATAAGGTACGACAAATTGCAGAGAATGCTTTCGAGTTCTCACGAACTGTTCTTTCATGCGAAAATCAACGCGAATATATTAAAAGCGAAATCGATCGTCTTATTGAAGATCATCCATCAAGTACCTAATAAAACTACAATGATTTAAACAGAATATTTATAAATTAAATAATAAATAATAATAAAAATGTTTTCGCACGAGCCTGATTCAGATGATCACCCATATTTTGTAAAATTTACCAATAACTATGTAAATCATCCAACCGGATATACTATGTGGAATGGTTGGGGCTCCATAGCACACCATAGCGGACCCATATTTAGATATATTTTAGAAAAAACAGCGTCATTACCTGAAAAGACAATCGTATTATCGTCTTGTAGCGATGATGTATTTACTATCCCAGAAGTAATCATTGAACAAGCAAAACAAGATGACGCCGTAGTCATTGCTCCGGTATTGTGTTCTTTTGGTTCTCATATACGAAAAGAGTACATGTATATACCTGCTCATGATGAATATTTCGTTCATAGCTTATATGATATATTTGCTTCTTATCGTACCCCTTGGGAAAAGAAGATAAACAGTGCTGTATGGCGAGGCGGTTTATCTGGAGAAATGCTTCGTATTGATGCTGTAAAGGCTTGTCTTTCTATTCCAAATACAGATGTAAAGCTTGTAGATAATTGGTCAAGACCTGAATATAATCCAACAGATACACCTGAGCTTTTTGCCGAAAAGATTGAAGCTTACGATCAATGTAAATATAAAGCAGTATTCTGGATTGACGGTAATTGTATTTCAAGTAATGTATTATGGGTATTTGCTACAGGTAGCGTACCCGTACTTATTAATGAAACACAATATTGGTTCAAGAACATGATAAAGCCGTGGGTACATTATGTTCCTGTAAGTGCTGATTTTTCAGATCTGGAAAAAAATATAAAATGGATTTTTGAAAATGACGAAGATGCCCGTAAGATCGCTGAAAATGCTCTTGAGTTTTGTCGTACACAATTATCGCCAGAAGGTCAGAGAGCATATATTGATCACGCCATTGAGGAACGCATTCAACATAAAAATAAACCAGACCCATCTTATCCGGTACCTGTACAAATCCTATTCCAATTGTCCTCATTTGGAAATATGGGTAAAAAATATAGGATGCTAAGACGGAGAGCAGACATTCTTATGAATCGTCTTTTAAATTACTACGCAGATGAAACAAAAAGTAAAGACCATTTGGATAAGTTTTTTATTATTGCTTCTGAGATTGCGGATCTTAAGATTTCTAAGGTTGATACCATCATGAAAAATGTAATAGAGCTTCTTGTTATGGAATTTCCCAATATTTTATGTGAAGACATCAAAAATCAATAATCTTATTATGAGTGTAGAGACAATCCATATAATAGAATAGAATGGATACGATACATTGGGTTATAATATTTCTTATCGTGTTTTTTATTGTTGCTCTTATTCTTCCAACAAAATATTCGGATAAATCAGCAAAAGAATTACAAAAGGCTTTAGAGAGCAAACGATTGATGGCACGAAAACCAACATGTGATGTAATAGGTCCTTGTGCACGACCGTGCCGATACAATAGTCTTAATGCGGAGAAGAATCGCTACAATCAGAAAGGAGCGATTGATAGCCAATTTATGAAAGTGAAAGATGTTCCAGATGACTATCCTACGGTAGGAGTAGGCTGTTGTCCATATGGGAAACCTCTATCGCGAGATCTACCTATGGCAGATGTTCCCATGTGTATGGCAAAATCATCCAGTGATATGCGTCTTCACGAATAAGTTTCTATCTAATATTTAACTATTTAACTATTTAAAGATTATAACACTTATATTATAACATAAAACCTTACCATAATACGGTAGCGTTTCTTATTTTTATAAGATGATGATGCATACCGGTATCATTTCTTTTTGCGACCGTGTTCGGTATAATATAAAATCAACGGAAACAAAAGACTCTATACTGAACGATATAGAGCGCCTATATAGTATTCGTATTCTTCAACGACATTGGTTTCGTCTGGATGATTCAACTTCGTCACAATTACATAAGAGTCATCATTGGGCATGTCTACGATCAAATGGTAATCCGTATTATTTATACCTTACCAGATTTGATGATGTAAATATCGTCTTTTTTATTGACAAAAAAGTACAACCTGGATACGAAAAACCCCGTATTATTTTGGGTCGTGGATTATTTGCGGATGAACTTTTTAATGATACGATTCTTGATGGCGAAATGGTAAGGCGTACTACCGATCTTCCTGGTTTGCTTTCAGATGAACCTGGATGGATTTTTCTGGTGAACGATGTGATCGCTTATTGTGGAAAGTCTCTTACAAATGTCCAATTACCAAAGCGTATTGAGTATGCATATGATATGTTTCACAATAAATACAAACCGGATCCTTTGTTTGATGTATGTACATTTTCAATCAAGAAGTATGTAGCACCCACGAAAGAAGCAGTGGATGGTCTTGTAGAACTTTCAAAAATATTACCTTATACGAATCGTGGTATCTATTTATGGAGTCATAATAGCCGTATTAAACCAAAGCTCTATAACTTTGACGACGGTCTTATTAAATCCGTATATCGAAAAGTAAAAGATTGCCCTGATTTCCGTGATCGCAGTGAAACAAAACCCGAAATACAACCCGAGGAAATAATCCCGGTTTCCACACCTATTACACCGTCCATTAAACAAGCAATAAAAGAAGAAATTACCGAGAACGAAAAAGTTCTATGGCTTCGTAAAACAGAAAATCCTGATATTTATGATATTTATACGACACAGCAATGTTCTGAAAAACTTGGAATCGCCTATGTACAAACACTCATGATGAGTAAGCGTTTAAGAGCTGTTTTCAAGGATCAAACGGTTGCCGTATCCATACCCTATGTATGTACTTACAGTAATCATTTTGAAAAATGGACACCGCTTAGATCAGCTACTTCTTCATAGGCTGTTTTCCTTTCTGCGGAGGCTTTGGCATACGAATAAGTGTTCTTTCGAGATCCTTTTGCATCGTATCCATCTCCACATTTGGAGCATGATTATATCTTAAATAAGTAGTCCAATTCCCATCTTCATTCTTTTCATATATCCAGGACATTCGATTATTGATCCTATGTGTATATCTTAGGACACGAGTACAACAGCTAATATCTTGTGTAGAAGGAAAACGATGTGAAGGAATAGTTTCTTCTTGAAAAGCTACAACATAGAAGTTCCTATAACACATTTCGTTTTGTAAAATTTTACGATATCCTCGTTGGGCATCATTTTTCGTATCAAATATATAACACATATCCCTGTGATAATAATGAACTTCTTCTTGCGGATTTTCCAGAAAAAAGTTTTCGGCTGGTTTCCCCCATCGCAGATCAATCGTATGTACGGCACGAATATCGGTAAGATATTCTGGACTACAATAGAATTCTATTACATTTACATTTTCTCTTTCTACCAGAGTAGAAAGTGTAGGTACATATGCCTGCATGATTGATATTTGATATTGATATTGATTATACAATACAACCCTTTCATTTTTTATAGTTTCAATCATTTAAGTAAAATTTGAAATACTAATACATCACAAGTATAAGCAACATACGCAGTATATAATATACATCATACAACATACACAACATACACAACCAGATCTAATATGTCTGTTACGCAAAAACAGGATAATGCTATCCGGAATGAGGTAGCATTGATGTTTGAAACATCGGGACTTACGGATATTCAATCAAAGGATATGGAAATTGGAGTATTCAACTTTGCTATAGAGCACGCTTCTATAAACAATATTCCTCTTACATGGCTATGTGAGCTCTTTCGTGATGTTTATACGGCAAAAGCTCGGTCTGTATTTACAAACATAAAGGCAGATAGCTATGTGAAAAATACGGATCTTATAAAAAGAGTCATTAATCAAGAAATGAAACCTCACGAAGTTCCCTATCTAAAAGCAGAAGGAATGTATCCTGAAAAATGGCAGGCTATCCTTGAAAAAGAAGTAATGTTAAATCAATCTGCTTATGAAGATACACAGACGAGTATGGCGAAGGATATTATTTGTGGCAAATGTAAGAAAAACCGTATTACTTATTATGAGCTTCAGACACGAAGTGCTGATGAACCTATGACATGTTTCTATCGTTGCTTAACTTGTGGAAATCGCTGGAAACATTAATTACTAAAAATAATAAATAATTATTAAATTTGTAAGTAATTTTATTTTTAAGGACGCATCAAATGTCTTACGGCAATGAGATTAAGATCTGTTATGTTCCAATATTCTGGTTTTCCATTTGGCATAGGCCTTTTAATAATATAAGGTAATTTCTGCTCTTTTAACTCCTGAAGAGCAACGGCACGAAGAGCCATATTTCTCTCAATACCGCTTTTAGTTTCAACAAATGGAATAGCACCTCTTGCCAAATGCATGGCTCTCAATCCTATAATTTGATTAAATTCATATTTTGTCATAATTGGTAGGGACCGATAGGTTGATTTATCTGTATTTTTTATACGCTGTACATCATCTTGAATAACAAGACTTGATTGATTCATTTCTAAACTAAAATGATACTTGATATTTGATGTCTTCTCTACACTTATATATCTTAAATTCTTTACATCAATTTTTTATAAGTTATTCTCCGGTTCTCCATGTTTCACCGCAAACATTGCAGCAGTAGAAATATTTCATATCTACAGGATGATATTTAACATAAGCAATATTAGGTTTTTCTTTTGATCCTTTACATTCTCTATTTGGACATACAATGGTTGTATCTTGTACACGAGGAAGGGATGGATCATGTCTAAGAAATTTGTTTTGATGTTGCATGTATAACAAGTCGTCCTCTGAATACATCGTTTTGCTAATACGGATAGCATTTCCTACATTCGGCGGGATCTCTTTCTTAAAAGAGCAGTGTTTACAGTATTTGATAAGTGTAAAATCTTCCGCAGATTTCATATAAAGCATGTTATGACATACCTCGCAGAACTCCATTTATATTGTCTTATCTACTATCTAATAACTAATAACAATTGTATTGTCTTTCTTATACAATTTTGTTTTCAAATTTTGTTTTGACATAAGGCAACCTTAAGTTTGTAAATATAATAAAACAAATGGCGAATCTACAAAAATATACACTTAAAGTATATGTCATTCACGATGAAAGCTTACGCTTTCGTGAAACAAATATGAATAATACACTTAAAACACTACGAAATGCTTGTATGGCGGTAGGTGTCCCATTTCAATCCATCATGATAACGACGCCTACGACAGATATTCTTCAAAAAGATATGAGTAGTCTTCAAGAAAAAGTAAAATATGAAAAGATAAATGACCCCGATTTTGATAATAGGATGCATATGCTTTCCATTGAGATGATTTCCAATATTGAGAAGCATAAAGAAGCATGGAAACGTATATCCGAAGATGAGGATACAGATGCTATTTCTCTTGTGATTGAAGATGATGCATTTATTATGCCTGAATTTGCGAATAATATTTTAGAACTTATAAGGATATTACCCTCGCAACTATTAACTTCATCTATTTCTTCTAAACGAAACTGGGATATATGTTTTATTGGTACAACAAAGCCAACCGATAATTCTGGTACATCATTTGAATTTACAGACACAAAAAGTGTTGGAAAAATATTACAATCAAAGGAAAGTTATATTATTTCACCTTATATTTTGAGGCGTCTTATCAAATCATTGGATACGATGAAGTATACATTACGAACCCATCTGTCATGGTTTATTAACAAAAATCAAGATATTCGCAGTGTCTATCCAAATAAACCAATATTTCTTGACGGTAGCAAGATCGGAATTTGTACGACGACCATCCACCCTATGAATCCGCTTATAATTAATAAGGAATTTATGGATCTTTGGCATATGCAAAACAAACCGGAAATTCCAATTTCTGAAATACGAAGCCTTTACAAAAAAATAGAACATCTACGATCTCCAGATGCAATGCATTTATATGGTCGTTTGCTTGTAGAAAGAAAATCGTATATGGATGCGGAAGATATATTTTTAGATGCCTTAAAACTAATGCGCGAACAAAATGGTATCCTTGGAGCCTCCTCACAATTATTAACAGATGCTATTAATAATTATAAGAATATACAAAAAGATATTGATGAATATCGTAAAAAAGAATCGAAGTATTGTGAACCAGATATGGATTGACAAATATAACTTTGATATAAAAAAATGACAATCTTATTTTTATACGTATTAAGTAATATATAGAATGATCATACCAATCAGATGCTTCACGTGCGGCAAGGTTATTGCTGACAAGTACGATTATTATGTCGCAGAGACAAAAAAGCTAATGAAAGACGGGCAAGATTCAGAAGCTTCCGTGAAAAAGACAGATGCCACCGGTGATAATAATCGTAATTTCGACGAGATTCGCACAGGACCAATTCTTGATAAACTTGGACTAACACGCTACTGTTGTCGCAGACACATGATAGCTCATGTAGATCTTATTAACATTATATAAATTATATAAATTATAAAAATTATTCAAAACAAGGAAGATCGGTTAAAACGCGTACAATTATTTTCAGGCTATTTTTCAAGGATGGATACCAACAACAATCAGGGATTAGCAGAGCTAACGCAGTTATACAGTAATACATTTAAAGAGCTTGTACCGCCCGTATTTACAACGACGACGCCTTCTGATTTTGTTCCGGATATGAATAAATTAACATCGCAAGATAATTTGGATTTGGTAGGGGCAGAAAAACAAACAAAAACATCAATTGCTTCTTCGGCTCTTATGGATGCTGCTGCTACTTTAGAAAAAAAGACAATCGATCTTCCTATGACAACGAAAGAATTCTCAAAATTAACAATTGGACAAATCTATGATAACACAATAAAGACAGTTGTTGCTATTATAAATGATTTTAGTGTATTGGTCTCCGAAAAAGAAGTTATTACAAATACAGAATTCAGGAGAAGACTGTTGGGAATATTCATATTACAAGAAAGACGAATGTACGTTGGTGTCGTTTTAATAATACTTTCTTTCATATTATATTTCATTGATTCGTCCGCATAATATGGAATGTTCTCTTTTTCTGCTGTAGCAGATAGAGAAGGAGCCATGAAGCTTCCAACATTTGATTTTAGAAACAATAGGAATAGCAGTCTCATTATCCTGTTGATTTTCTTGGCAGTTATGTTCAATATGATAAGGAATAGTGAGCAAACGACCATACTTGCTATTATTCTTATGCTGGTTGGTATCGGGTTATATTTATCATTTTATAATCAAACAACACCCTATGAAACAGAACAGAAAGATAGACACAAGGCTAAATTAAATATAGATAAAATGATAGAAAATCGTATAGGAGAAAACGAAGGAGCAGCTACACCTTGTAAAAGCTATGCTATTAAATCTTTTCCAAAAACAGGGCTAAAATATCTACGAGAGAACGAGGATATGACTCTAATTGCTGAGAATTTGTTATATCTTCAAGTATATGATAAAGCAAGATATCAAGATATGCTTCTACTCATGGATCGCTTACAAAAGATATACATGTATACCTTGGTTGGTCGTTATAGCTGCGAACACGGTCATGATCTTTTTGTAGACATACGAGAATTATTAAGAGAGAAATTATACAGTTTTTATGTCGTAACGCCATTAAAAACAAAACATATGTATGGTCTTGATCCACACGGGGAATTAGAAAAATCAATAAAAAATTTTACAGGACTTACAAGAAAAATGATACGCGTAATTGAAAATTACGCTCGTCGCGAGTGTAAAGCGGCATACCTAAATCCAACAATACCATTCGCAGTAGATCCATATGCTTCACCAAATGTAGTTCCTTAAAAAAATTGTTTCGTTTAGATAGAAAAGATGGAAGAGCAATCCTATGATAACGCCTATGATAATATGCAGTCAGAAGACGAGATTGTAGACGACATGGACTTTATTGAACATGTGAAAAAAGCAAAAAAACTTTTGGATATAGGCGACATAGATGAGCTAAAACAACAGCAAGCAGAGATGCTTCGCGTTGAACTATCAAAGATCATAAAGTATGTCATGGACAAGGTTCAATCTGAGCGAGAAGCCGAACAACAAGAACAACGAGAACAACAAGCACCGCCACAAGAAATGGCTCCTCCTGTCCTTGAATCTCCTCAACCACCTCAACCACTTCAACTACAGCAACCACTGACCCCAGGTGGTGGTTATAAGAAAAAGAATAAATCAAAAGGAAGTACAAAACGAGTAAAGGGAGGAGCACAGACTGTTTCTACTCCAATGAGTGGCGCTATGGACGGAAACCGTATTCTAAATACGGGAGGTTTGACAGATGCGAATCACGATCCTCAAAAGGTCGCTGGATCACCCGAAATCGTTATTGCCGGTTCTCTTCACCGAGCTTTTTCTGCCGGTAATCAAGGGGGGATTTCTTCTACACAGGGTTTACCTTTCAATACCATGAACACGCTATTACCATCATATGGAACAGTGGGTGGAAGCATGAAATCTAAGAAAAAAGAAAAAACTCAAAAGAAATAACATATTAAGGGAACATCAGTATTAAAATTCAGTAATACATATTTTTAATTATGAAAATTCATCCAATTAATGATGACGAATATATAACAGAGGAAACACCTGAAGAGGAAATACTTGATGAAATACCCGAAGAAACAAACAAGAATCATAATTGGACACGCGAGGACCTTGAGGAAATATATTATATGTCATTTCACAATCATACAGTCCTTGAAATAGCAAACTATCTAAACCGACCCTATAAAAGTGTTCTTCGTGCTCTACGAAGAATACAAACCCAGCAGGCAATGTATCATTCTATGAGTGATGTTGCTGCTGCTCATAATATGAATATTGAAAAATTATCAAAACGATTAAAAGATACGCTTTATTATATACCTATTAAAACGAATGAATTTCCTCCTATTATTACTATAACTACTATAGTATTTGGTGTAGTATCGCTATATGGATATATGTTTTATACCCCATAAATATAAAATGATGTAATTAATTAATAGAGTGTATTTTATATCTTCATTTTTCTCTGAATATCTGTTAGAATCCAATGTCTATACAGATAGGTATACATGACAACACTACAAACAATAATATACGGACATTTAATAATGAAAGAATCAAATTATATTCAGATGTTCAGTCAAATTTATTAGAATTAGTATCTGGATGTAATATTACATCTTTTTCTCTCAGCAATATAAATGCTATTTCATCTATACATATTGGATCGTCAAACCATAACAGTAATGTTATAATAGAATCCTATATAGATGGAATTAACCCATATAGAATACTTGATATGACAAGAGATGTATCAACTCTTAATACACCATCTTGTATATTAAATGGTAATATTACTATAACGTGTAATATAAATATTATTGGACTTATTAGTAATAATAATAAACCAGTACAGATAAACAATGGTATTATTGGTAGCAATGTCTATGTATATGCCATGTCAAATGATTATAAACCGTTTTCTATTAGAAAAACTACGGAAAATACAGATACCGTCTCGTTAAATACTTCAAATTTTGATAAATTTATCATACAAACAAATGTTGGAATAGGAACAACCATTGCTCTGTATAAATTACAAACACAAGGATCTATATATTCATCCGATGGAATATATACAAGATTTATTAGCAGTAATTTAAATGCTTCTCCGGATATAAATTTTTATGGTAATATGGTTGTGAATGGTTTTATGAATGCTACAAAATCAGTAAACCTTTCTGGAGCAAAATTTAATGCAACAAGTGTTAAGATTATTAATAAAAATCCTAATAATTACCCAGCTGTTTATATATCTCAACAAACAGGTTCAAATTCATTAGTAAGTTTTAAATTAGCTCAAGGAATTAGTTCAAGTAATACTATTTTTGGTATATCGCCAAATGGTTATACCTATATTGGTACAGATATAGTTAGCAGTACAAATATGAATATGTACGAGAAGTCGTCAAAAAGTAATGCCATGCTCAACATATATTTACCATCTTCTTTTACAAATGATAGTCTTATAAAAACAACAAGTTATGATACCAGTAATACGCTAATTATTTCAAAAAATGCCTATATTGGCATAGGTACAACCATTGTACGAAATCCTTTGGATTTATGTTTAAATAGTAATACAAACCTTCTTGATTTTACCCTATCAAATAATGCCACGATAGGCGTGTATCATAAAGATATGCCAAATAAAGGAATTTTATATGCTTTATCAAATGATACGCCTATATTTAGCATAGATGGAAATGGAAGTATAAATATAGGGTCAAACAATAAAATTCAACTTACTTCAAATGGTAATGCTATATTTGACAATACATATTATATAAAATCAGTTACTTTATTGAATTCAGGCAGAGTGATAGATACAACAAATTCAACTGTATTGGGATTAAAAAATATACAGGCGAATTCTCTGGTAGGATGTAATATAAATACAAGCAATCTAACTTTATCAAATATTACAAATATAGCAACTATTTCAACATCCAATATCAATACATTAAATTTAGTTGTAAATTCAAATGCTATATTTAACAATTTTTATGTTGATGGAACATTGGGTGGTCCAACCATAAATATTTATGTTGGACAGGCAGATCCAACCTATTTTATTCCCAGTACAAGCGGCGCTAATTCATTGGTAAATTTTAAAACATCAAATGTACTTATTTCAATAAATAGCAATTATACGAGTGAAATTACCGATGCTATTGTTGGAAACTCAAATGGTATTCTTCAAGTTAATACTTACAAAATAGATAATAACCCTATCACTCCAGGTATATCTGTATATGGTAATAATTATTCAAGTACGCTTATTACATCAAGTGCTCCCTATTATCAGTTAAAACGTCCAGGAGGTAGTAATTATCATATAGGTATCGATAGTACAAATACACTTTCTATTGGATTATCAAATAATAATAATTCACTCAACTATACAACATCCTATATAAAACTAAAAAAAGATAATGGACTGTCCTTAACTATAGGGAATCAAAAGACCCTATTATATAATAAGCAGGATGGCTCAATTCTGGTTTCGGCAGTACTACCATTAGACCCTGCCCTTGATGCAGGGGCGGGGGGTTTTGAGACGCAAGGGCATGTATATTTAAGATCAAGTATTTCATCGTCTGGATTATATGTTGATAATGATACAAAAAATATTGGTATAGGGACAACCATTCCAAGAGCAAATTTAGATATAATAGGAGACGCTCTCTTTTCAAGTAATATTGAAATTGGAACAGATGCAGTATTATTTAATGCAAATGTTGGGATAGGTACAACCATTATACGAAAAAATATAGATATTATAGGAGACGCTATTGTTTCAAGAAATATTGGAATTGGCACGACACTTCCTCGTGTCGCCCTGGATGTTGGACAAGCTATTTTGATATCAGGTAATCTTGGTATTGGAACTACAAATGTTGGCGCATATACATTAAATGTATCATCCAATATGGCAGTAGCCAGTTCATTTACAGCAGGTAATAGTATCACAACACAGGATATCTATGGAAATTTACGAGGTGTTGCCAATGCTGCAATTATAGCATCTAATTCTCCTTCTCTTGTGAACCCAGATATACCTAATATTACAGTTGGGACAATTTCCTCCGGAACAATTACAAATATTAATACAATCAATGTTGGCATTGGTACGGTATATGCAAGTACATTCTTTGGATCAAATATAACAGTTACTTCATTAAAACCGATTGATGTAGATATTGTTGGAACGATTACAAATCGACTGAATACAAGCAATTTGATTGTAAATGGATCAAATACTCCTATAAGCACCTATTTATCAATTAATAGCAATCTTTCAATTCGTAATCAATCTGGGGCAAGATCCGCTTTTACAGTTTATCAATCTGGTTATGGAACTGGCTATCCTGTAGCCGATTTCTATGACGGTGATATAAGCACCGCGGTTCCTGCTCTTCGTGTAGCATATGGTGGAAATATTGGGTTAGGTACAACGATTCCCATAGCAAAACTTCATGTTCAAGGCAGTGGATATTTTTCATCCAATATCGGTATTGGTACGACCCTCCCCATTTATCCCCTTCATATAGAAGGAAATGGCTGTTTTTCTGGAAACATTGGAATTGGAACTACGATTCCATTGGCAAATCTCCATGTAAATGGAGAAGTAATCATACCAGAATTAACAGGAATGATCTTACATTTTGCTACAAGTAGCGCCCCGATTGGATGGCTCAAATGTAATGGAGCATCTATATCTCGCACAACATATGCTCCTCTTTTTAATGTCATTTCAACTACTTACGGTGTAGGTGTTGGAACAACTTCCCTCCAAGTCCCAGATCTCCGTGGTGTATTTATTCGTGGTTGGGCGGATAATCAAACAACCTACGATAGCGGAAGAGCATTTAATAGTACGATCCAAGATCATGCTTTCCAAGATCATCGTCATACTACTACTGATAGATCTGATCTTATCGATGGTGGTAATAAAACGGCTCTCACTGGGGGTGGTATTGGTGGTAATACTGGATATGTATGGACAGAAGGTGGTACAAGAAAAGTAGCTGCTGAAACACGACCCGTCAATATGGCGTTATTGGCATGTATTAAATATTAAATATTTATAAATTTTTATAAAATATAAGTAAAATAAATCTCATTTTTTCTCTAATGATCGTGTAGGGTAAAATTAATGTCTATACAGATAGGTGCTTACACTTTGGTAGAACCACGAAGTCGAATTTTTACAAACGAGAGATTAAAACTATTTTCAGATACACAATCAAATCTGTTAGAAATAGCTTCTTCCTGTAATGAAACTTCCATTCTTTTAGATAGTATTCAAATTGGAACTTCCAATAATAGTAGCAACTTAATAATAAAATCGTTAATTTATGACGAATCTATAAATAGAATAGCAGATATTTCAAAAGAGCTTGCGACATTTAATAGTTCTCTTTTTAACTTTGGTGGAAATGTTGTCGTAAATAGCAATATTACGATTATAGGAAATATTATAAATTCTCAACCAATACAGACACCAAGTGTTGTATGTAGTAATATACAACTCTATTCGTCTTCTACAAATACTATTCCATTCAATATATCTTCAAATGCTATAGATATTGTTAATATCAATACTTCTACAAATAGATTTATTATACTTCCAAATGTTGGAATTGGGACAACTATACCTGAGTATAAGCTACACGTTCAAGGGTCTATAAAAACGAATGAAGGAATATATGGGTCTTTTATAAGTAGTAATGTCGGTATTAGTACGATTCAAGTTTATGGAAATTTAACGGTAAACGGATCTCTTACAACCACCGAAACTTTTAATTTAGCAGATACAAATATTGGTCTTGCAGGTATAACGATTAATAATACAGAATATCAACAATTTTCAGCATTTACCGTATCGCAACAAGGTGGCGCTTATCCTATTGCCGTAGTAAATGCCAAAAATATAGATGGTACAAGTAATACTGTATTCGGTATATCATCTTCAGGACGTACTTATATTGGCGTGGACCTAAATGACAACATTTCTACAAATTTATATGAGGCGGCGTCTCTATCAAATGCTATTTTAACCATAGCACTCCCGTATGGTTATTCAAATGATAACCTTCTAAAAACAATAAGCTATAATACAAGCAATACCATGATTGTATCAAGTAATGCATATATTGGTATTGGTACTACCGTTGTGAACCATCCTCTCCATTTTCATATACAAAGTAATACAAATATGTTAAATAATTCATTATCAAATGCTTCAACCATTGGTATATATCACAAGGATATGCCAAATAAATTTGTTATGTTGGCGACCTCAAATA